GATGAGGATGCATCTATCCGACTGCGCCGTTCCACTGAAATTCGCGTCAATCAGATTCGGAATACCACGGATCGTCTTGGTCTTGGACCCGTCCGTCTTTTTGGCAAGTCGGTTTTCCTTGGCCTCCGTTAAAGAGCACGCCAAGTCCATGACGCCCATCTTAGCGACTTTTTCAATAAACCCATCACTAACAGTGCATCCAGATCCGAACTTAGAACTCGGCGTATTCATATAGTCCTTGGTCTGACTGTCGAATGCTGGGTTCTCAATATCGCACCGCAGAAATAGGACAAGCTGCTCCTTGATCGCATTCGCATTCACCTTCACTTTCTTTTTCTTCTCAATATAGTCGCACAACTTGCGGGTAATTTGACCCATAATATAATCGACGTGCTTACCACCCTTGAATGTCGCAATACCATTCACAAACGATACTTGCATAAACTCATGTGTTGGAGACAACGCTACCGCATATTCCCAGCGTTCATCCGACTGCTCGTATATACGTTTTGCCTCATCCTTATTTCCAATATATAAGTCAATGTATTGTTGAAAATTTTTCACAGGCACTTGTACTCCATTGTATTCGACCTTGATTTTCTTTGCAGAATGGTCGGATACTGCCGCAATATCAAAGACGCGTTTCTTAAGTAGAGCAACCATATCCTCTGTTAGCCCATGAACTCGGAATCGCTGATAATCAGGCATAAACGAGACTTTGGTATAAGGTTTGGTGGTCTTCACTTTGGTTATGACGGGCTCGCCGATCATATCAAGATTGTTCCGGAACTCCTGGACATACTTGAGTCCGCGAGTATGATCGACGGTTTCCACGCGACCGTAGGTGGACCAAATGAGGACAAGCTTGAAACCGAATCCGTTCTTGCCACCGACGATTCTCTTTTCCTCCTTGTTATAATTGGTCGAGGTACGTAGATGTCCAAAAATCATTTCGGGGATCCAGATATCGTGTTCCGGATGTTTCGCAATATCGATACCGTTGCCGTCATTTTCCATAGTAATCATACCGTTTTCGTCGATCGTCGTTTCGATGTACGTGCATAGTTTTTTATCGGGGCTGGTCGATGCAATCATACGGACTACATGATCGCGGCAATTCACAATGCCTTCATCAAACAGTTTGTATAGCCCGGGAACATATTCGATTGTTTTAAGCACAATTTTATTGGTAGTATTGTCATAGACCCACATCGACGCATCCACATTTTCGACAGACCCAATATACGTATCAGGATTATCGAGAATGTGTTGTTTGTCGCTTTTTCTCTGATATTGCTGGGCAAGAGCTGCCTCCTCCTCATTAATAATTACATTTTTAACAGCGGTCTTAGCTTTAGTGGTCTTAGAGGTAGCACTGGTCTTAGACATGATTGTTCTCGAAGTTGTAAAACTTATAATAAGATAAGTAGGTTTCTTTACATTGTTTGCCATATACTTATAAAAATCAATTTTATGGGATACATACGTACTCGTAAAATAAAGTATAAAAGGTTATTAGAATTATTATATATCATTAAGATGAATATGACAAGTGAATTTCAATCTGTTATCAATAATCGTTATCCATCTCCTATTTTGTCAAAAATATGGTCTCCCGATAATAGAATCAAAACAATGCGACAATTATGGATTTACTTAGCAGTTCAACAACAAGCGTTGGGTATTCAAGCGATTACAAAGGAGGCTATTCAAGAGTTAGTGAATAATCGCGATACCATCGACTATGATAAAATTCAGTATTATGAGCGTCGATTCAATCATGATATTATTGCACATATACATGCATATGGAGATCTTTGTCCAAATGCTAAAAAAATTCTACATTTGGGAGCTACAAGTAATTATATCAATGACAATACGGATTCTATCTTAATCAAAGACAGTATGTCCATTATTTCTAATAAAACACAGGTTCTTGCTCGAATACTCGCCTCCAAATCTCTAGAATATGCGAAAATACCTACGATTGCATATACTCATTTGCAACCGGCACAATTGATAACGATTGGGCGACGATTTGCAATGTGGTCAGAAGATATTTCAATGGATTTACATCATCTAGAAAATATCAGAATACCCTTTCGAGGTATTAAAGGTACCGTTGGAACGGAAGATACACTGTTAAAATTATTTCACGGAGACGCAACCAAATGTGATTTATTAAATGATAACTTGGCAGAAATGTATGGATTTAACTCGCGAATTAAAGTGTGCGGTCAAACATATTCTCGAAAATACGATGTTGAAATAATCCATGTATTAAGCACTTTATGTCAAAGCATATACAAAATGATGAATGATTTAAGATTATTGTCTGGAAAAATGGAGGTATATGAATATTTTGGTAAAGAACAAGTGGGTTCTTCCGCAATGCCTTATAAGAAAAATCCAATTACATGTGAAAAGGTGTGTTCGTTATGTCGTTATGTAATGAATCAAGAGCAAAATATGACACAGACGTATATTAATCAATGGTTAGAAAGAACATTGGACGATTCTTCCATTAAACGAATCATTTATCCCGAATGCTTCTTATTGGCAGAACATATATTAGATGCGACTATTTCGGTCATTAATCATTTATTCTTCAATATGGAACATATTCAGTTGCAGGTGAAAACCCATATGGTAAATGTTATTTCAGAAGAAATCATACTGAAAGGCGTGGAAATGGGTTATAGCAGAATAGAAATACACGAAAAACTACGTACAATCCTAACAACACATTCCTCGTATGAACATTTGTTATCTGATTCTACAATTGCGGAAATCATTACAACACATCATATAAGTTTCAATCCAATCGATTATATTGGGAGAAGCATTCAACAATGTGAAATGGTACAACTACCAAAATATTCGAATGAAATTCAATTCATTTAACTTGTCTGTTCTTTTACACAATTCGAAAATATATTATATCTCCTGTTATAATATATAGTATTTAGGACTATGAAACGACCTGTTCGAGGTGAAGACGGATTTTACACAATTGCTGGCAAAAAGTATAAGGAACTATTTGGCTCCCGTATCCAGGTGTGGAACGGAACCGCGTACAAAACCGCGGGCGAGCTAACTCGTAAAGACTTGATTAAGAACAAATGGGACCGTATTGTTTCCGCAAAGAAGCATAAGACCGCGAAAAAGGAAAAGCGTCTTGAGAAGTATGGGTATTACGCTAAGAAGGGCGAGTTCGGATATGTTCGTCGCGGAGGTAAGACCCAGAAGAAACGCGGCGGCGCCGCAGCTACTTTGGCAGAGGCATATCCTACACCGGCCGCTGCTCCTGCTCCTGAGACTAAGTAAATACGAATATAAAAATATAAACTTATATCCAAATAAATCAAAATAAATAATGAATGAATGAATAAATGAACTGTTATTTTATCAATTTTCGGATTGACAAAATATTTGTTCGGTCGGTGTAATTTTTATTATTTATTCTAAAACTGTTCTAATTTGAACCAATCCAGTACGGAAATCATAATAGCAATTCTCAAATGTGTCGGCCCAAGAATAATTATAATCATAACATAAACCAACGTCATCCAACATATCAAATTTAAACTCAAAATAAAACCCTTTTCTATCTGTACCCATTTCTATTGTTTTCAATATCTTAATCTTCTTATTTATAATAGTATCAATAACATTGTATCTTATATCGTATTTATGTATGATATCAATATATTCGCCTTTTCTATATTTAATCTGTCCGTCAAACTCTAATATAATATTCACTAATTCTTTGGGTATATATGGAAATATCATTGTATTCACTATAATTATATAAATTCAAAAGTATAAAATTTATATTACTTGATTTCACATATTATAAATTTTATAAATAATAAATGGGTCTCTTATTTATGAAGAGTTAGCAAATAGAGAAACTGGTTAATATCTCCCAAGATGTCGTCGCGAATGCTCAAAAGATCGCTATCTTTACTGGCATTCAAATGCATATTCATGTTTATGAGAAATTCACGGAAAGCGTATATTTTGGCCTTGAAATCACGAATATTGTTCAAGTCTATCAACTCAATCTTTTTCTCCAACATCTGAATCCGGGACTCATCCTTACCCATAAGAATCTCAACAAATGTATCCATGTGTTCATTTAGATTCGAATACAAATCATCTGTCGCCTTGTGTTCCGCATACGAGTGTGTTTTCCAGTGATACAATTTCACCATGTTCAAAATTTCCAAAAATGTTTGGACAAATAGATTCTTGTCGCGATTACTGTGTAGCTTACGCATAGTTTTTCTCATTTTACGACTGGATGACTTGCGTTTATCTTTACGAGACTTCCTTTCCTTTCTTGTTTGCTTTGCTGCCATAATAGATATATCTATGATATATATGATATATGAAGAGAAGATTATTATCTAAAAGAATAATCTACTCTATTCAATAGAACGAATACAATACAATAAAATTGATAGCAATTCAATGCCTTTCTACAAAACACATAAAACGCACAAATTATAAGATCCGATTTATTATATTAACTAATTTTCTATATAAATAACTACTATGAATCCATTATTTACTCGTTATTTATATGTAAAAAATGATGTTGTATGGACACTCTTTTATATTATTGTTTGGGGAGACTTAGACCAAGCGCTTTTTTGGAGTTATGAACTCTATTATTCTGGATTTCAAGAAGAAACGTTTGAACTCCTTATATTCATATACAATGTTTGTTATAAACATGTGAATCCATCTCGCATTTCAGTGTTTCTCGAAAATATACACTCGCAATGGAGGGAGAATCCATCTCACGATTGGTTATTGGCGACCTATGTTGCTAATATGATCTATCGCAAACATGATTTATTGGGATTTATCCGAAAATACGATGCGTATAATTATGAGCGAGATGTGGAAAGTTCTGATTTACCTCCTGTTCGCGTGTTGATGAAACACAGACAAATTATATATGTGCATTATTCGGAAAAAGACATAGATAAGTATAAGACGATTCTTCCATCTAATAAACTGCCTGTATCAAATATATTGAGTACTGTCAAAATATATGTTCCACGCAGCGACGGAGCCGAACATTGCTCTCAATTACGGGAATCCTATTTAACACGTTATTTGCGGATTCCATATTCACGCGAAGAAATAGATGAAATGCTTACAGATGGTTCATGGTTATATTATGCAAGTGCAACACCCTTGTGGAGACAGCGCATTCACTCATATAAAGGGATTCCCAACTATGATACCCAATGCATTGATTTCAAGAGTGAAAATCTAAAAAAAGGGTTTTACTCGAAATACGGGTACATATTATAATAAGGGTTATTCATATAATGCAAAAAAGAGGAATAAAAAATAATAAAAAATGTACTTAATACACAAACCGTTTATGGGTTTGCATATTCAAACATTCTATATTCGGATATTTTTCTTGAATTTTATCCTTGATGTAATTCGCAATAATTTCCGGATTTGTCTTTCCACAGGTGAATACATCTAATGCCAACAACCCCCTTTTTGTATAAGAATGACATGTAATATGGCTCTCGTCAAGTAATATAACAGAGGTAAATCCTTCCTCGGTATCCTGATCAAGCATAATCATTTTCGAAAACATATTTCGCATACTTGTCTGTTTTATACTGTCATTCATAGTTGCATGAATATATTCACAACATTCTTCTAAATTATCATCGTAAAAGTTGATGAAATCCATGAAAACATGGGTCCCCCTGTGATTCATGTTATTATGCCTACGGCAACCGCGACTAGGACTAGGACTACGACTACGACTAGGACTACGACTAGGACTACGATTATTCATATAATGGTTATTATATAAAAATAATAATCATAAAGACGTAAAATATTTTGCTGCAAATATTATTTTCGCGATAACAATCATTTTTTATTCGCTGCATAATAGATTCATACTACATGTCCCTTTTTACGCCAAAACCACTCATAAAACGGCGTAAAATTGTCCCTTTTTACGCCATTTGTCCCTTTTTACGCCGGTTTTTCCATTTTTCTCAAAAAAAGTTGTGCAGCGCCGCTGTTTTTCCAAAAATACAATTGGCTGCATTATGCAGTGAATCGAAAAAATCACGTTTTTTGAAAAAACTTTTCTCCAAAAAGTGAAAAGTGGACATTTTAAAAATGTCCAAAAATCATTTTTTCAAAATACTTTTCGATAAAAAAACACTTAATAAAAATTTCCATAACAAAAAGCCGGACAGATACCGCTCGAACACCTCATTATTTACATTGTAAAATGATAATACCACTCGGTAATCCAGTAATATTTATAATAGTAGCGTATAAATGGTATTTGAGAATAACAAAGATCCGATAAAAAATATAGAAGGAATAGATTAAGGATGAATAGAAAATATGAATAACGAACCAGAATATATAGATTATAATAAATACATGTATAAGTTTGAAAGAAGCACGCCCTATTTTTATCATGACCTGCAATGCACAAACCAATCGCCTTCAGCGAACCGTATAGAACCGATATCTGAACCACCTAACCAAGAAATAAATGAAATTGCAAGTACGCCTATTCCTACAACTACACCTACTCTTACTCCAACGTTAACTTCTCCAAATATGTATTATCCATCTTTTGTGATGGATCCATTGTCGATTATTGTGAAACTGGCGATTGTTGGTAAAAAACCACAAAAAACAAAGATATCCATTATGAACCATAGTATTATTATTCACGAGCCTGGCTTTTTTCAGGGGATTGTCCGGTATTACAATAATTCGACAAAACAGGATCTTCATTACTTACAAGCACCCATAGAAGCCGCATGCGTTAAATATATTATTGAAAAAACATATGCAGTTCAACGCGAACTTATGGTATCCTTGTTCCATAATGCAGTTATCGGATTGGAAAAGCTTTCTGAAACATACAAACAAGATTCTATGGTTGTATTGTGTATCAATCATTATATAAATCTCATACACAATTCAATAAGTATAAATTCCATGATTGCAAATAAAGATAATACTTATCATGAAAAGTACTACAATGATATATTTATCGAAAAAATGAATAATATATGGTCCCCAGAAAAAGTCGATGTTGTATTAAGGTTAGCGGATTGTATAAGCAAACCGAAATCGAATAGCGGGTCTATTCGCAGTCTAGAAACATTTATAGAAGGTATCGATAACGAAGTTTATAACATTCTAAAAAATGATTGCAGCAATAATGTATAGGAAAAATCAATAAATAAATAACTTACATACAAAGTTATTTATATGTTCTGCGTGTAAAATGTGAAATGACCATATTTAGCTATACATAAAATGATATGATTTCTATTCTAATGATTGGATTGAAGATATGTATATTTATATATTAAATGTACGATAATTTGGATGAATTTAGAGATTATTTAATTACTGACTACAGTACTTTGAAACAAAATCACCCATACCTACTTGTTATATATGAAGACCAATTGCAAGTGCCTGTTAAACTAGTTGATGGTAGAGATATGTCGCATGAGGCGAGTCCTGATCAAATATTAACATTTGACCACATACGGGGGGATGATATACGTAATTTCAGAATAGAACCACCTGATATTCCACACATGTTTAATGATTTTCCATTGGAGATATATATTGGCGATTTGTATGATCCCGAATATCACGGTGATGATTATTTTTATAGAATACGTATTTACGACCTAGAAAAGATAGCTAAGAAAATTCGTGAAACAATCTATGAAGAGACGCCTCTAAAAGAAGATGTTATAAATGAGGTTATTGATTATATAATACCAACACAGCATTACGGATTACCACCAGTACCCACCCTTACTGCAACAAAAAAAAATAAAATCAAAAAGGCAGTACCAAGAGGAGGTCGTCGCACAAACAAGAGATTACACAAATCGAAATCGAACAAACATAGACGCAATCGAAATACCAAACGACGCAATAAACAATATATATAGAACGCGTAAAATATTGCCCATTATAGACGCTAAAAATCCACTTAGCATACACTGTTCAACCAATTTCTAGTAATGACTGCTTTCACACTCTGAAGGGCGCCTTCGGTCCAACCTTGGTTTCTACTAACGACTTCTCCCACTACGACGATTCCCTTTTCCGGATTTTGCGCCTTTTCAATGAATTCTTCTCGGCTCGTATATAGCTTCTTATTCAGAGGTTTATAATAATGCGTTCCAATGGGCCAGTAGTAGTCTTTCAATGAAATAATGTGGAGAAAATTCTCCTGAATTCCAAGAGCCTTTTCTAACAATCTTTCATATAGTTTTCTATTTTTTTCTGTATTTTCCAAATAAGGTTTCAGTGATAATGCATTTTTATTATCATTATATGCAATCATATACACACCCTTATTTGCATCCATTGGAATGATTTTTTGAAGAGGTCCAGGGAGAACAGTGAAACCATGTACATGTTCTTTCAAAATCGACGCTGATTTTTTATTGAATTTTGCATACATTCGGAGAAAGGGTTGCCCTTCAATATCATTATAAATTGGATGATGATTCCCCAATAAACTGCGAATTCCAGTAATCGTTGTCGCGACGATGACTTTATTACACATATATCTTGCACCGTTCTCGGTTTGCACAAGGAATTTGCAAGAATGATCTCCCGCATCCACTTTCTGAATCGATGTCGCTTTGTTCGAAAACCGAAAATGATCTTCGCCAATATGATTATACAGTTTCATGACTAAACGTTTCCACGGTACTGTAAATATTTTCCAACAGCACGTATTATCTTCGATCCCATAATAATATAGAGTTTCATAGGCATCTTCATTCTCATAATCGCTATATCCCGAAGATAATACAAATTGCTGATATCTTTCCTCGCCAAGTATATGTGTCGCATACTGTTTGAATGTGAATCGTCGATCTCTATATTTGGGATATTCTCTCCTGAGTACATACATTTCATCAAGAATATCAATATCATGAATCAAGGGAGATTTGTGCGAATCAAACATATATTCATGGGTTTCTAATTGGAAATCCTTGAGCAATTTGTATAGCATTTTGTCCTTTGGTTTTCTACCGATGCCAGCACCGCTTACGATTTCTGTTCCATAAAAGAATTCATTGCTTGTTCTCCCACCTATCCATTGTTTTTTGTATTTTTCTAAAATCAAAAAGGATGTATCGGGAGATAATTCTTTTATTTTATAAGCACTATATAATCCACTCATTCCACTACCAATAATAATAATATCAGTATGTATTGTAGATGAATTATCCATGCTTTTATACTCTACTGTATGACTCTACGTATAACAATATATTAGATTAGAATAGTCAAAGTAAATATTATTATCAATCATACATATATTGATAATAATAAAAAGAGGAACTAATAATGAATACATAGATACTTATCTACACTGACCATTTTAGAACTTTGCCATTATTGACACAATAATTCATATTATGGATAGATGAATACATTTGGACAAGAATATTCTCATTCATCTCCATAACCTCATATTTTAATCTACGCAAATTCTCGATTTCCGGATTCAATTCATCCACTTGCATTCGAACTGCGGTTTGTAAAATATTCGGATTTCCTTCTCTGTCATATTGCATAATCAGCGTTTTAATTGCAGCAATTAATTTATATACTTGTTCCGTTTTTCTTTTTATTAATTGCTCGCGAACGGAATCGTTAATCTGTTTCTCATATGTATTCTTAAATCGCATATAGAACTCATTAAAGTCGTTGTATTCAGTCATAAGCTCATTGAATTTTTCGAGAGATGTTCTTTCTGATTTATATTTGAAAATCGAAGAAAGTTTTGTATCAATAATCATTTCTTTTGTATCTTCAAGCGCACTAAAAATAGTTGTATCTTGTGTAGACCAACAGGTCTCTCTGTTCAATTTGATATTTAATTTGCAGGGAGATTGAGCATCTCCGCATGTTGCAATATAGTTATTGTTCTTAATTGTAAATATGGAACCAACAGGGCGTTTGCATGATATACATTTGGGTAAAATAGATGCGACTTTTCTTGCTCGACCTTTTTTTCCAATACCATTTAATTTTGCGGCTATGTATGCATTTTTACGCACAGTCTTTGAGTCGGTTTCATATTCAGATTTCAATTTCATGTATTTCTGGAGTGCCTCATAGTAATCAACAATGACTTCTTGTTCTTCGATATATTTCTTAGGTGTAGCCGAATTATCTGTGCTGCCATGAATATCGTAATAATCATTTTTAACAAGATATGGATTATTCTCGCACTGAAAATCTTTCACCGAAGGCGGGAGACCATCAATAATAATCGTTTTATTATTTGAGCAATGCAACGTCTCCAATACAGTATTGTTGGTTAAGATGAGTTTGGAGATATTGTTGTCATTCACATAGAGTTTCTTTAGATTCTCGGGGGGTTCAAGTGATTCCAGCTTGTTATGAGAGACATTTAATATCTCCAATGATGTATTGTTAGTTAAATCAAGATGAGTTAAATAATTGTGTGCGCATTCCAATTCAGTAAGACTTTTTGGGAGATCGTTCAATTCTACCAAATACTGATCATTTATTTTTAATACCTCCAGATCTTTGGGAAACCCTGAAACACTTGTAATATATCCCTTTACACCAAATATAATGGTTTTAATTCGATGAAATCCAAATGTGGATAATATGGAAAAATTAATATTTCCATGCAAGGGACGATTAATTTCAATGCGATCTATGTTGGGATTATTTACAAGACTGTCTAAAATAGTTTCAAAATCAGTCTGGGCAGTATTATTATTGGTTAATATATCATTGCGTGTTTCCAATATTATATTGCTCATTGAATGAATGTATGTATATATTGTATTCATACATTCTCTTGCAAATTTAACTTAATCATTCTGTAATTCCTCATTGCGATAGCATACGTGTATAATAATCTTCTTCGGGAAGAGGAAGCTGCGATATATTGGTCGTTTTTGTATGTAAATTGCTTCCCTGGTAAAATCGGATTTTGGACATGATATATTTTTGGTCTTCAATCATTTTTCGATGTTTATCGTATTCGGTGGGTTTTCTTTTATATAAATAATAAAGGGTTGCGCCCGCACAAAAAACAAACAACAAAAATACGGAAATGTTAAATATGCGTGTGTAGGTAGTTATCCGAGTATTATGGCATTTTTGTAAAGACATACATAAATAATTTTTCGATGAGGGATCCACCAAGTGGGAAATCGTCGAATCCATCAATTCTTTGATTAGATTGATTTATAATATATATTATAGGTGTAAATAGATACTTTTATCCGAACAAAATCCAATACGATATTGCTAAATAGGATAACATTCCAAGAATAATTGCAAATACCCAAGCGGGTAATACGGTCTTATGTTTATAACCAACTCCAAAGGGGCGAAATCCGCCCTCCTTATTATATATAAGAGAGGGTTTCATTACATGGAGTAATCCAAACAATACTAGAAACAATAGAATGGCCAAATGAACCTGAAATGTACGGAGAAATGGCTTGCTAAAATACATGTAATAATAAGTGTTAAATAATATTATATTGTAATATACAAATAAAATAGATTTGTACAAAATTCTTTGGAAAATCTCCCGAGGTACATAAAATAAAATGCGTTTGTATCTATTTTGATAGTTTGATGTTTGATTCACATAAATTAGTATGTAAATCAAATCGTTTTTGAAATTCAAATATTATATTATAGATGATAGAATACGATTACTCATCATACCCGAACTCGCGATCCACGTCTTCCGCGTAATAGGCACCATCATAATATTCCTCATCGAGTCCGGATATATCAACTCCCTCGGCATCATATGTTTTCTCAATATCTTCAGCATCCATTCTATCCAAATCTTCCACATCGAATGCCGGCGCCTCTGCTTGTTCGAGCATGCTGCTATCCATCTCATTTGCCATTTGTTCTCGCTCATTGTCATATGCGGTTTTATTGTATTTGAATAAAGATGTCTGATTACCAATGTTCCATCGTCCCAATTTATGTTTCTTGAGCATCTTTTCAATCTTGGGATCATTGTTCTCGGTATCTTCTAATAGACGTATGATTGCCTGTTTTTCTTGTTCTTTTGTCTTTTTCATAGAACGCACAATGTCCTGATATTTTTTATCGATCATTTTCTTATCCTTTTGTTCGGTCTCAATACAGGATATTAAAAAGGAACAAACCGCGTTCTTGAGTTGCTCTTTATCTCCCAATACAATATCGTCGATTTCTGTAATATATTCATCGACATCTTCGTCCATGGATTCTACAATGGTGGTCATCGATTCATTTCGGGTTTCAATGTTTTCTCTATTTTTCTCCCTGCGTTTGTTTTTAGAATAGACAAGATCCATACTTACAAGGTCGGGGTCGTCGCTCATTTGAATATATTCATACACCGTAGAATACCAGCAATACATGAATAACATGTATGTTGTATCTTTCCTGAAAAGCGCGTGAAACGATTCGCCGTTTTTAACAATGGGAGATTGTACTGGAATCAGTTTTGCAAACATGTCAAGGTCATTTGCCCAGGATTTCACATTCACCATGAATTTTGTAAGCATTTCATTACGACGATGTTTATGAATCTCCGCATTGTATTTATCAATTTCGCTGCGAATGTCATCATTATGAAGGCTTGAAAAGCCCCAATATTTTGACAAAAATGTATGTGTTTTATTCGAAACCAGCATTTCTGGGTACAGCTTTGTCATGTTATAAATGGAATTCTTAACGAATCCTGTTATTTGAAAAAGAGAGTTTGATGTGTTGTCATCAATATTCCAGGTGAATAAATTCAATATATGGTCCTGCAATTTGTTGTATTGCATATTTGAGAGATTTCCATAGCTATCCATATATTCCATAATTTTCTCGTGCATCTTCGTATTTGCCTTGGACAGATATTTGCGAAGTAATGCCGTCGCCTTTGCAAAATCCGTCATCTCAGTATCCTTATCATGAACCATAACATTCGGGTTATATGTCGTTAATACATCACGGAGTCGTTCGCGAAGAGGCTCCTCAATAACCGACGAATTTTGCTGATCCATATATTCAATGTAATCCAATAACATGGATACTTGTTTCACCTGTTTCGGGGGAACTAGATGCTGAATATTTCGAGAATTCACAATACTCATTAAACTAGATAAGTCCTCTGATGTATATTTTTTCCCATTTTTCTTCATGAACTCGATTTTTTCTTCCAAGGACCATTTTTTGTCATATCCGGCCGGCTTCTCCCGACATACAATCAACAAATCGTCCGGAATGGGAACATCACTATCAAAATTGCAATAATAGATGATTGCATCATATATATGTTGCTCCTTTTCATAGAAATTATCATTGATTGCTGGATATACAATCTGTGTATTTTCCTTATTGAATAAATAGGGAGCATCACTTAATGCCTTGATATTTTTGGAAAACATCTCGTTTTTCGCGCTGCGTTTCACATAGAGATCCACATTTTTATTTTCTGCAATGAAATATTTTAGTGGGTTCAGCGCATCTTCCGCATTATTGCAGCAGGCATTTTCCAAATAAGGTATCTTGGACATTGTTTTCATCAGAACATCTTTCGAGCGAACATTTTCATTGATGAGTTCTAGAATACCATACGTGTGTTGTATATTTTTGCTCTTATATACTTGATAATGCAGTTGCTGTAATTTGTTTCCCTTTTGAATGAGTTGTACAGTTTCTGCATCAAACTCTTTGGAGGTTCCTTGCAAAGAGGCTGCTACTGAAATGGGAATCATCGGTGGTTGGAATTGCTTCCATGTTAAAGATATATCATGGTCTTCGGGAACGGATTCTTCCGGATGAAGAATCAAATATTCGCGTTTTCTTACAATCATTTCTGTAATTTCATTTTTGGGAACAACATAGGATTCCAGGAAATCACGAATTCGTTTTGCAATAATTCCGTCCGTTAGTTTTTCCATAGAATTCCACGGAGCAATCGAACTTTTAGTCTTGGCAATAATACACGCAACATATTTGATTCCGCTAACATTCTCGATTCCTGAATCCAAGGGATATCCGCCAAAGGAAAATATGCAACTCGGAAATGTTTTGCGAGGACGAATCGAAACAAGTGCCGTCTGCAATGAAACAAGTATAAAACTCGCAACACATGTTATCAATATCTGATTACGATATATAATGTATGGCGCAGATACCTTTCCTTTTTGCTTCTCTATTTTTTCGGTGCGTTTCTCATAGGCAGATTGAGTCAAGACAACGTCCTTGTTTTGTATGAGTTCTAATGCCGATCGTAATACAAACTCTTCATGATCAAATGGATCCACACTCATATTGGCACATAATGCATGGAATACATTATAGATGGTTTGACTCAGTTCATTTTCAAACACCTTATCGTTATCCTTTTTGGAAAGCACCTCGGATGCGACCGCTGCAATATCTTTTTCGAGAATCGAATGTGTTGTAATCTTGAATCCCGCGTCATCATAGATTTCTTCATTCACAAAATCTATTTTTCGAAGAACATATCCGCTATGTTTATCAACAATCGCATCTCCATCATCACTGAGCTGTCCAACACTATGACATAGTTCATCTTGTTTCGCACCATAATCTTCTCCCGCAACAAAGGTGGATGCTAATTGGTATAAAGATGTTGGAAACAGTTTCACATTCATTTGTTTGCAGTATTTCCAATGAACATCTTCGCCATTATCAATAATAGGTTCGCGGCAAAACATCGATACAAACTTGCATATGTCCTGTTGTTTCTTGATGAAGTCCTCTTGCGATAAAATGAGTTCTCGAAGATAGATGTGGGGAGATTGTACCATGTCGTGTTTCACCGCGTATTTGCCTATGTTATAAGATACATTATTATCCTTATACAAAAGGCTTTCACGAAGAATGTTTTTTCGTACCAAAAGTGAGGACATAGATTGTATGTTTTTCTCAAGTTGTTGCTTGAGCTCTTCGACGGTTATTGCGAATTTTTTGTCGAATTCTTTCATGGCGCTGGTTTCTACCATCTTTTTCATTTGTATTTTCGCATCCTTTGATAAATCGCAAGTATCTGTTTTCTCTGTATAATAGCAATTCGGGAGAACGTTGCAAAAAAAGGAGGTGGTATCAATATATGTGTTTTCATCAATGCTCGTATCGCGAACCCATTGGTTTTCCTTACGAATATAATAATGATAATATTTGGATGCCATCTCCCTATTTGTTTCATTTTCTTTTATAAATTCGACCATGGAATATTCTCCATTCGATACTTTCTTTTTTCCGCGAATCATGGTATTTGCAAGTTCAACGGAGAGTTCTGGTGGGCAGTCATGTTTTTGAACCAAATTCTCTGCAAGAAAACTGATAAATTTCTCGGGCAACATCTTCTCCTTTTCATCTTTGTATTTATTGAGTATTGAATACTGCGTTCTATCCAGATCTTTGTCCCAATAGACATCGTTTCCATTATTATCCTTTTGGAGATCGGCCAATGACGTATATTTCTTTGCCAAATAACGAGTACTACATATATTTTGCTTAACAATGATATCGCTATCGGATATTTCAAAAGGCTCAATAGATTCCAATAGTTTATTGGGAGTAATCAGTGATAGTAATATATAGGTTAGCAGATTGCAAAATAAAGCAGCCCCATCTTTGTGCATCATCCATTGAATTGTTTCTCCCGTTGTATAAGAATCAGGTATCTTGTAGTCGTCTTTAAATAACTGATCCACAAGAGTATTTTGATTTATAGACAAATGAGATCCAGATCCGGATCCGTATCCATAACTCGTAATTAAACTACGAATAAGATTTGATTCGATACCTGATATTTTCGATTTTTTACCAATTTGTTTGAAATTCTGAGAACTCAATGCCATCTCTTTTTTGTATTCAGCAATTTGTTCCTTGATATGGTATCGAATTTCATTATATTGTCCATACGTTAAATTATTTGGATATATCATAAAAGGTTCAAGTGTAGCTACCACATCGACCAACGACAACTTTGTTGAATTATATTTTTGCATCAGTTTAATAAGATTTCGCGTTTTTGGAATAATAACATTCATAAATTTTTGATACTTATCTTCGTCGGATTGCAGAGAATCATCCAAAATATACTCGGTTGTTTTCTTTAAAAATGTAATCTCTTTTTTTAAATAGGTTTTTTTATCATATTCTTCACTTTCATAGTCGATTTCCCTATCAAGATCATTAATAAACCGGACTGCAAATTGTGAAGATTTGTGGAATAATCGAAAATAGTCGAGGTGATTCTGACTCAGTTGAGATCTGATCATGATATTTGTTCCTGGGAGATCTACATGGGAATATTTTACGACAGAATGAGGCATAATAAATAAGGACTGAACACTGATCTTATCGGGGGGATTCAGCTGTCTTTTCAGGGAGACTTTCATACCGCCCTTGAGTTCCGTTGAACTTGGACGTTCTACTCCAATATTGTATCGTTGAACCATATACTTGAATCGAGACAACTGTTTGTCATGTATTGTATTTGAATAATTATTCACAATTGCATCAAGATCTTTGAGAATCTCTTGTTTGAAAGATAATAATGAATCTCCATTTGTGGGAGGAACAAAGGGTGTCATATACGGATTCAACTTTGAATAAAGCGTATCATATTTCAACTCATTTCCTATCGTCGTGTTTTTATAATAATTAGTATAGAGCCCTTCCATCTCAATCAATTCAGAAGCCTCATCCAATAACATATTTTCTGGGTTCTCCTCCACGTGATCTTCTTCTGTAGTATATATTTTCTTTGTCTGGCTAACTACCGGAATAAGCCAGCGAAGCCGCATATCCAAATGAAGAACATGTTCCAACAGCGGTTTGTAAAGATCTCCGTATGTTTTCTTTCCAATAACATTCCCATTTTCGTCAAACACCGAGTACATATTTCGGAGCTCTTTAAAACGCTCTACCAAATTATGTATTTTCGACATGAGTTCGTTGGTTCGTTTGCTATTGGGCACAGTAGATAGCAACTCATCCATAAAATCATTCACTTGCGTCTCAATCGTATATTTCTTTTGGTGTTCTGGTATTTCGATCATTTGGAATACTTCTTCAAGATCCTGTCCATACAATTCGTTCGCCTCCAAATAGATTTCATGCAACACATCTTGAACCAATGTATCGGGAACAGTGCCGTCCGGAACATGAATGATGGATTCACCGTTTTCGGTATATTCAATGCTTGCGACACTATCAGATACGGGTTTAATAATTTCGGGTTGTTCTGGACTCTTATATGATGCATTGGCTGGAGGATCACGTATGATAATTTTATCGATCGGAATATCTTCGGGTAATCCTTTGTATTCAAAATCAATATAGAACACAATATTATCGATAGTTTTGATTTCGATCATATCCTCTTCTAAATTGGTTATTTCACCGGTCGCAATATAAGGCATTTCTCCTCCAAAATGAATATCAATCCACGTCTTCGGGAGAAGATTATTCTGTCTTGCAAATCCAGGATCACTGCTCCGCGTTAATAGATGAATCTCTGTGATAGACTCATCCGTAATTATACCATTTTCATCCAATACAAGTTGCGCCAAAGTATATGTATTTATGTTAATGAGCTTTATTTTGGAAGAATCCACATAAGATACATAAAATGCGTGTTCATTCAAATCTGAGTTTGTGGGTGAAATAATTTGCAGAATATCTCCCAACTCAATGGTGAATGTATTATTTCTATCAGATTTATCATCCGTATCAGATTTTGATTGTTCATCCATGATGGTCTAATTATTTATAATATAATTAGACTATATATTCATATTCACTGCAAAAACATTGATTTTATCGTCCTAAAAAGAAATGTTTTGATTACCGCCGATTCCACTTTACACTTATAGATTCACCATTTCTCTATTTAAATCTCTCACGATTCCTTTAAACAAATCTTTTGTAATCATCTTATAATCATAAATGTAATCTGCTATATTAGACATTGGATTACATAGCTCTGTGAAAACATTAAAATCGATTTTCTGACTTGCCCAAATATTTTTTTTAATAGCACCATGTGCCGACCAGTTATCAAATCCAGGTTTATAATGATACCACCATGTACGAAGAAATGTTCGCGGAGTTTTATCGACCATGGTTCCTCGATATGGGCTTTTTTCTAATTTAACTCGTTGGCACATATTAGCTACATCACGACATATTTCGATACCAGCTTCTGTAAATAATTCGTTATTTTCATAGGGAGATGAATGCGCAAATATTTGATCATTAAATCCAATTCTACCATAGGGTGGAATCAATGTTCTAAATACTTCTAATTTTTTGTGTTGCCGCGAAGTATTTATAACTGGACTTGCTCTATATGCAGGGTTGGATGGATATGCGATAATATCTGGACCAAGCATACTATATTCATTATTATAAGTTAATGCAACGTATAGTGTTTCCGAGTCCTCGAGAATAGCGTCTTTATGAAATTGAATATTTCCAGTTCTATTAAAATAAAAATCGATCGTAATAAATAATTTTTCTCCGTGATTAATTGTATTCAGGATGGTTTCAATTAAATTAAGTTCTCGGATCTGTTCAAACACATAATTATATATTTCCTGAATAATTGTTTGACCGCCAATTTCTTCAATATGCCACAATTGTAAATCGGTATCAAGCTTACGATCATTATATCTACGATTGTTTGTGTTCATTATATTCATCTGAATACTACCATCTTGATTTTTTTCGAAAAATATTTCAAAAAATCGTCTAGTGTATGATGATTTTTGTTCGGGTGCAGGTATATTACTGAAAAAATCAATAATTGGAAAAGTATTTTTGGTGTTGTGCTGTGTTAAACTAAATAATGGCATATAGTGGCCAGGATTCATTCCAATACGATAATTATACCATATTGCAGATCTACTATTATTACTAGTATTTTGTAATATCATATTATTAATCTCAGATGCATCCGCTAGCTCACTCATACTATTATCTATTTCCATTTCAATATAATTCATTTTTTTAATCAACCTATCAATATCCATGGAAATATTAGGAGGAGGGGGAGGGTTTCTCTGTAATGCAAATGCAGATTGTCTCTTTATTTTTTGCATTTGAAGCCTATAGGGTACATTCTTTCTGGTTGAAGATGATCTTGACGCCCTTCGTGTTTTACGTTTGGATGATGACGCTCGTTCCATTCCAAAGCAAATATATATAATATATAATAAAATAATAAGATATAGTGTCTAAACATATATGAAATATATATAAAGAGTATTTATCTTATTGATATATCCGACAAAGGTTCATTTTATACTCTTATTCCCCTTTCATTCTTATTCTTATTATGGATACTGATACGCAAAACTATTCATACACTTCTTATAACATTGATGCTTTGGATTTTGACAAGGACAAGGTAAAATCCAAAATTTACAAGTGGAACGACGACGTTTCATACACTATTTTAAACAATGACTCGACGATGTTGGCTTTTTCCGATGAAACCGTGCGCAATTATAGATCTGTTATTCTGGATGAGAATAACCATGTATTATGTTTCGCTCCCCCGAATTCCATTTCAACCGAAACATTCATGCAAAAGTATGGAAATGACAATGTGCTACCTGAGATCTATCTGAATGAAATTGTAGAGGGAACGATGGTTAATCTATTTTTCGACGCGCGTATCCATTCTTGGCAAATCGCGACACGAGGGGCCATTGGTGGAAAATATTGGTTTTTTAGAAACGAGTATTCCGATGACAACAAGATTACCCAGAAGACGTTTAAACAGATGTTTATCGAATGTTTTCGTTCAGATGCGACCGAATTGAATGATATTGCATTCCTCGAATACCTTCCGAAGAATTACTCTTACAGTTTTGTACTTCAGCATCCTGACAATCATATTGTTTTGAATGTCGAGCAGCCTACGTTATATTTGGTAGCTGTTTATGATAAGAGAGAAAACGTCGCAATGAATATTCCCCAACCAGTGTATGAAGGATGGGATATCTTTGCAAATGTGAAAGGTATGATTGAATTCCCCAAAAAGTATGAGGAAACCACCTATAATGATGTATTAACAAAATACTGCTCACCAAATAGTTCATACTCATGTGTTGGAGTTATGGCGACCAATATGAAGACGGGGGACCGATCCGCATTTTCGAATCCAGCCTATGAGGAGCTAAAGAAACTTCGTGGAAACAACCCGAATCTGCAATATCAGTATTTTTCTCTCGAAAAGACGGGACAGACAAATGTGTTTATGGAACATTTTCCGATGTATAAGAAGTTGTTTTATCAGTTTTCGAAGCAGTACCAGGATTTCATTACGAATGTGCATCAGTCTTATTTTTCGTATTATGTAAAGAAGGAGGGAATCCCGATTGCAAAGAAGTTCTTTATTCACGCTTCGAAGATTCACCACAACGTGTTTATTCCGTCTTTAACGAGCGGAACGAAACAAATTATTACGCGAAAGATTGTGAAGGAATATTTTGATGCCATGACGCCGAGTGAGCAATTGTACTATTTGAATTATGATCGCCGTCAGTTGGCAAAGGATAAGAGAATGAAAAAACTTGGCGAAACCGATGCAGACGCAGATACGGAACTATGTGGTCAAAATGTTGATACGGATACCCTGTCCCAAGTCGAATAAATGATATATTGCGGTTGTTTCAGAAATATGATTATAATAAATAATATTTATTATAATAAATGAATATTTGATATATATTATGTCAATAAAATAAAATTACATATGTAATATAAGAAAATGATTGACAGGGACAAAATCATATTACATGAAAAAAGGAAAAATATCAAAAAAAATTACGAGTGTCTGGGTAATGTTTTTTATTTTGATTACGAAATCATGATAGATATCCATGGGAATGTGTTGATCGAAAAAACAACAAACACGATAAAAGAGACAGATTATATCCCCAGAAAAGAAATACTCGTTGAAATAAATAATAATGAACCCGTAGCAGCATTAATTCTAGAAATTTACAAAGATATATTGGATACAACCTATGATATTTTAGAAGAACAAATAGAGCCCCAGTTAAAACGAATCGTGAATTTGAAAAATACGGATCCACTGCTTATAAAAACGGTAGAAGAAGAATTCACGCGTTCTCGTAATAAAATAGCAAATTACAAAATGCAATCATCGATAAGTAAAGATTTATTACAAACATATCAATCAAAAATCGGCGAAATGAGAAAAATAATCGAAGACACCCAAAATATTCATAATGAAGAAGTTCAGAAACTAATGATGACCATATCCAATATTTATAGACACTTATAAAATTCAAATATCGCCGATGTCAATGGTTGAATTATAATTTACATTTTCATTTTCATTTGGATAACCAATCGGATTACACACAAATGGGATATTATGTATGATAGCATTCGACGGTGTATGCGTATGTCCATATATCCAACATTTTATTTTATTTTCATTTGATTGAATCAAATCATCCATATCGCAATAAAACCATTGATTATAAGGTTGCATCTTTTGAGTTGTATATTTTACATCAATTAACGATTTAGAGGGCATGTGATGTGTTATAACAATACAATTTTCATTCTTTTGTAAAGCATCTTCTAAAAAATCTACACATAACAGGTTTAATCTGTTATATTGGATATAATCAAAATGGGGAATATTATAAACATCATTTATTTTATACATAGGATTAGTAATTTTAGACCATAATGTAGTTCCAATAAAACAATTATTTTCATATATTTCGTAGCTATTATTCAAAAAACTTATGTTATCAAATTGTGAAAAATAATCTTTCATGAATTCATTTGTTTCTTCTATTGTTTTTGTTTTATTATAGTATTCATGATTTCCTGGAATAACAAATGTTTTTTTGAAATTTTTACTAATATAATTCATAAAAATAGTATAATTGGATTGATATGGATTGCCTATATCTCCTGCCAAAATACATATTTCATTGGCACCGGGTGGTATTTTTCTAATAAAATGTTCTATTTGATCTGGTTTAATAAATTCTAGATGTAAATCAGATAAATATCTCAGACTTAGACCGTGTTTCATATTATTACGTATTTTATGTAATAATATATAATTTGCACTTTATCTAATTTACATAATAGGTGAATTATGTTCTTCTTATTATTTCGATGTTGATTCAGATTTCTTTTTTCTCCCTCGACGCTTTTTTATAGGAATATCTATGGCGGGCTCAGGCGATTCATTGATTGGTTCCAATTTTGTTCCAGTATTTAATTCGGAATGAATCGAATTGCATTTGGTATCAATTGCTGAAAATACATTATACACGACAATATCTTCCTCGCTGGATTTTGAGCTGGACAAGGATCCATGAAGAATATCACTTACACTTGGAGTTTTACATAATAAGCCAGGTCGTCGCATTGGACTCGGACTTGGAGGTGGCAGTGGCACTATATTAGCCAGCGGTTCAATTATATCCGTAGAAACATAAAGGTTCGCACGCGATTGGCTTTGAATAATCTCATTTTTATAGGGTTGTGGCGGTTGGACCGCTACAGGTTCTGGTAGTTGGACGATTTGGATATTGTTATTACTAGGATCGAATGGGTCAAGATCTGATTCTAATATATCACTACTATTTTGCATATTTCCCTCCAAATGAATATCATTATTTATGTGATTATACATGAGCTGTATCTTGTTGCTAAACCGCTGTAAATACTTACTATGCAATAAATGAAAAAAATCAATGTATTTCACAAACAGATTTATTTTTTCATTTGTAATAATGATATTATGATTAAATGTGGAAATAAAATTATCGATATCCAGGCCGATATTTTTTTTTCCTTCATGTATAACTAATTCATGCTGTTTTTGATGAACATATGAAATCATGGATCCAATAAGTACCAATAACGATTCGTGTAATTCAATTAAAACAGACATTTTGTATTCCTTGAATGGTTCAAGATCCCTGTATAGCGGAAACTTGTTGAGTTTGGAAAGTTCAATCATGCGACTGTCTTTCGTATTTTTCTGAATATATTCGACAACAATCTTATATAGCTTGTAATACTCGCAATACATACGATTATTGATTGCAAGGAAATACCGCATCATATCTTCGTACTCAATATCAATGATTTTGTTTTGAAAACGAAAAGAATCCATACCAAATACAAATAACTGCGTTTTACACATTTGCATTAAATCACTGTGCATTTTTTGTAATTTGACTATTTTTACGCGTAAAATATCGAATATTTCCTGAATATTGCTGCGAATATCCATGATTTTATTGAAATTTTCCTTTAATGACAATAATTTATTTTCCATAATGATAATGGTAGAATCAATAATATATATTATTATAAGGATACATTTAGTCGCTAGTATTATAAATGATAAACACAATACTACCACAAACAAGTACAAATGCATTTATTGAAAGCGAATTGAAAGAAATCGAAAAAAAAATAATGAATTCAGATACAGATGTGAAATGGACTCCAGAACACGAAGCCATTTTAGTAGATTGGGCAGATAAAGCAATGTGTTATCGATGGCTTCATTCTCGCGCACATGCGATGTATTCTCGATTAAATGCATGGTACACTATACCTGTTATTATTATATCGACAGTTACCGGAACCGCGAATTTTGCGCAAGAAAGTATTCCATATGCATATCAAAACTATTTTCTTATGCTTGTAGGTGGATTCAATATTTTGGCAGGAATTATTAGTACAATACAACAATTTTTAAAGATAACACAATTAAACGAGTCGCATCGAGTAAGTAGTATTTATTGGGACAAGTTTTACAGAAATATGAAAATGGTGTTGGCAAAACACCCGAATGAACGTATGGCAGTGGAACATGTATTGAAAGCCGCGAAAGAAGAGTATGATCGTTTAATGGAAATAAGTCCGGATGTTCCTGAAAAAATTATTATTCTTTTCAAAAAATCATTCAAGAATTCTGAAGATTTTTTGGAAATTCGCAAACCAGAAATATGTGATGTAATGATATCTACTGAAAAATATAGAAATCCATGGTTCAGTGAAAAAAATAGGGAACAATTAGATCGCGATAAGAACTTTTTCCTGGAAAAGAAACAGAATTTATTGAAAAAAATAGACGAGGAAAATGAAAAAATCGTCGATCATTTTATGATTCTCTTCAAAAACATGAATCACCGGGAACCCTTATATAATGAAATCATCGAAAATTTACGAGACAAAATAGAACCCAATGTATTGGAAAAAATCGTGGAGAAAAAAATGGCGAGCATAGAAATACTTAGTTCATCTACAAATGATGGCGACAGTATAATATAGATAAATACCAAATAGGTAATCTGTAATAGATTAGGTAATATGTAATAGATAATATAGAATACAAATATTATCTATGAATTATAAACATAAACATCATTTATTTTTACTTTACACACAAACTCTATAATATTTCGTTTCCAATGCAGTCTGACTGCTACGAATTAATTCAACCACTTGATTCGGTCTTAGTGCAATCGCAAGTGCAAGAGGATCATATCTGGATATTTCAGGCAGTTGTTGTACTGTTTTCAAATTGTATGTATTGAGTAATTGTTGTGTTTGCTCGTTATCAAGTGTTTTCACCTGAGGTTGCAATACATGATTCAATAAGTTAAATTGCAACCGTTTGATATTGTGGATTACAACAAAGATACCATATTTTTCAAACATGTATTTGGTCTTGTTCTTAATCGTATCGTTGGGCTCATCGTCGATAATAATGATCAAGGTATCATTTTTCGTAAGAACATTTTCAATATCATAGAGCTCCTCGACAATTTCATCTAAAGTTTGCGGTCGCAATTGTTTGCTTCCTTTGAAGAATATATGATACATAATATACATTTTGGTATTGAGAGTTTTATGGGTAAGAATCATATCTAATTGATTATTTGCAAACATTGCGTCGATTTCATTGATACTAAACTCATTATGGTCATCTACATCATAATTTAATTTTTCCATGTAATCGAGAATAGTAATTCTCGATTTGTATAAGGATAAAATACGATTGTTGGATGAAGACATTGTTGTTTGATTGGATTGTATAAAATGTAAACACTATATGTTTATATATTATTGTTTTTTTAAGATTCAATTTTTTGTTATTCTGTCTTCTTTCCAATATATGAATATATCAAATTAAATATCTCTATTGTACTTTACGAATCATTACTTTGCTGAAATCGATTTTGTCCGCAGATTCGGAGGATACATTTGGTATTGGTTCTGAGGATTGTGTATGGGTCTGGGTCGGATTTTGTACAACAGATTGATGTGAAGGTACTATATTATGTATAGCGGAATTCATGTCATATCCATGAGATGCTGATACTGTTGTAGGTACAGCATTGGCAGGAGAACCGGATTCGATCGAATTATCATGACCATTCACTATTTTGATAACGGGAGATATGTGGATTCCGCGATTCATTGTATCATCCATCGAAAGATGAGGTATATTTGATTGTATATTTTCTTGTGTAGGGATTGTATTTTTCGTCATCATATAATTGTCTCTCATAATTTCTTCCTGTTCTTCAATAGTTCGAAGATCTTCCGGGGAAACAACTTTAATTCTATCCTGTACATTATAAAATCCGTGAATGTCATTCGTTTCAATTGTGTAAAAATCACCATTAAAATTCTTTACAACCCAAATACGATTTGGTTTATTATCACGAATATAGCATACCATTTGTCCCAAATCATATTCAAGAGAATCACTTGCTGGATTGCTACCTCCTTTAAATTCCGATTCATACTCGGGAGATTTTACAGGTGCATACTCAGGAGATTTTGGCGAAGGCGCGTACTCAGGAGAAATAGGCACATAATCAGGAGAACTAACGCCATCGGGTTCAGTTGGGCCTCCAGGCGGCGTTGGTGGAATATATTTCGGCTTAATATCGCTAGGAGGACTAGGTGTTGGCGACGGATACTCGATAACCGGTTTTTCTGGTTTTCCAACATCATCACGTATGTTCTTAAGTATTTGCGCGATCTCAGCATCAGATTTTAAATGCATCAAATTCTGAATATTCTTGGAAAAAGACATACTGCTTATTTGTTCAATATTGTCTTCTGTAATAACCCGCATTTGTACATTCATGGTTTGAAGCTCTTGGAGCAATAATTTGAAACTATAGGGCACTCGCAATATACTGAAACTTCTCCCGAACTGCGTAATATTTTCAATATGCATTTCTTTTCCATCAATCGATCCAATGAACTTGATCGGACCATCTGCCATCGGACTCATAAACAGATTTTTGCTTGGATTGTATATTGCAATCATACCACTTTGGTTGCAAATCGCTACATAGTACTTATCTCCGCGCTCCATCATCGATTCTGTAAGCATATTATTTAAACCATGAGCAACAAGCACATCACGTTCCATTTCACCAATACGGAGACCACCGTCATTGGCACGACCACCCACTGGCTGCCGTGTTAGTGCTGCCCGAGGTCCTAATGCGCGATAATTGATTTTATCTTTCACCATATGTTTAAGACGCATATAATAGGTGGGACCAATGAAAATAGAGCTTTCAATTTGTTCTCCCGTCATACCATTATACAATAGTTCATTTCCACTTGAATGGAAGCCTGCTTTGGTTAAATGTGCGCCAATAACACCTATTTTGGATCCCTTGTTTTCAAAGGCGGTGCAATCTCCGAATCCACCGTAATAGGCACATGCTTTTCCAATAATACACTCGACCAATTGTCCAATTGTCATTCTTGAAGGAATCGCATGTGGATTAATAATAATGTCGGGTCGAATACCATCTTTGGTGAAAGGCATATCTTCTTCTCTTATCACTAGACCGACGGTTCCCTTTTGACCACTGCGCGATGCCATTTTATCTCCCAAATTAGGGATTCGTACTTCTCGAACGCGGACCTTGGCAATACGTGATCCCTCTTCATTCTGTGTCATAAACGTTTTATCTACAGTACCGAGTTGTCCTTTTTTCGGAACCTTGGAATTATCAATATAAGTTCCAGGACGTGCCGTGTTATTAGTAGTTAAACCAATCAGCACAGTTTTATCATCGACGGGAGTGCCTTCTTTGATCATACCGTACATATCCAATTTGCTGTAATCATATCCTGGTTTTGTCCCAATAACTCCCGTCTGATTCTCAATATTGGTGAAACGTTTATCTACTACACTCGACTCATTTTTGCTGTTTTCTTCGTGTGCCTCGTAGGTCGTATAATAGGTTGTGTGGAAGAGTCCGCGTTTAAGCGCACCTTCATTCAATAACACCGCATCCTCTACATTATATCCAGTATAGCACATGATCGCGACAATTGCGTTCTCTCCATATGGATTCTCCTCATTATTGATGTATTTCAAGTATCGCGATTTCACAAGGGGCACCTCTCCATAGTTCAAAACAACAGCCGATTTGTCCATACGCATTTGATAATTCGTATTATAAAGAGATACCGCCTGTTTGCTTTGACCACAAGAAAAGGAATCACGGGTAGGGGGATTGTTTTCCGGATATATAATTTGGTTGCACATGACGCCGAAAATGAGAGATTCATGGATCTCCATATGCGTGAAACGTTTCTTCTGATTATTTTCAAGATCAAGTTTATTAAGTGCAATCATGGCATTTTCACTCTCATTTGCATCCAAATAATCAATAATGGCCATATCTTGAATAAACTTATCTAATTGAGCCGGATTCGTATCCGGTTTGATATTGTTATACAATTCATGTAGTTCATATATTCGAGGATCATTTACATCGTGTTTCTTTTCATTAAACCCTGATATCAAATCTTGCCATGTGAAATTGTTTTCTTTAATACGCTCTATCACAGATTTCTTTTCATAGGATACCTTTTTGTTATTCAAGTAAAAAATAGGACGTGTTAATCTCCCCGCATCCGTAAAAATTTGTATCTCATTCGTCGATATTTTAAAAGTAGCACTTGTATGAATGGGAATCAGCGCATTTCTTCGAAACAACTTTATTTTTTCAATAGTATCTATTGGATTATCAACTACACCACACCAATATCCATTCACCATAACTTTGGTCATGGAAGATATCATTTCGGGAGGACAATCCTCGGTAAGTTTCATTGCCGCCTTCTCCCGCAACCACAATATCATAGACTCCCTGGAATATCCACGAGATACATAGGTTGTCATTGCAAGTGTCTTATGTAATCCAATATTTGCACCATCGGGCGTATCAATTGGATCAAAGAATCCCCATTGCGACCCGGTTAAGACGCGTGGTTCAACCAGTTTCACACTGGAATCCATGGGGAGATTCGTCTTTCGAAGATGACTAATCATAGAATTAAATGAAAGCCGATTTAGATCCTGAACAACTCCAATACGTTTCGTATGTGCAAATGCACCCCAGTTTCCCTTGAACGCCTTTTTGAATCCAATATGAACATTCAGTTTTTCTTTGAAGATGTCTCGATGAGTTTGTTCAACAAGTGCAGGAAGATTCTCCGCATACATGTTTTGATTATTATGAACACGTTTTTCAAATTCAAGATGAATCTCCCGCAATTGGATACTATAATACTCCCGGAAAAGGCTTGACATCAGATTGCCGACCAATTCGAGGCGCTTGTGTTTGAGATGATCGCGATCAGTGGGTCTCTCTAATCCAGTATGTACGGACAACATACGAAATGTCATGTATCCCAAATAATATGCCTTTTGTATGAAATTCGTTTCTCCCACATGTGGCAAAAAATAGTCTGTTAAGATCTCAAGTGCATAATCGATTGTTTTAAATTTTGTAAGAAGAGCAATATACTTAAGCGCCAAATACTGACTCATAATATTCCCGGAATCATGCACGGATGGGATGAATAGATCCACCATAGACTCGTATTTTTCTAGATCCAACAAACATGTTGTAATAATATCTTTGTCGGAGATAACGCCAAGGGCTCGAAATACAATGAACAATGGGACCGGGCTGCGAACATTGGGTATATTCACAACAATATTTTGATAATGTATTTTGCTAGTAGGCGCTTTTAAGAACATACTCAATGTACGTATTGGCTTTGATACGTTCTCCGATACAGATTTGATTTCTGCCGAACAAAGATAATCGGTATCTTTTTTGCCTTTGCGGACATATAACATATTGTCTGCGAATTTTTCCTGGGGAATAACCGTTTTTTCCTTGCCATCAATAATGAAATATCCACCAATATCGTTTTTGCATTCTCCCATATTGTATCGAACCTCCCGAGGAAGCCCATTTAATATGCAAAAATGGGACTGCACCATGATAGGAAAAGTACCTAGATATATTTTTTCCTTGATGACTGTTCTTTTTTGAGTAGTATAGGCTTGTTTTGCATCCGATGACGCAATTGATTTTTCCATTTCCTCACGGAGCTTCGCTGCAATAGCGGTTGTCATCTTTGCCTCCAAATCAGTTGCAGGTTTCTTTTTACGTGTTGTTTTTGTTGGAGCTCCTGCGCTCTGGCTAAGCTCTTGGACGAGATCATCTTCGCCATCTACCTGATCCATATCTTCTTTAATACCACCAAGTACTTCTTTCTTTTTCTTGAAATTATCATCACGTATCGATTTCTCCCCACCTTCCATATTTGAATAATCGGGATCTCCTCCATCATTAACAATCTGAGCAGGCACATATTTTCCATCATGTTCCCCACCCACCATATTCGGTTCTAAAGGGTAGGGAGCCTGACCTTCTTCCAATAAATCAGTATATTCGATCTCTAAATCATAATGGATGGTCATTCCATAGGTCATATTGCGAAGACGGGCTTCATTGGGAAACATATAGTGCGATTGATTATTATCATAAATAACGGGTTTTCCAAAATAGATCTTGTCCGCATTTTTACCGCCAAAGTAGAATGTGCACTTGTGGCGATACTCATCAAAATTCTCGTCATATTGAGAATAAAGGGTAATCGGATTCTTGTCCTTCATAATCTGAAAGATTCCATTCTTGAAAAAATCGTTGTAGGACTCAATGTGATGTCTCACTAAAGATTGCGGATTGTCCTCAAAATGGGAATGTATTATTTTCCATAAGTCAGAATCTTCCATGTATATGATATGGTATTATACTATACTATACTATAACATATAATCAGGTTTTATCTTCTTTTTTTACGAAACCCTAACAGAACAGACAGTACATTATCCTCTTTATTTGTGAATAATTCTAGGTTTGATACTGGTTGCAAATCTCGTTTTATTTGTGGGATTGATTTTTCGTATTTTTATTCTTGGCGTTTTTGTTTCATTTTCAATACGGCTAATAGCATCACGTTCTTCTTCCTCGGATACAAACATGCGTTGAAATAGAGCTGGATATTTCAACTCCATTTGCCTTACAGCATTTTTTCGATGTTCATTATAAGTTATAAGGTTCTCAAGAGGACCAGTCGATTGTAATGCATAAGTGAGTGCTGCATTGTCTATAATAGGAATATCCTCTTCATCCAAAAAATAATGTCCAGACCTGAATTCATCGTTAAAATTTAAACCTCGATAGTTTAATTTGTATAACATGTGTAAAAAATAATGTTTTGCATCATGGCCACTAACACCATTTCTGAAATATGGGTCTGGAATCATATTTCTTGGATTTTTCTCCTTACGTAAAAAAATGGGTAGTTTTCCCATGTCATTCAATGTGTGATTATGTCCATGAATATTGATGCCTACGAACGTTTGTGTTATAAAACCAGCCAATACATAATGACTATCTTCATGCGTTCCGCCATACATTTTACTAAAAATACCACGTCTCGTTTTAGATCTTGAATTTGATTTATATTGTTTTCTCGATTTGTTGAATGCCATTATACCAGAATATAAAATACGTGTATATTTTATATTTTACTTTCACAGACCCTAGCTTATATCTACAGTTGGATAAGACACTGACCAATGATCGGTTTTTGTGCTTCACTGACCCCATCCTCATTATCTTCATCCTCGCTGGTACTCGCCGCACTCTCATCCATTTCGTTTGCCCATGACCCATCATATTCTGCCATCGTTTTTTCTGTAATTTTAAAATTTTGCTTCTTATAAAAACGCTTTCGTTTCAAATATTGTTTCTTAAACACATCATGACTATCCACAATATCATATATAATTGGTTTTGCCGTCGCATGCTTCGCACGCAATATACGTCCCACCGATTGTTCAATGTCTGTTTTCGGAGTAATCAGAAACTCTGCATTCAACGTCGGTATATCAAGTCCCTCCGCTGCCATAGCAAAGGTCGCCAACACAATTTGTTTTTTCTCCGTGTTTTTCAACTCGGCCTCCTTCATTCCTCCCACATAAAATCCGACACTTCCCAGATTCTTACACACAATTTTACGATACAAGTACTCCAATATATTCAGGTTGTGCGACAATATAATAATGTGCAAGTCCTCAATCGGCTTGATCCATGGAATGGGAACATCATTTTGCTCGTATTTTAGTACCTTTTTACAATCCGGGCATTTTGTCTTTTTATTTCGCGCCGATGAATCGGCTGATCCATTTGTATTCACTGTCGTATTTGACATATTTTCAAGACAGCGCATACAGTATTTCACGGCTCCACAGCAGGTCGATTTCATCAAATAATCGTGTGTTCGGTTGCATCCGTGGCAGCATAACATTTCTGCATCCATTTTCGCTTTTTGTGCAGCAGCCTCGGTCCTAGATACATCATCTTTTCGCATAAAATCGCATAGTACATCGGCAATGAAATCGGTGCGCCGGTTATAGGCGCATATTTTACTTATCATCGAGCTTATTTGCGGATTCCCTCTATAGTCATATACAGTTTCATTGAAGTCCGCATCGTTGGTCGAATACATGATACTTCGCACATACACATCATGACTATCTTTGCGAACCGCTTTATGTACAACTTCTCCCAAAAACATCTTGAATACTCGTGTAGTTCCATCCTTGCGATTCATGGTCGCAGATAACCCCAGCATGTATTTCGTTACCAGTTTAAACAGTGCCTGGGAGAAAGTACAACTCGATATGTGATGCACCTCATCTAATATAGTGAATCCGAAGGATTCGAAGGTGGATGCAGGATAATCTTTCATGGACAAGGACTGAAGCATGCATATAACAATATCCTTATCCTCAATATCAATCGTCTTCCCCTGTATCTTTCCAATACGCGCGGTCGGGAGAAACTGCTGAATACGTTCAATCCATTGATTCATCAAAAACTCTTTATGCACAATAACCAATGTTTTTTTCTTCAACTGGCTCGCAATATAGAGGGCACTCGATGTTTTCCCCCACGCACAATATAGCTCGAGGAGACCGGCACATACAGTTGCGCTGTTCATGTGATCAATAAACTGCTGAACCACAGGAGCTTGATAATCGCGGAGTTTTCCATGGAATACAACATCCATTGTATCTCCCTCGGGAACCTTGTATTCTTTGGGGAGACCAAAATTAGAAACTCCGTAATAATGAGGTAAATAGAACTTGTTTGAGGATTCTCTGTAGGCGGGAAAAGATTGTGTTTGTGCATTTTTAGGGGCACCATGAACGTAGGGTTTTATAGTTAAATCCACTATGATTTTTTCAGACTGTTTGGGTGATAATTCTGATTTTAAGACGGTATATCCTTTTTGACCAAGATAAGTATTCATGATGGAATGAAATGATCGTAATACAAATAAATAAAATGAAAAGGAGAATAACGGGAGATACTAATTTATATGACTGGTAATTTTTATATGAATTCGCGAAATGTATTTGGTATTTTCCTTTCTAAAAATAACATATATAAATGTCGTTAGATCTTGATGAACTTATGTATTCATTAGAATATTTTCTGCGAGAATACCGAAATGAATTGCCAACTGCTTATTTGAAAGTGTATGGATTAGAAAGTGTCGATGATATCGTCTCTATTGTTCGAAATGCGATACAAGGCAATGATTTGAGTCGGCTTGTACAGGTGCGTAATTATTTGTACAGAAGTATCATTTATATGAACGATCACCCTTCCTATGATAAATATGATGATGAACGAAAGGAAGAATTTGAATACATGGCGGTCGGTTTGATTTTAGATTTACACCCACGCAAATTTGCATATTTAGCATCTATTCGTGTTCCCGAAGAATCATTGGGTTTATACAAACTCTCCAAAGAAACCAATCTTCCGGAAGATGTAGTTATGCACGAAATTGCTCCCTTTGTTGGGAAAACTCCGAAGGGAGGTACCAAATCATTAAGGCGAAGAAAGCGAAAAGATACGAAAAGGCGTCGTCGGATATGAATCATATTTAGGTAAGCTGTGTATTCATATATCACCTTATATTCATAATAAAAATAATATAAATATAGAACCATTTATTACATAGTGGAATTACTAATAAAACTCAAATCAAGAATGATTATTGATATTATTCTGGGATGTTCCTTTGGCCATGAAGGAAAGGGAAAGGTCGCATATGATTTGTGTAAAGGACGTGAATATGATCTATGTGTCCGGTTTAACGGATCTGAATATGCTAGCCACACAATGCATACTACTGAGGGACAGAAATGGATTCTTCATCAGTTGCCTACTGGGGTTCTTTTCCCCAAAATGTATAATCTAATATGTGGTGATTCTGTCATAAATATAGAGAAACTATTTGAAGAAATTCGAATACTCAAACAACATGGTATTGATGTAGCGGAACGATTATTTATAAGTAAATCGTGTATTGTTGTAGCATCCATGTATGAAAATGGTATGATCAATCGCGTGGAGGATAATATAGATCTTTTTATTGACATGGGTATCGAAGTTGTAGATATGCATTATTTTTGGGATATGTTTAACAAAAATTTACCTATAAATAATCATAATGTCTTGATTGAAGGAACGGGTGGATTTGAGTTAGATAAAAATTGGGGAGATCATGAGTTATCCTCTTCTGTTTCATGCACACTGGGAGGAGCAATCAATATTGGAATAAATATCCAGGATATTCGTAATATATATGGCGTATCGAGCGCATATTATATCTATGTTGGTAATAATAAGAGAGAAGTTGCATTTGATGATTCATTAAATATGTTAGAAGACATGGATAGTGAGACAGATCGTCCATGGTTATTACAACATAAAACATATAGCTATATGAATTTAGACAGATTGTGTAATGCATTGAAAGTGAATAACTGTAATATATGTATCATAAATAAAGCAGATATTATTCAATATCTAGGTATTTACCGTTTGGTTTTACATAATAATAAAATACATATCTTTGAAAATTTTCAGGAAATGGAAATGCTTATATACAAGATCATTAAACAAAAAGTTTCTCCCAACATTCGAATTGTATTTTCTTATAGTGAATATGTTATTTAAGGATTAAGGATTAAGAATAAGAATAGTTAAAAGATAAGGGAACCTCAAAAGAAAAATATACAAATATGATATAATTAAATTTGGTTAATCATAATATCATGAAAATTCCTGCGGCCTTTGGTTCTGTACCTCCTCAAGAACTTCTTTTATTTGTATTATTTGTGTTGTATGTTGTTTTCCCGATGGATATGCCATCTCCGATTGCATCATGGATTGATTCTTCTTTAGGAATGGTTGCTCTATTTGTTATTACTGTGTATTTGTTTTTGAAAACAAACCCTCTTTTAGGAGTTCTATTTATATTTGTCGCGTATGAACTAATACGTCGTAGTTCGAATGTAACAGCACGAAGTGCGATTATTGATTATACGCCTTCCCAGGATAAGAAGGAGGTTGATTTCGCATCATTAAACGCTCCTTTAGAGAAAAAGACACTCGAAGAAGAAATGGTCGAAATCCGCGCTCCTATTGGAGGCAGTAATCCCGCTGATTATGTGAATAGCGAGTTCAAGCCTGTTTCCGATAAGATCATTATGGGCGCGTCTGCAGTATAATGCGATTCAAATAAATATATGATATTTCATCTTATATTTATCTCATCTCGTATAATATATTCATTATTATATATATTTAATGATAATTCCTTCGCCATATCCATCGGTAATGAATAAAGTAGGGTTGTTTGAATCGCCTATTAAAGGCGGAATGAAAAAATCCCAAAAGAAACAACAACAAAAGAAGAAACAACAGAAATCCCAAAAGAAAAGGCAACAGAAAAAGTCAAAGACTCAAAGAAAACATAATTAACCGGAACCTTTACAATTTGGATATATGCACAATACGAGTACCTGTAGGGGCGATTTTCACTGGAACCCATTTTTTAAATTTAAAATGAAATACACATTCGATAAGTAGATTTTTATTCAAATCTACGTATTTGTCCTCTGAATTGTCTTCAAAATCGTCTTCATCGTCGCTCTCTTCAATGAAATCAATGTTTTGATTCTCCTTTATTTTTCGGAATAGTCCATTCATGAATACGCTTGTTTTCAGGGTGGGGATGCCAGCAATATTATAATATACTAGAGAATTGTTTTTCCCACACGCGTACAAATGATAGACATCAAACTGTATATCTGCACATACACTGAATACACATGAATATCTATATTGAGTTTTCTTGTAGTCCATTGCCATTGGAATATACAATGTTGTTGGTATTTTTGGTACCACAGACATGGTTGGCTTACTATTTCCAGTTCCATTTTCGTTTTCAGATTTAGATGCAATTTTGTTAAGAGGAATGTTTAAATATGGTGAAATTTCATTCCATTTTCGCAATTGTATATGATGAGACGTATAATACACATTCTGTTTCTCTTTCTCATAATCAGCAAGAATTGATGATTCATCGCTAGATTGAATATCCCAGATATACGGAAGGGCAAATTGTACAGATATTTCTGTATTAGAATCGTTTCGTATATGATGTTCAAACATATCATATAAATATCCGATTTTCTTTGAAAAGGGTATATTTCCCAAAAGATATCCCTTGTATTGAATAATATCTTCGACCACAAAAAAGGACAATTCATTTTCTTCTACCAGAGTACCATATAACAAGGTTCCTATAGATAGCTCATCAGATACATTCTTGTTTGCAATCGTTATTTTCGATATTTTCTTTGAATAGGTATCATGTTTATTTTCACGGATCTCCATTAAATAACATACATTATCACTTTCATGAAAAGAAAAATAGGCATAGTGTTTCTTTCCATTCGGAATCGCAATACCAATATTATAAGAGGGATAAACTTTCTTATGTGCAATCGTTTCATAGGAAAGTTCAAATTTAGGTAATCTGGAAACAACAGTCTGAATTTGTAGCGGCGACAAATCACTCGATGTTGGCAGTTGGATCGTCATAATTATTTTAGTTGATAGTATCGATATATGTTTATATATTCATATCTTTATATTATTATTTAATTATTTATTTGCAAATTTGCGGTTGGCTCGATAGTCCCAGCGATATCGATATCATCTTTATTATTATTATTATTATTATTATTATCAATCGCACTGATTGCGTCCAATATATATTCGTTCATTTCATTCGCAGTGATTCCGATCATTTCGAATTCATCGGATACTTTTGGAACAGAAGACGCATTATTTAAAAACGATGCATATTTTTCTTCCTGGAATTTTACTAAATCTTTTTTCTTTTTTATAGTACATGTTTGCAAAATATAGTTCCATAATGAGTGTGTAAAATAAATAATCAAAATAGATATGATAATATTTTTTATGAGAAACCACATATGTGTGGAAGGGCCAAATCTCTATATACACATTTTCATATTTATCATTGAAAATAAGAACGTAGAATAAAAGAATAAAATAATTAGGATAATATCTAATATATTTGTTTGATACAATATGTAGCTGAAAATAATATGAACTCAATATATAATGTCGCAACCTTCGGCAAATCCTATACCTAATCCGGTAATACCATTAAATGGTCTGCTTGAGATCCAACAGAATTATTTAAATGATTTAGAAAGAATAACACTTAATGGTTCCGTGAATACTACAACTGCACTATCAGGTGTTCAACAAAAATTGGCAGATTTGAATAGTAGTTTCTCCAATGCAAACACATCCGCAAACAGTATCTTGACACAACAAGATAAAATGAAAGATATTATTGATAAAGAGTATGAGCGTATTTCTCTAGCGAAACAAGAAGTCGATAATATTCATTTGGGTAAAATGAGATATATTGAACTAAATGATAGTTATCGAAAACGTCATGTAGATTACATGCGAATCGTACTTGCTATACTTGTTGCATTAATAATATATGTGTTGGTTGCATTATTTGTTCCTGAACCCATATATTCGATTTCTCTTATTATTGTATTTAGTGTTCTTTTGATTTATTCTGGAAGTATTGGGTTGGAGATTTACAAGAGAGAAAATACAAATCACGATCGTTTAAACTTGAAACCGCCATCTAAACTAAGAGAAGATAAATTATTGACACCAAGTGCTGCACCAAGTACTGCATCTACATCGGTGCCTGGATCTACAACATGTGTTGGTGAGGCATGTTGTTCAAGCGATTCTAGATGGGATGCGCCCATGAATAAATGTATTAAAAAATGCGTTGATCCGACACCAATAAGCAGCGGAGATACATGTATTGCCCAAACTGCATGTGCATCTCCAATGAAAATATGTGGTAATGCATGTATTGGTCAGAATGAGGTATGTGGTTCTACAAGTACAAACCCATTCAGCACTTTAGGCGAGGAACGAATTCAAACAAAACATGATAATAATGTTCAACCATATTCTCCATTTGAATATAGTGAGTATTCTCGTATCTAATTATAAAGATATTCATTTTGTCAATAAATTATTATATTATAAAAAACATGTATAATATAATAATAAGAATAGTAGATGGCGAAAAAACTTAATGTAAAAAAGATTGCAAAATCAGCTGGAAAAGCTGTTGCAAAATCAGCAGTAGGAAAGGCAGCTATTGGAGGAGCAACTGGGACATTAGCTGGTGCTGGTATTGTCAAAGATAAAAATAAAGAAAATACAAAAAAGCTAACTCAATGTACCAAAGAATTACAGCGTGCAAAAACCGATTTAATACAAGCAAATAATACGATAACTGATAAAAATACTAAAATAGATCAAAAAGATAGTAAAATAACCGAGCAAGGCAAAATAATAACAGATCAAACTCAAAAGATTGATTCTCTTAATAAAGAGGTATCTACATTAACAACCCGAATAAAAGGACCTATTGTTGAAACAAAAAAAGAAGGTTTTACAGATGATTATGCGAGCAGTAATATAGTGATCCGAGGTGATGGCTACACAGATTATGATATCCCCCAAAGTGGATTAGAACAGGTCGCCTATACGCTTAAAACAAAATACGATAATTATTATAGAGGATATCAGGAAAGTGAATCGTTGCTTCGAGATAAAGCCATTCCACAAATTCAATACTTATCTACTACAGATATGAATGGATTGATGTATGCATATACTGCGGTTCAACAGCAAAATAAGACACTGGAAACACAAATTGAATCTACTAGCGATGAGTATTCCACCGATTTTCAAAAATCTAAGTATGAAAATGAGAATCTTCAATATCGAAAAAAAGTGAATGCAATTATGTTTTTCGGATTTTACATACTGGTATTTGTCTTTGCCTATGCTGTATTTGCAAACACATCCTTAGGGTTCGGTATTCCAATCAAATCGATCATTATTGTTGTCGCATTTTTCTATCCTTACTGGATTGGATATGTATCGCGCGCGACGATGTTTATAGTTAAATATATAGGATCGTTTATTCAAGGAACCCCCTATGAATCATCGGTATAGATAAAATGAAAAATAGATATATACATACACTATATATCTATCTACTGTTTATCAGTTATATAACATTTTATTTGATATTATATGTATAATACATCTATATTTACAATTCACTAGCATTAATGGATGAGGTATCGTCTTCGTTTTCATCTTGACCATCCATAGACCCAGTTGCACTATCATCGCCGTAATTAATGCGGACACCTTTCCAGCACTTATATTTTTCGTATTTTCCGAATTTCTTATCCATATAGGCTTGCACCTCCTTGATTTTCGGCGAATTCTTGCCATAGGCTCCCTGATACCAAATCTGGAACTCGCTTGTTAGCTCTGTCTTTTGGATCGTGCCCTGAGGATCGACAATGATCTTGTCTGAAATGAATTCCGCGATGTAATCCTGGCTCTCCCGATATGATTTGCTCGATTTCAACACAATATCGCAGTCTTTCACATAACCATGTGTCTCAAAGGCTTTCTCCACAAGCATTGACATAAATACATGTTTCCACGTTTCAAATTTCGCATTGAGTTCCTCCTCCTCCACGATCTTAAACTGATAGGGACACGTCGGATCTCCCTGCACTGGATTATTTGTAAACATTGACATGAAATCTACAACACGAATGCGTCGCCATGTACCATGATCCATGCTTTTGATCTCCATGAACTCATTCGAACATAGAGCCAGTTTGAACTGAGGAATAAACGATACCATTTCAGGCATATAGGGGGCTCGCGCTTGGAACTCATCCACGCCACTCGTAATCTGTTTCATAATACCTACATTCACACTCTCTCCCTTATCCGGCTCATTCATAACAACGTATCGTGCCGCCTTTAGTTCGAGAATTTCCGGCGAAAGACCGCCTACCTGGACGCGCTTGCTCGTAATAATACTTACAGGTGCTGAGGTAACCGCATATTCTCCCAAGATCATTGACATCAGTTTCACCAACACCGATTTTCCATTCGATCCAACGCCAATATACATATTGAATGTCTGATTCGGGCATGTTCCAATAAGGGTTGATGCAAGGTGCTCCCACATATACGTATTTAGCTCTTTCACTGGAAATAGTTGATCCATGAAGAGCTTGATCTCATTGATAATGATGCAATCGCGCTGGGGATTGAGAGGCACATAATCAATCCCCGTCGTTTTCGAAATACAATCATCGGGATATCCACGACGAAATGTGTTTGTTTTGAAATCCATGACTCCATTATTGAAACATAGTAAATGGGGGTTCGAATCTAATTTATCCATGAATGTACTGTCATAGAACAAGTGATTGCATTCTTTCATGATGTTTGTAATGTCCGAGGTCTGGCCAAGTCGAACACATATTTCAAGACACTTGCTTGCCTTCGCTTTCAGTATTCGAGCCTCCAGTTTATTTTGTTCGGTATCATCTGGTATGGATGCCTGCTTATCCATCAATTTATGGGCCTTTCTACGATATACATCTCTCAGACCTGTGGATATGTTTCGACGCAATACCGTGCCGACCTCCATTTTCACCCAACGATGCTGCACAAACACATACCACAAATTCGCCTTGATACTAATACATACATAATCATCCTTATACATTCGACTTAACACAAGTGCCAAGTCGAATTCACCACAACGGGGAGATGCCCTTTTTCTCGAATTTTCGTCCTCACATTCGCTCTTGGCGACATTGATGGTTTGCTCAATATGATGATCCACGCTGTTATCATGAACTAAGATATATTTGTCGCGAGCATCCATTTTCGACCAATGCATAATCGATCGCTTGGTTAAACCATTTAAATTGCCAAGATCAAATTTAGACCATCGCTCATAGAAATCAGGTATATCTGAAAACGAGAATTCAGAGGACTTTGCGCTGAATGCAACCCATACAATAAAGAGCTTATCACTTATATTTCGTAATGCCCAGCCGACTTTTATCCAGTTCAGATACGATCCTGCGCCATAATACTTCTCGGGTAATGTCATCGTATATTCATATGCCTCTTTCATTTCATAATCGTCCATATTGTTCATCAATGTATCCAAGAAACGCGAAACCAGAATATCCAGATCTGCACGATTCTTTACATCAAATATGCTCATTGGCGCAGCATTTTGCGCAGGCTGTGCTGCAATCATACGCCGTGCTTTCTTTTCACCCTTGCAAATAACAGTTCCAGATGCAATCGCGATTTCGCGCGCGTTGATAAAATCGCTTTTATAAAAGAACGATGGGTGATCCTTGTATCGCGCAGATAGTTTCGGAAAGTTCTTTTTCAAATCAAACTTATCCAGTGCTACAGGCATCATGCGAAACTCGTCGTCGCTAGTGTCATAACTGATATCATATATGGTTGTTAGTTTGTAGGGTAATCCATCGGGTTTCTTGGATCCATACAACTGCCAATTTGTATTCCCCGTCGAAATACTATTATCAAGTACATCCTCCCATGTATTTATGATCGGTAAATCAGACCACATTTGCTGAATGATTGGTATCATAGACAAGCGAAGGAGCTGCTGGGATACATGGTCTGATTTTATCCCAATAATAATATGAATTCCATCCTTTGTTTTATTTTTATCCTCCACTCGTACAATCGTGTCTTTTTCCAAAACATATATTTGAAACTGTGAGTTATCATCAAATTGATACATTTTTTTCAAAATGCCTAAATAGGCATCTAATAAATCTGTAATATGATAGGGTGTATATTGTCGCTTATTGCAGCTGAGTTCAAAGTGCAAATCAACGTCAATAAGTATCGGTCCATCTTTGTCAAGCTGTGCCTCGGTTAAATATTCAGGTTTGTTCTTAATAAAGACCTCATTATAGTATAAATCCAAGAACTCGGAATATTCATCCTCCATAATGCAATATGATCCTCCAAATATTCCTTTTTCGGAATCTTTGATACGCGTATTTGTTGAAAATTCACCACTATCTTTCTTGACTAAATGCGATTTCATGAAATCAAAATATCTACTCCCAATAAATGAGGATCCTTTTGAATCCCTTTTCGTATGTAAGACTTTTGTTTCGACAGTTTGCATTATTGATGATACAGTTTTAATAAATGATAGGTATACTTGTTATATCCATACATTTTATATCTATTTGGTATCAATTTTTTGTAATGAAATGGCTGCATTTACCAGTGCAATGATATTGTCATCAGTTGTATTCCTACTGTATTATCGAGTTGTTTGCTATTATTGTGAAAATTCGATACATCCAAAATATGCGGATATTTTGAAGGAATAAAATTTGATTATTGATTATACGATAATACATTTCATCATAATTATGGATATTCTATATTACAGCAATTATTGCAAACATTCTGCCCGATTGATTCAGCTTTTAGCGAAAAATAATTTAACGGATAAAATCAATTGCATTTGCATAGATAAGCGGAGAAAGGATCCGAAAACAATGCAAACAGTTGTTATCCTGGATAATGGAAAACAAGCGCTGCTGCCTCCGAATGTTCATAACGTTCCGTCGCTTCTCCTCATTAAACAGCAATATAAGGTTATAGTGGGAGACGAAATAACTGCATATTTAGAGCCTCTTATTCAGTCGAATATTCAAGATGCGGTTGGTTCCTATGGAGAACCAAGTGGATATAGTATAATGCCATCCAGTGGAGGTGTAAATATTGTATCAGAGCAATACACCTATTATAATGTTAATCCTGAGGAATTAAGTGCAAAGGGAAGTGGAAAAAATAGACAAATGTTTAATTACGTATCGGTGAATGATACTTTGTCTCCGATTAATACGCCTCCCGACAATTATCGGCCGGATAAATTATCGACACAAGGAATAACGTTGGATACCATTCAGAAAAAAAGGAATGAAGACATTCCACAAATGGCGACATTTGTTCCATAGTTTATGGAGAAGTTTCCAGAGATGCATATAAAATTGAATAAATATGAATACGACGATACATTATACATAACTAACGTACATTGAGGTATCATACCAAATAAATGAGCTACATATTGGGAGCAATAGATAAGATTACCAACCGATATGAAAATATTATATTTGTAGAAAAATTGCATCAATACAAATGTATCGGATGCGATTCGGATCTAATATTGAGAAAGGGTGAAAAAAAATTTCAGAGCTTTATTCACAAAAATAAAAATGGATGTAAATACTTTAAAGAACCTACGCCAATACAGCTGATCCATGATGCGCAGCTATATCTTCAAAAGTTAATTGAAGACGATAGTGTAGATATTTTGAGAATATGTGAAATATGTAAAAACAGATGTAAAATGAATATACCCAAGTATAATGCAAATATGTCTGTGAAATTAGAAGAAAGATCAACGGATATTGTATATTCGTATGAAAATAATAGTATCCTTTGTTCATTCAAAATGTATCCTTCCATTCCAAACGAAGAAATCAATGAAATAGACCACCCATGTTATCAAATAAATATGCTAGATTTGATTCATACGTGTGTTCAAAATTTTGGAACAAAAAAAATACAACTAGTGTGTGCAACACCAATCATTTGCAATGAATGCAATATCAAATATAAATAATGAATGAAACAATGTTTGGCACGCGGTTTATTACATTATTACATTCCTAACATAATATTTTTATTCGATATTATCCAATAAAAATAAAAATAACACAAATATGGATAGATCTTTATACAACCTCGCTATACATCATAGACAACTTATTCAAATTTTTCAAATAAGATACGGTATGTTCCTGATTTTCTGGACTCATTTCCCGAAGTGGCGCACGAACCTTCTCGATGATTTTAAGTACCTCATCGGTATTTCCAACATTGGTTAAATCCTCGCGATAATCCTTTTCAAAAAAGAACGCAATATTTCCAGAATCAATCTGATCCTTGTATCGCAAATACACATAATTGTACCACGCTTTGATAACAATCGACGGATTTACACTCTTTAACTTGTCAAGCGATTTTTTTGCCGCTGAAATATTTGTATCTTCCGGATAGATACTAAGAATATCATCCAACAATTCAAACAAATGATTGTTGAATGCGCGCATAAGAGTTGTTTTATCTGACATAACCTATGATATGTATATTATGATAGATATCTCTATATATATAACTATATATGGATATCTCTATATATGAATATCTCTATATATGAATATCTCTATATATGAATATCTCTATATATGGGTTTTTTAATCTTATATTATTTATGAATTGTATCCTTTTCGCTTACATAATCTTTCATTTGTTTTAACAAACCTTTTAACACTTCATTTCTATCATACTTTGATTGCGTTAATAGGAAGTTCGAGTTCGGATGAAGTCGATGACCATATTGAAGTTCCGGAACCATATACACCTTATTATTATTGATTAACCAATCCGTAAATAAAACAGCAGAATCGACTGAAGCTATCACATGACGATCATATTTCAGTTGGACCTGTTCCATACATTTATTAAATTCATGTACTGGTAAAAAATAATTGCAATTATTGATAATACACTGAAACCTCGAATCATGAAAATTATTAATATATACTTGCGGTGTAATGTACTGACCACTATAACTTCGGAAATCTAAATAGATAGACGGAGGTGTTCCTGGAAAACTCTTTGCCCATGAAGGATGATATATCGTATCAGAAGACCAATTATTAATATTATATAATATATCAATATATGCCTTCATTATAATATTATCTGAATCCAATAAGATCGCCCAATCATTACTACATTTTGTCAATGAATACAGTTTATTATGATAACAGCCAAGATTCACCTCATTCTTATATAGTTTTATTTTGGGACAATTCAATTCATACAAGAGTTCTTCCAACTTTGATAATTCTTCTGGTTTTGATTTGTCATCACATATAACAATTTCGCTTACACGATAATCATTCATAATATCTGATATGGAATCGTATAAAAAATCACTATTGTTATAATGAGTTATTGCAACACTTATTCTACGAAGATCTTTATTTAATTTCACATAGGTAGGCCATCTATAATTGGTCTGAAAAAGCAAATATAAGGGGTATTCATATGCGTTCAAATTATCCTGGAATATTGAACTACAATTAAAGAGCCCTTCATGTGTCTTTATTTTTCCAGGAAAAATATTGGGATATGTGCAATATACTTTTATCATACGACGTATATTTCGCGTTGCATCGCTTATGATACCTGGGTTATTCATCCGAATATCATTCCTGTAAAATTTTTCAATGGATACAAACTTTCCACAACCGGGTGGGTAGTTTCCATTGAAAAAAGTATGTTTAATACCTTTATTATAACACTGAAAAAGACGATTCGGCTGATTCATATGATCATCAAAAACAACCAGACTATGTTCTGTATCCGAAATTTTTAAATCCTTGAAATCTGTAAATTGATTTCCGATTAAATAGGTTGTTTGTGGGCTATCGTCTCGCCATGTGAAAAACGGCAATGGAGACGGATCTAAGCAAAGGATTGATACATCTGGAAGTGTTTTACGAATAATATAAGTAGCTGCACCAGAACCTACCCCAGATTCAATAACGATCTGTGGTTTCACTTTTTTAAGAGTTATGTATAGATAAAATAGGGATATCATGTCCATAGCGCCAGGTGCTTCACAAATAGTTCGGTCATACATTTTTTCGAACTCAATTAATTCTCGTTCATAGTCTTGTTTAGTAGTTATTTCGCGCGAATAATTAGATTTAATAACATCAATAAACTGATTGTAAATCGTATTTGGAATATCCAACGTTATTTTGTCAGTAATATACTTATTCATTCCATCATAAGTAAATAAATATTTCAACTGACGTATTTTGGCCTGCATTTTTGGGACATCTGCATTTTTCATTAATTCAGGTATTTGATCAATGTTATTCTCATGAACCAATATGCATATTTCATTCCAATCAATAATATCTTTATATGGAAGCACGTGCTTATCACTCCATATGTATATTGGGATACTCTCCGCAAGAAGTGCCTCGAATAAACGAAATGATGTGTATCCGAATCCTCGCGGAGCCAATGTGAAAGTACTTCTATTCACAATATCCAGATATTTCTCATATTGCATCGAATCGTGAAATTCAAAAGATGCGTTTTTCTTTAAAATGTCTCGCATCAGAAAACGACATGGATGTGTATCATATCTCCCAACAAACGAACAATATATATTCTTTTCTGCGCCCGTATTTGGAAAACTAGGACTGCATATCAAAGGCAAATCGTAGGTTCCTTTTTCACCAAAAAAAAGCCATCTTACGATATTGTTATACCATACCTCACGTAGCGTATCCCTTGATTTCACGCTCATTCCACCCCCACCAGCGCTGAATACAATTATATCGAGTTTCAACTTCTCTTTCACCCATATACCATGCGCACATTGAACAATCGTAAAATATTTCTTTGTCGGATCGAGGGTATTTAACCACTCGTACATTTCATCAATACCTTCATGATAATTATGCGTTATCGCATATGCAGTCCAATATACCGGCAAATAAATGCGTTCAGTTATAATGGTTTCTTGGTTTTTCAAGAAGTATTCGTGGCATATTTCTTCCATAAATTGGCCATTACAATATGGTGGATAATCTGTTTTGTGTTTTGGAATAAATTCATCTGGAATATGTTGTATAATCATATAAGTGTATCATATAAATCTAATAATTATGGAATATTTATGTTGTTATTTTAAGATATAATGTTATACACTTCAATTAAAACTTCATTTAAATGACAGATATTAAAGTCGGATATACAACAAGTGATTATTTTTATACTCTTGAACCAGAAAAAATACCTTCACATGAAACGTGTGAAACTACCTATTCAGTAGTATTTGATACAAGCTGTTCTTTTTTTCCAATAAATAGTGATATCCAAAAAAAGTGTGGAAATCCTCAACTAAGTACTTTTACAGAATGTTTAGATAGGATAGATGCGGAAAAGGGAACCACCTATGCACAACAATATCAGTCTTTCATCGATTTAAGTAATAATTGCTATATAAAAGCTTTATGTAAAAATAGGAAATATGCTGAAAAAATCGAGGAACAACAAACAAGACATTTAGGAACGAATGAAACCTATGAAAATGTAAAATCAATTCTTGTAAATGAACAATGGAAGACAATACATTTAGGGTTCGGTATATTTGGTGTCGTTTTAGGTATTTATATGTTCAGTAAGTCGGGTACGAATCCATAGTTTCGTTTGTCTATATATTCATATCTATTTATAGTTTCATAAAATAATAAGACAATCTATGCAATAGATAAATAGTAGATAAGTATATATAGGTTAAAATGTCAGCACCTGCCAACATATCACCTCCTGGAAATTTAAATACAAAATTTAAAATAGATGGTACAATATCTCAAAATACAAGTGAAAATGTATATACGATCTATGATTTAGAAAAAAGAGTGATTGACTCATTAAATGATGTTAATACAAAATTAGCTCAAATATTCAGATGTACAGACATTCCAACCACAGAAGATATTAAATGGAATATTCAATATGATGGAAAGAAAGGGTGTGAAAATACTCAAGAATTATTAAACATCATTGCTGCTAACGGTTATGATGATATTATGATAATATATCTTAGAAATGATTTTGAGATTCTAAAAACAAATATTGATGCATTAAAAAACGCAATTTCGAATCTAAATACAAATCCGCCTGGAATTAATAATGAGACATATAATCAAAGATATTCGTCGATATTGAATAAGTATGCTGAAATTGTAAAAATGAAAAATGAGATTGCTCTAAAAATAAATGATATTAATTATTTGGATAATAAAAACAAACCTAACTATAACAAACGTTATCCAAGTCCATATATTGAGGATTCTTTATCCCAATACAATGCGACTATGTATTCCACCTTGATGCTAACTGTTTTAGCAACATCCTTGGCGTACTATGCATTTTTAAAACTTTAATTTACTAATATATTTATTATATGTATTTTATATAATAGATATTAATCATAATAGTATGAGTCAGAGTGAAACTACACAAGATCCATCAGTAGAATTACCAAAAGAATATGTTTCTTTGAAGAATTCATACAAAGACAATTATGAAATTGTGGATTTTTATCCATTAGATATACAAACTAAAAATATTGGATGCGCAAGCAAATTATCTCCTCTTAATTTCAAAAAATTAGATAATAAACTTCATACACCCGAGTCATGCAAAACTGCAGTTGCATTATCAAATCCGACAAAATTGGAATACAACAGTAGAGAAAAAAAACAGGGACTTTTTTGTACAGTAACACTCCAAAATAAAACAATACGCACACATACTGCAACCAATTTAAGTAGTTTATCATTAGCATTAAACAATATTCCACAAAATGAGATTTTATCTGCAGTATGGAAAGGTACAATTGTTGCAGATGTCGAAGGAAAATGGAGTATAGAACTTAGGTCAAATGATTCTATTCACGCATGGATTGACCTTGCACATGAAAATATGACAGAATATAATGCAACATTAAAAGATAATACATCAAAAAATATAACAATGGTAAAAAATAGGATTGTTCCAATATGCATTCAATGGAATAAATCAAACAAAGCTGATGTGAATTTTTCACTTATGATAAAACCACCTAATACATCGATCTATTCGGATCCAAATAAAATGTTTGACTGTCTATTTTCCTATATGAATAAAGATGGTACTTTATATGAACCTTCTCCGTTATACTATTCTCTTATTGAAAATTCAAAAGATGATACGAAACAAAATTTGTTCCAGTGTCATTATTCTACATCGTTAGGTGGTACCAAAGTATATAATATCAATGAAAATAATTCTGAATTTTCTACAAATAATGAAGAGATAATTATACCTACCAGTATTACTTTACCCAGCGATCTGATTAAACCTGGAAATAGTATGAAAACCGATGATAACGGAGCTCATATATTTAATTCCCAAAACGTTAATGTATTAACCCTTATTAAAATGAATATACGTAATAATACATATATGAATGGGCTTGCTTTCACCTTATATAATGGATATTTTGCAGATAATGTAAATTGGTTTAATACAGCAACTACATTAACTATTAATGGAAGAAATAGTGGATTTACTGAAACCATAAGCAGCATAAGAGCAGGCACTGATAGTTTGATACCAGTTAATGGTAGAGATAATTATTCTGTACAATGGATTGGACAATTTTATGCAAATGCTTCAGGTACTTGGACATTTTTTACAAGTAGCGATAATGCAAGTTATTTATGGATAGGAGATAATGCATTAAGCGGATTTACTACATCAAATGCATTAGTAAATAATGGCGGACTACACGGAATGAGAGAAAGGTCTGGAACAATAACTCTAAGTGAAGGTACTTTATATCCAATACGTATTCAATTTGGAGAGCGTGGGGGTGGTGATAATATTATTGTATCATTTACCCCACCTGGCGGTACCAAAACAACAAATGGTACTGATTATTATTATCCACTAACAAGTTCATTATCCCAAACATCTCAATTAAAATTAACTTCTATAGAAAATAATGACTCAGTACAATGTGTGCTTGAATTGGTCGGTTCTAACAATAAACCAACTAAAATAATGAGTAGCAAAAAGATTCCTTTAAGTAAAGTTGCCAAAAGTCAAAAATGGAATCTAGAAAGACAATCAAATAATATATCAGATACTGCTTCCGAAATATATTTTGGAAAACCATTGATTACACCTGATTGCAGATTTAGACTATCTTTTACTGATTCTGGCAATTTTATTTTGCATTCCAGCCAAAAAGGATGCCAAACCATGAATAATAGCAGTGTTCAGTATTCAACACCAGAAAGCAGTACTCAATATATTTACAGTATTAATGCGGATGAAAAACGGAACAATACATATTATGTCGATAAGAAAGATAAGACAATACAGTATCTCCCCAGAGATAATCCTATGTTATCAAATTTAGATACATACACGCCATTAAATAATTATATTCCATCTTCAGATATTATACAAAATGCAAAAAATGTAAGTAGTGAAGATGAATGCAAGAAAATGTGCAATGATAATTCCGGTTGTTCATGGTATTATACCTACCGCGATAATGCAGCAAATGTCCAAAAGTGCTTAATTGGAAATACTTCGAGTAGTACAATAGTATCTCCCGATTTAATTAATCCAGTAGAGTCTGGCAATAAAATATCTTCTGCTTCATTAAATATTAGGAATAAAAATATTCTTCCAAATAAAGATTATATGACTGATAATATTATTCCTGCTCAACTAAAAACACTATCTGAATTTAATAACTATGCAGAATACAGTGTAAATTCTACACCAATTTCTGGGATACAAAAAACAGGATTTCTCTCGGAAAAAGATGTACAAGAATTTTTAGAGAAACAGCGTAATTACGTACTGGGTACTAATCATAATCAAACTACTTCAGTGAAAGAAGGAATGGCTATTTTAGCTGAAGGTGGTAAATTACAAGAGGTTCGTAAAGATTTAGATGAGACCAAACGTAAGAATAATGATTATAATAGAAATCTATCCAAAATAGTACATAGTCAAAGTGGAATATCGGATTATATCGACAAATATAAGGCTGTTAATGCGGATATGGTTAATCAGTATAAAAATATTTATAATGATAATAATGACGAGACTAAAAATGTGAATTCTCATGTATTCAATTATTATAGACCCCAATATATTAAGGATAGAAGGACATTGGCCTCTGGTATTATGGAAGACAACGAGGAGATTATTCGAGAACAGAAAATGATGTATTTCACAACTGGAATCGCCATGGCAACACTAGCGGTTGCTGGGTTTATGATTGCATCTCGTGCGCGCGAGTAATCCATATTTTTCTTTTTTAAAATAGGTACCTCGGGAGAATACTGATTATATATGAAATCATGAATGATATAATAAATCTCCCAAGGTAGATAAAAATGAAAATGTTTTTCGAAAATAATATGTGTTATAAAATGTATTTTTACTACAATAATTGTAATAAAAATATCTAATAGTTAGAATGTTTATTTGCGTTGCTTGCGCGACTTCTGACGGCGACCTCCGAACAAACCAAACACCCCTTTTTGGGGAGCAGCATTTGCATCAGTATTTACAGCAGGAGCAACAGCAGGAGCAACAGCAGGAGCAACAGCAGGAGCAACAGCAGGAGCAACAGCAGGAGCATCAGCAGGAGCAACAGCAGGAGCAACAGCATCAGGAGCAACAGCATCAGGAGCAACAGCATCAGGAGCAACAGCAGGAGCAAGAGCATCAGGAGCAACAGCAGGAGCAGGAGCAGGAGCATCAGCAGGAGCATCGGACTTTTTACCAGTCAAAAAGCCAAAGATATCACCGCCACGTTTCTTGTCTTGCCTCTTTCGTTGTTGCTTCTTGGTTTTGTTCTGCTTACGCTGTTGTCTTCTGGATTCACGTTTTTGAGATTTTTTGGACATATTAAAACTGAATATGTATAAATTACATGAATATATTCTTTGTCTTGTTGGTTAAAAGAATTTAAACATTCAATGATATTCAATATAATTATCCTAAATAATACATCATTACTATCCTCATGCCATCAATTTTGATTGTAGAAAAAAATGGGACGATAAAATCCCTTAATGCAAAAAATCTAACCTCCGACGATTTGTATAAAAAAGCCGGGTTCAAGACAAACACCGATTTTGAACACCAGACCACGTGGAATGTCGATCTTAACGGGAAGCATTATTCGATTTCTCTCTACGGAAAAAAGACTGGACGCGCAAATCAGGAGAATAAATACGAATTTCCTCCGCCGGTAGATAGCATTCTCTATTTTGGAAACTGCGTACTTGTGAATATGCAAAATGATACTTATGAAGATCTGTCTGTCTCTGATTGGGAGAAGGTGTATGAACATTTATACGGAGGATTCGAAGATTTGGATAATAGCGATGACTCTTCCTCGGAGGAAGACGAGGATATCAAAGCCATGCCTAAAACGAAAAGTGGATATGTAATGGACGATTTTATTGTAGATGATGACGCTGCAGAATCATCGGAATACGAGGATACAGAATCCGGATCCGAGAATACCCCGCCTCCTCCTCCGAAAAAACAACCTGTCAAAAAGACCACTACCACAAAATCGTCATCAGCATTAACACCTGCAACTGCGCCTCCTAAAAAAGAAAAAACTAAAGAGGCATCCAAACCTCCCGAAGAAGAGTATTTCGGATGTACGAGCGAATTGAGCGAGGAAGAATATGTGTAATCAAGCCAAAATAGGAATCCATCATACATAAAAAATGTATAATAGATTGAATATGCATCTATAATATGAAGCCTTTATAATAGGATCCTAAGATGCTATATGAAATGAAATGATAAATATTTTATTGCTTCCAGTTTTTACCGCAATCTAAACATGTAATAAATACATTGGTAGGTTCATCTGCACTGCGTACTTGCAACTCATAGTATGTGCAGCGACGGGACTTGCATTTCTTACAAACAAACATGTCGGTAGATGCTTCCACATTATTTGTGTATTTGGACATGTCTCTTTTCAGCTTTCGATCAATGTATTCCTTCCAATGTTCTGGATTAAATTCCTGATGGGTCATGAATGCAAAGGTTTGGGGCGTTATCTCTTTTGACTTCAGCTGATTCAGAATCATTTCGTTTTTCAAGTTAATATATATGGTTCTCATACGATCAATATATAGCTGTGCGAATTGAGAATTCTCCCATTTTTTAACGATTTTCCGTGAAGATGCCTCTTTGATCGAATAATTAAATACACCTTTTTCCAAATTAATTGCGATTTGTTCATCCTCCACAATCTTTTGTAGATTCTTGCGAATATTTGCACGGAAAGTGTTTGGATCTGGGATATTCATATATGTGTAATTTGTAATTTAATTCTGTGTTGAATGTATTATACAATTCTTTGTATTGTTTGTATTCCTTCAATTTTATGAAAACAATATTTCCAGATCTTTCAATTTCCAATACTCCGATGCACCATTGGGTAAGGGTCTGCGAATAATAAACGGGATCTTTTTCTCCTCCAATTCTTTGATCGCAATTAAATATCCATCGATGACATTTTCATCGACGGTTATAAACGGTTTCGCACCCGAATTCAACTGCTTTGCACGTTCTCCCAATACACGTGCTCTTTCATATTTGGTCAAGAACGGCAGTGTTCGATGAATAGGATCATTGATTACACCATCCTTGTACGTTATATTCGTTAGAGCATCAATCTCCTCATAATTATGCTGCAGCATTTCAGGATGATACTTGGAAATAATATCGGTCTTCAAGTTTTCATCGAATTTTCGAAAATACTCTTCTTCGTCCTCATTATCATCTTCGTCGTCATCATCGTCCTCATCCTCTGACCCATTTCCAATCGCATTTCTCAATTGTTTTTGAACATCTTCATCTGCATCATCGGCGTCCTCTCCAATTTCGCTATTTTCATCGGATTCTTCCGCATTACTTTCATCATCATTTTTATCCTCTAAACGTTCGCTAGTATCACTATCATTATCATTATCATCCTCGTCATAATTAAATTTCACAGGTTTCTTATTTTTTGCAGTCATAGGAACATACTCATCATCTTCCGAATCCGAGGCGCTATCACTAATAGGTTCATCGTCAGACATTTTAGTACTTATAATATACTGTTAAATTATTGCTTATGTTCCTTTCTAAATTGATTGTTTATTTCAATTTTTTGTTATCTTATCTCTGACAATTTAGGACATAACATAGTAGAACATAACATAGTAGGACATAACATAGTAGGACATAACATAGTAGGGCATAACATAGTAGAACATAACATAGTAGGACATAACATAGTAGGACATAACATAGTATATCCCAAATTATTTTGCATGAATAATATATAAATTACAATAAAGATGAATAACTTAAACGATCTCTTTGGTCCTCTTAGAAAGGAGTACTGCTACTACTTCTACGCGCTTTCCTTGTTCGGATTGATTTCCCTTGTATTGCTTGTCCTTTCGTCATTAATATTGGTTGTTTCTGGAAAATACAGCGCTGGGTTCAACATGCAAATGTTTGTAGCGGTCGTCGCCTATGGTATGTTGTATTTACAAAACCGACTTCTCTTCAATATGTGTAAGGGAGTCTAAACATGTCAAAAAATTGATGAAATAAATTATATAAATACATGTTATAACTGACAGAAATCGAATATATAAAATGAAGTTCTGCATTCAATGCAATAACATGTATTACGTGAATATTATTGAACACATGGGAGATAAACTTGTGTATTATTGCCGTCATTGTGGTCATATCGATGAATTCGCCAATGAAGAAGGCACCTGTGTTCTTAAAACCCAACTAAAAAAAGGCGGACAAACATTCAATCATATTATTAATAAATATACGAAGTTGGATCCCACTCTCCCGCGCATTTATAATGTGAAATGTCCAAATGGATCATGTTTAACAAATCAGCCTGAAAATAAGAATCCGACGGAGGTTATTTATATGAGATACGATGATGAAAACATGAAATATTTATATATTTGTGTCGAATGCGATACTGTTTGGAAAACTGACGATAGCAAATAATAGATGATAGCAAATAATACATGATAGCAAATAATATATAAGTATAAATTATTTACACTCTTTTGCATTTTTTCTAATCTTAATTAGAACATATATTACACTGGTTCTGGTATAGGTTCTGGTGCGGGTTCATCCTTTTTGGATAAACCAAGTTTATCTAAAACTAGATTTATTATGTAGTCATCATCATTATTCCAGGCCGCATATTCATCCCCTTCAACATTTATATATTCTATTTTTTGTACATTTTTATCATAATCATTCAGAAAATAGGATACCTGAAACGTTGCAGATTCATTAAAAACCATTCCTGCAATTTTTATTTGAATTCGTTTTGCTATTTTGGGTTCTTGAGGAATCTCATAATCTGCAATATCAGTATAATTCATATCGCCTGAATACATTTCTAAATTAAAAGTAAATTAATTTATATTCGGATGAGAGAAAAAAATGAAAAAATAACACATACATACAATAGAATAATCTAATGAAAAACTATTTAATGCGAATCCATTTAGAGAATTGATAAATAGAAATATTATATCTATAAAAATGAGTGCATCTCTTGCTGCAGCAAAAAAACGTCGTGCAAATATTCAAGATGCTCCCAGAGCACAACCGCCAACTCAATCTTCGATGCAGTCTTCAAATCCGCCGATTGGTACTGGACTAACTCTTCCCCAGGTTATTCAAATTGTGGATAACCGTTTGATTGTGTTAGAGAAGTTTATGGCAGAAACCAAAATGGCTACAAACAATGTATATCTACCGAATACTATGAATACAATGGATAATAATAATAATAATGTATCTACGACGTCTGACAAAAATATTGATGCTGGAATGACACCGGTCGATATTAGTGATGTTATCGAGGAGTTTGATGGTCGGTATAATATGCTTGTCGAGGAAATCGCAAATTTGAAAAATATTGTTCTCAGCCTACAATCTTATACCATGGAGGTGAATAAGACGCTTTTATCTGAAAAACTTAAGTTGGTAGAGGTAGAGGATGAACCTGCTGAAAATGGAGAGGTCCAATAAAAATGATATTATGTAAAATAAATATTATAGGCATATTCTTGAAAAATTGAATACTTTTTTCAAGAATAAAAAAAAGTAAGCCAATCACGGCATTGCCCTATTAACGAAACAAACAACTATGGTCGCCCCTCCATCAAATAACGATGTTTCCTCTGCTCCTTCTGTTCCTTACAATCCCGTTCCTTACAATCCCGTTCCATACAATGCCTTTCCGTACCATATCGCTCCTTACCATTCCGTTCCTTACCCGAATAATATCTATCCGATTAGTCATCTTGGTAGGTACATATCCATTGAGGTTGCGATAATACGAATTTGCGAACTCAGGACCATGGAAGAGCCCGCTGTAAATGATTCTATATCCAGAAGAGAGCACCTAGATTATATTAATTTTCAGGAAGAAGCAAATGATTTGGAATATCAAATTCAAGAACTAATTCGACTGGAACAATCTGCTCAGGAATAGCAATTGTATATGAAGTTGTAATGTGTATTATCTTATCTGTTTCGTATCTTATCTGTAATGTTGTAATGTAATCAAGTAATCAAGTAATCAAATAAAAATTCGGTACAACCCCGTTTTTTTATTGTCTTCAAATTATTAGATAGATATAATAATTGATTCTATGCAATGTCAAACACCACTGTATCTGATAATAGTGAAATTAATGACATTCGAAACCCAACTCATTTCCGGGGAATTTCCTTTTCCAATTTTAAAAAAAACGAGGTCCGACTACAATACGTTCAAAATATGAAAAAGGGAAAGATAGAACCGGCATGTTATTGGTGTGCAGAATTAGTATGTGCGGGCCATTATGGCGAGGTATGGGAGACCATTATAAATTTCATAGCAAAATACATTCATCTAGGAAATCCGAAGTTGGTGGTCTATTTAGAACGCCGATTTTGTATATTTAGAAACATTGTCTCCCAAGATCACCTTATGAATGAACTACAACTACGAAATCAAAACAATATTCGCAAGCTATTTGCGGAAATAACCACAATACTTTGTATGTCAAACAAGAAACCGAGCATCGAACCCGTGAAAATAAACCGCGTCGAGGAGTTCGATATTACCCAAATGACAGATCGACTGAAAGCCCCGTCAATCCACTATATTGCCGATATTTTTCTCCCGAAGGATCCAAAAGAACTCATGATACCTCTCAATGAATTCGCGTATAATTTATCTCCGGACTGCAAGAATATGGCGACTGCGTGCTACTGGATCGAATGGACCATCGAATTTGAGCTCATATGCCGAAAACGCAAGGAACCATGTATATGCGTCTCCCGCTTGGATTACAATATTGACCGCAAATATACGAGTGATATTATATGGATGGTATGGGACGTGCTTCTTCATTATAGTAATAATACGAATGATCCGTATATTATAAAGATCATGAACTCGCTGGTAGATCTGTTTTCGATCAAATATACACTGGGGACTCCCAAAAAACGGAGATATCTCCTATATTTTGCAGTCTCCCTAATAACCGAGAATGTTCCGCGAAATATAGAGATTGTTGAGGACAAGATAACTCTATATAGTGTTATGGAGCAAATCAATCAGATATATAAGCAAATACGTAAGAATCAGGTTAGCCCGGGAACTGATTACTTGTTTTCCGATCTGGAGAGCAATCGAGTATTTGAGGAAACCATGCACAAAATGGAGACAATGTCAAGTATGATGGGCTTATAACGAATATTACATAATATAAAGATTTTGTTATATCATAGTTCAGTTTAGATTACTCTTATTATATTACATTATGATTATTACGAATGAATGGTTAGTAAAACATAAGACTCCGAATGGAGGTTATAATAAAAAACAATTTGAGATTCTAGGTATTTCTTATCCTCCTCAAAAAGGATGGAAAGACAAACTTATTGGAACCCAACTATCTGCTGACAAAGTGATGAAATTTGAACAGATTTCAAATCCGGAACTAGTATATGATTCTGCTGAACCACCGTGTTCATCACCGTCATCGTCGCGTTCATCTTCATTTGATAATACTCTGAGACTACTTGATTTCGATAATAGCGATATTGGCATAGACTACTTCGTATATACGGATGGATCATGTATAAATAATGGAACTCCAGAGGCAGCTGCGGGTATTGGCATTTATTTCGGTGAAAATGATCCTAGAAATGTATCCAAACTGGTAGTTGGCAAAAAGTCAAACAACACTGCGGAATTGCAGGCGATTATCGATGCATATCCTATTATTCAATCTGATTGTGATAATAACAAAAAGATATGTATTGTGTCAGATTCTATTTATGCGCTCCGGTGCATAACATCCTATGGAGAAAAACAAGAACAAATGGGATGGAGTCAAACCATACCAAATAAAGAACTTGTACAGTGCGGATATAATCTTTACAAAAACAAAAGTAATATATATTTCATGCATATCAAGGCACATACACAATATAATGATATACACTCGATCGGAAATGAGGGCGCAGACAAGTTGGCGAATAAAGCGATCGGGCTCGAGGATTGTCCATATAATACATCTACAACTAAAATCTATTTGAATGTGCCTTTTGCTGAAAAAGAAGAAGTCAAAAAATTAGGTGGAAGATGGGATAGCAATCTCCGCAAATGGTATATTATGGAGAATAATGCAAATAAGAATGCAGTATTAGCCCGTTTTTCTATATTATAAGAATGATAGGACCTAAAAAGTTGAAAGACTTTTCATACATAGAGTCTATGTAGGAAACATTAATCAATAAATGCAACAGCAAGATGGATAGGGTTATTCATAACAAGGACATATTTACTCAAATATGTTTATTTGCTTATGAAAATACTGGATACCTGGAAAGAATCGCGAACGAATTCAGAGATTATATACACTACGATTACGTAGAACAGTTCATCAAAAATACACATACACTTTTGTACGGCCAAGTGCAATCTGGAAAAACAGACAAACTCATTCAATATGTGAAAAAAGTTAGACCGGAATCCCTTAAGATTATCACTATACAAAACAATCTAATGATGCTTAGTCAGTATAAGCGCGCACTTTCTGCAAATAATATTCAATATATAGAAACATGCAATATAAATGCATGCAGCGCTTACAACGGTGAAAGTGCCATACTCGTTATGAATAACAAATATCGTAAGAGAGCCATTACTCAGTACTTAAAACAAAACAATATACAGAATTATTCTATGGTGATGGACGAGAGCGATATGTACTACGAAAAAAACAAAGAGACCGAATTGTTCAAAAACGCAAAGTACTTTCTACATATAACAGCGACACCATTTAATTATAAACTAAAGTTTGACAGTATTTTATCGATTCCCACCAAAAAGAATTATGTGGGAATCAATGAGGTAGAACTGGTTCATATAGAGCAACCTGATGTTGCGACAATGCATAATATATTACCTACCAAAATAAATTTGATTATCGGCGTGATAAAGGACGATTTTATGCAAAAACCAACTGGATTCATGCTAATCAACTGTTTTACATTGATTAGTGATATGCATCAGGCTGCAAATATAATTGCTGCAAAATATAGTAATATTCCGGTTGCCGTTATTTCTAGCAAAACGACACTGTGGTATAATTCAAAAGTAAAAACGCGTAAAACCAATAATATACAAAAATATATAGACCAGTTTGATATGAATTCACATATTATAATTATTGCGAACCGGTATTCAAACCGTGGGATTAACTACTGCAATAGTAAGTATGATAGAAATATAACGCACCAAATATCATCGAGCAATAGGAATACAAAATTTACAAATTATATACAAAAATGCAGAATATTTGGAAACCGGCAAGACCAAGACAATGGGAATATGTACAAGCCAATATTATACAACATAAGCAAAAATGCTACCTATTTATATAAGTTAAAAAATTATATAAATAACGGAATAACCAATCTTAAACTACAAAACGAAAATTGGGATAAACCGCCTCATCCCTTATCGAAATATAGTGTTTTGGAACTAAAAAACATATGCAAGCAAAATCATATTCGAGGATACTCAGGAAAAAGAAAAGAACAAATTATCAATTTGATTTCAAGTCATATGTAATGTATAATGTTATAATGTAATGTAATGTAGTTAATTATATTATATATAAAACATAAAACCGTATTATTTTTTAAGGACTACCTACGGCATCATTCATTTTAAACATACGCGAAACAAAATAAATTGAAAATATTGATCCAAAAATGGAGAAATAGCTGAAAATAAAATTTCGTTTTGATTTGTCCTTCTTTTTACTCTTTTTATCAAACTTACCCTTTCCAGCGTAATAAGTTATTAACCCAATCACAACAGATAGTACAATACCAAATATTGTTGAAGATTTATTATGACTTATTTTATCGATTATTGTAGATAACAAGAGAATACCACCATTTGTTAAAACATCGGTATCATCATATTTTCCAAAAGAATACTTTTCTGGATACATATGTTTATAGTAGGTTATCACGGTAATACTTATTAACAAAAATATAGTAATCATTGCACCAATGCTGGTTTGTAATTTATCACCAACACTCATTCCACCAATCGAAATACCTATGGAAAACATAAATAATATAAAGCTACCAATATAGTCCCATATTTTTAAACTGGCAAACTGAGCTTCGCCCTTGCTAATATTTAATGCTGTTATATAATCTACAAAAAAGATCCTATATAAAAAGGGAGTACTGAATGCTGCAAAAATAACCATAAATAAAAATATAAAAAAATGAACCGTCGCTGTTAAGACATTCATTGTACCCATATTTTTTGCAAGTTGGCTGGTAATAGGCATAACCTCTATCGACGGTTTGATTGCCCCCCCATTTTCTATAATGGGTTTGCAATCATAATAGAATTCATCATTTGAATCTGACATAGTAGTATTTCCCTCCACTATTATAGGTTTCTTTTCGTCTAATGGTTCTAAACCAGCGAATAATATACTTATCTCTCTAAACTTCGTTTTGGTATTATCATAGTTCCATTGCTCTGATATATCGGAAACATTCGCGAAACCATGATCCTTATCAAATACAGTTTTTACAATCATAGGAGATAATACATAGACAGTATTTGCATCATTCACCTTTCCTATTTTATTATATCCAATCGTTTCTCCCAAATCAAATTGGAAAGAAGACGAATATAAGTTATTAATTATTTTATCAACAGGTGTTTCTTCATAGACGGTAGGTTGAGTTTTCAGAGGAATCACCAAATAGATGGGTACATCTCCATTTGTAATAGGGACGTGTTTCACTACGAGTTCTCCATCTGCTCCATTTTTTGGTATAGTAGATTTTTGAATATACATGGTTTCCGTTTTATATTTTCGTCCGTTATGAACAAAATTCGGCTGGGAATCTCCCTTGGAATGTAAATAGGGTATTTTTACATATCCTCCTTTATTAACTGTTTTTTCATATTCACTTGGATATAAGGTTATCGGATAGTAATCCAACAAGAGGATTTCTTTTTCCATTTCGATAATAATGAAGAGATATCTATATTATGGATACATACTAAAATGTTAGATAACATGTATAAAGAACTTGTATGGGCCAATGTATTTCAATTATGTGTTTGTATTTCGAGTTTAGCAAATATTGAGGTAGCATAATGCAGTTTAATACATTTTGTAATCTATCAAAAATGATAAAATAGTTTTACTAAATTATGCTGTAATAATAATGGCAATGATATTACATTCTATCAAGCAGAATTATCAAATATAAATAAAGAAGGCTAACCTCCCGATTCTATAATATCCATTAGACATACACATTTTACTTATTTATTGTATATATCATTGTATATTGATAGGTTTATTATATGGGAGACAGTTTCGCGAAATCTTTTTCATCTTTATTCAGCTATTTAAATGATCATGTTTCAGCGTTGAATAATAGCAAATTATTTGCAGGTCTTATGATTATCTTACTGAATATATCTTCAAAATTCGTTACAATACGATTAAGTAAAACAGTCGAATCCTACCTGAAATACACATTTAGTAGAAACATTTTGGTATTTGCTATTGCATGGATGGGAACAAGAGATATCTATATTTCCGCGGCCATGGTTCTTGCATTTATTATTATTATGGATTATTTATTGAATGAAAATAGTGTATATTGTTGTCTCCCCGAGCAATTTATGGATTATCATATATCATTGTTGGAGGAAAATAATAATGAAAAAATAAGCGATGAAGACATACAGAAGGCGACTGAATTACTTGAACGTGCGAAAAAACAGCGTGAAAATGAAAATAATTCACCTATCAAAAAATCTCCAGTTCAGACACAACAAGGAATTTCCACATACTATTAGATTATACTATACAAAACCTGTATAAAATGTCATTTAACAAAATGAACAATAAGAAAGTATGATTATTATATAATAAGAATCTATTTATAATAATCATTTTCAATATGAGTGTAAAAGATAAGAAACAGAATTTTAATCCGCAGCAAATTAGTATTATGTTAATATCCCCATTAAAGGAAACACCAATACCATTAACTTTAGATAATATTTATCATCCAACATTGAAAAATAAGACAGGTATGTCGCAGACACCATACATAACGTCTGTGGTGGAATATCCTATAGAACTTATCAATAAACTTACCAGTCAAGGATATAACAAAGTAATATCTTTTTTCTTTAACCAATCCAAATTCGATGATTCATTGCGGGCCTATAATCATCCTCCTTCCGCTTCTTCTCCAAATGAAATACTGGAATATAATGTCATGGTTATGCTGAAAGCTCTATTTCCAACCTATTATCCATCCATAAATAACATATCTACTTCCTATAATGAATATATTTTAAAAGTTGGAAAAAATTTATCCAGCAATGTTGCACGACGCATTGCGCTACACAGTTTTTTCGGTAAAAATCAATTATCCTATATAATCGTCGATAACAAAAAATATACCATTACAAAAACAGTATTATTGAACGATCTCTTGAACAATCCTGTATATAAAAATGTTATCGATAAATACACAACCTATTCATTATGGAGCGATACCGAATCTGTGAAGATTGATAAAGAATTACAAAATGGTATTATAAAACTAATATATAAATTTGATGAAGATGATAAAGGGAAAAAGGGCAGTCTAACCATATCTACCTATAAGGATCGATTTACAAAAATAGATCCAACAGCTGAGATTAGTACTGCAAGTATAAAAAGGAAGGAAACGATATACACAATCAATACCTATATTGACCAAATGATACTCTCAATAAATGAGATATACAAAAACTACGGAAACGAAAAATTAAAAGAAGAACTGAGCAAAGGTCCAGATAATATATCTGAATTTATTCGTTCATTTAACCAGTCTCTTCGGGACATTCAGGATCTCTACAAACTGATATTAGAACTAAAATTAATGACAAAGACGACTCTGGAATTCAGTAATAATCTAGATAAATTAATAAAAGAATCAACCGAGCTGAATATGCTTAGAACTATCAAAAATGAATATATCGGTCCAAAGAATATTAATGTGAAATTAGATGAAAAAAATCAGGATCTTACCAATTTGTTGCGTACAAAATATAAAACATATACCGATTTCATGGAGGTTATAAACACGATTATAGCTCCATCACGTGAATCAACAAATGCAATTTTACAGGAATCCATCAATAACTATTCACAAAACCAAAATACAGGAGTTCGATTCAACCATATTATGGAGAATGTAAGCGAAAAATATATGTTTAAATCGATCCAACCAACTACAGATGATATCGATTTGAAAAACTATATGAACATTGGTATAAACCGCATTAACATGAATGAACAGAGCAAGCCTCAATATGAAATATATGTATCCATGAATCTCATTGAAAATGAATACAATATTGATACTATAAACGGGTTGAAGTGCATATATGATGGATTTTCTTTAGGCAAGGAGCTTGAAAATCTGATGGATAAAGTGAATCCGCATGTGGTTCAATTGCATAGTTTGTTTTTACCGCAATCAGAAATAGATAGCAAAACGTCTGATTTGCGAAAAAATGATTCGGTAAGTACAACCCCAACCGGAAACAATAATAGTGCTACTACTACTACTACTACTACTAATTCTAGCGACAATGCAAATAACACGAATCAAAATTCTATAAAGGCGGCGGTCGGCGGTAGAAGAAAAACTCGAAATAACAGAAAAATACGAAATACTCGAAAATTGCAAACATAAATATTATAGATTGAATTATATTTACCCCCAATGATTGACGACAAGATTCATGGGTATCTAATAGATTATGTAGTGAATCAACATCTAACAGAAGGTGCTGAAGATGCTATTTATGAATTTTGCTCCAAACAAGATTCTATAACGACAATTGTATATAGAGGAGATGCAGAAGAAAGTAATATTATAAATCCAAATATGTGGTATTCTTCTTCAAAAAGTATGAAAGTTGCTGCAGAGCAATTTTCTGGACGCAATACACGCAAAAGAACGTCTATTCGCAAGTAAGTAAGATATTATTATATTGAATATAATAATGTCATTAACGATGAATCACCCATGTATGTATTTCGATTATATACACTAATTAAACTTGGCTTTTCCATTTACAAATATTCCAACTTCTAGACTAATATCTCCATTCTCATCCACGTCATATATCGTACCATTTTTCTCATTCGAGGTATAATAGATCTTACCATTTAATAGTATTTCTTTCACTTCTTCCTCTTCATCTTCCTCCTCATCCTCCTCCTCTTCAACCTCTTCAACTTCCTCGACTTCCTCCTCTACTTCCTCGACTTCCTCCTCTACTTCCTCGACTTCCTCCTCTACTTCCTCAATTTCATCGACTTCCTCCTCTTCCTCAACTTCCTCCTCTTCAACAACTTCATCAACTTCATCGACTTCCTCTTCAACAACAACTTCCTCCTCAACTTCCTCAACAACCTCCTCCTCTTCAACAACTTCCTCAACTTCTTCAACTTCTTCAACTTCCTCAACTTCCTCCTCGACTTCCTCGACTTCCTCCTCGACTTCCTCTTCAACAACTTCCTCAACTTCCTCAACCTCCTCCTCGACTTCCTCAACTTCCTCCTCGACTTCTTCAATTACCTCCTCGACCTCATCCTCTTCAACTGCTGCATTTACTTCGATATGTTTATCGTCTTTTTGTACTGGTTTGGGCATCAAACTATCCACTTTCACGTCCAGTTCAATTTCAGAATCAAACAGAATACAAATATTAGGTATATTGTCATCTTCAACATCATCATCATCTTCTGAATATGGGTGTTTCACCTTCACATTTATGTGAATCGGGGAATCAATAATAATTTTAATTTTGGGAATAGTATTTGTATCAGCACCGAACGCATTATTATTCTTATTAAGACTCATTTCACATATCACATTTTGTAGTTTCTTATTTTGTTCTACTAGACTTGCATTTTTACTCATGAGCTCCTTCACAATAGGAAGAGTACATAACATATCATAATTGTCCTTATAAACCTGAAATTTATCAAATTCATTTGCAATAGTTTGCAGAGAGTTATTCAGTACAGACGACATATTTTATAGAAATAGAACCAGGTAGTATATTACAAATTATCATGTCATATCTTTATATTCTTGACATATATTTTTAGGCCTCACCCCATTATGCCTCTATTCTTTTCCATGAAGGCAAAAACATGTCATCCAAAATAAGATGACTATTCATCGGTCCAAACCACTTGCTTGGATAACATACATTATGATTTTGATTATTTCTATTTCTATTAAAATAGGCAGCCCACCAACTATACGTACTGTTCGCTATAATATTTGAATCACAGCAGCTCATTAATAGCATTTGTTTCCAATCTTCAATACTATCATCCACTTTTACAAACTCAATGTTTGGATCTATAGTACGTACTTGATCGAGAATCTTATCTACAATAGGATTATCTTCCATCTCGCAAAAATAAATAACTCTAATATCTAATCCTGAATGATTACATTGCTTAACAAACTTCATTGCATTCATATAATATTTTGCATCCAACAAATGATGATATTCTTGTAATTTTTTGTAATCTCCAAATCGAAAATGCATAGATACATTATAGAAGGATTTACCATCTGTATTCTCATTAAAATAATGGATATATTCGGTGCAAACATTATTTTGTTGAGTTTCTAGCCTTATCATCTGAAAAATTTTGTCTCTGTATTCATGAAAGTACTTATAACTCTGAAAATATCCATATAGTTTCGTTATTTTACTATTTGGGTGTTCAGTTAGTGCTACATAATGATGTTGAAGGCAATTCACCTCCGGAGGAATCGAATTCAATTGTTCTGCAGTCATATTGTATTTCTGGTTATAGGTAGTAAATATTTTCAATGAGCTCAAAAATGTCTCCCAATAGGTGGGGCGATTTCCCACATTCGGAGTATAAGGAAATATAACAGAATCCTTGTATTTCATCGAATATCCAATAATCGCAAATATTTCAAAAAGCTGATTTCCTAATCCACCCATATATACGCAGGTTATCATATTAGGTGCGATAAATACAAAAATAGAAATATAATATTTATATCATTACAAATATTATTTTATCAATTCGCGATCCTCTGTATGGTATTGGATATTAGACGCCCATACCAAATTTATTCTTCATAATACTCGATTTACTGGGTCCCTCTTGCTTATCGCACTGGCGTTTCACCTTATATACGCCAGTATGATTGCCATTTGTCGATGATATTGCTTTTCCAGAGCTACCATAGATGCTTACCATAAGGTCTTCATTATCCTCATGGAGCTCTGGAAGAATACGTGTCATTGGTTTATCAATAACTAGCAACATATGCTCCGTCTTCAGCAGTTTTCTATATTCCTGGATCGTTAGATTTCCATAGTACTTGTCCAACATATAGTAAGGATTAGGCGCAGGCTTAATACTCTTCTTGAACCCATATACCTTACTATAGATCTGATTCAGCAAGTGGTATCTTTCGAATTTGGTGGAATCGTCAATATTCTCCCGCATCAAATATGCGACGGCGCACTCGGGTCTGCAAAACGACCCGTATCCAAAAATACGGCCATCCATTTCGTATTTCGGAATATAGCATGCTTGATTATCAAACTCATAGGTGCACCAAAAACAGCTGGCTTTTTTATCTGGAATGGCGTTCTTATATAATTGAATTTTCAGTTTCTTCAGCTTGGTATTAATGTCTTTCATGCAGACATTATCATTCTCTTCCGCGGAAGATGCACAATTTGGACAAAAAACAGTATTTGTCGTAATAATATTGTTAGAGACAGATCCTATATCACTAGATGATATTTCCGGATATGCCTTTGCCTCTTTCACCTTATTTTCTTCATATATACCGTAATGAGTAGCGTCTTGGTCATCATTGTATGTCATAATAACATTCTTCGGAACATTCGGATTATATTCATAGGGGTCCTTCATTAATTTATTATTATTGTATTCATTCAAATCACTTAACGAGCATTTTAAGTGAAGGATAATATTTGCAATCGCAGTAGATTGTGAAGTAGTATCTATTGGTTTTGTAGTTAGCTTTCCTCCCTTTGGTTTTCGCCCTCTTTTTTTTTGGGTTTCCTCCTCCAATACAGGTTCCGCCCCAATAGGTACAACAGTACTATTACTAGGTGAGATTACAGCATCATCATGTACTACAGTATCATCTATCTTCTTCTTTCGTCCCCTTTTCTTCTTAATAATCTCCGTATCATTTTCCATATTCATCTAATATATTTATCTTATTACTGGAATTGCATGTTAAACTTTATGTTGTTTTTATTTATCTTTTCCGGCTTCCTTATTTATACTTCATTTATATGATGTTTTCTATAAATATCCGTTTCATGTAAATAACATTCTCTGCATAATGGAATATAATTATCAGTTCCAATAACAATCTGCTGTTGCTCCTGAGTAATTCGATGGGAGAATATACCATGATTTCCATTTTTACATATTGCACATATGGATTGTAGTTTGGTTATTTTATCGCACTTAGGTATCAAATCTAGAATTTTTCCAAACTTGTTTCTCTGAAAATCTCCATCCAATCCAGAAATATATACGGTTTTATGTTCATTATCTACCATTTGAATAACAATATCATATAAATCACTGAAAAACTGTCCCTCATTAATAAGAATAACATCCGCATTATGTATTGTCATATAATTAGAATCCTCTTTATTATTCCACATTTCTCCCAAGGTATTTGCCATAATACATGGAATCATAACATGATCATGACTCGACATCATATTGTCATTGGTATATCGTGTATCTCCTGAATAGTTGATAACGACTACTTTTTTTCCTATGTATTTGTGCATCTTATATAATTGAATCAAGTGTGTCGTCTTTCCCGAAAACATGGGTCCCAAAAACAGTTCGAGATATCCAGATGGATAGTTGCGGTTCATGATTATATAAATATGTATATCAGATGTATATATATGTATGTTATCTATTTAATTCCTATCCACCACGCATATAAAAAAAAGGCTTAATTATCTAAAAACAGGAATGAATAAAAATGTTCCATGGGTCGAAAAATATCGTCCCACAAAATTTGAAAATATAGTATTGGATGAAAACAATCGACAACTATTCCAAAATATTCTCGAAAAGAAGTATTTCCCCAATCTTCTTTTTTATGGTCCTCCCGGAACCGGCAAAACAACAACCATCATTAATTTGATCAGCGAATATCAAATCAAACACAGTGTGCCAAGTAAAAGCCAGGTTATCCATCTCAATGCATCCGATGAGCGAGGAATCGATATTATTCGAAACCAAATCAACCAATTTGTGAAATCCATGAGTCTATTTGATAGTGGTCTCAAATTCGTTATTTTGGACGAGGTAGATTACATGACAAAAAATGCACAACAGGCTCTCAAATATCTGCTCCAAACATGTGTATATAATGTACGATTTTGCTTAATATGCAATTATATAAGTAAAATCGACGAATCGTTGCAGAATGAATTTATATGTATCCGTTTCAATCAGCTCCCGAAACGCGACATTCAGACATTTATTCGGTCTATTTGCGAAAAGGAAATGATATATCTCAGTGATATGAACATCGATACAATACAAAATATGTTTAATTCCGATATAAGAAGCATGATTAATTTCATTCAGCTGAATCAAAATCAGAGTGATTGGCATACTAATATAGTGAATGATGAGGTGTGGAATACATTACATACTATGTTATCTGTATCTGATGAATCTTGTACGCATTCAAATGCTATTCAACATATTCATTCAATCAGCAAACAATATAACATTGACAAAAAAAACATTATTCAAAAATATTTTAACTACGTAGTAAGAAATAAACATTATCTTGTAAATACAAATTATCTAACAACTGTGAAAAAAATAATACATAATCCTTATTTGGAAACCGATCATCTTTTAACCTATTTTGTCCATTCAATGAAAAAAATCTATGTTCAGAACAAATAAAGTGTGATGTGTTTTGATATACTATTATATTATAGTATAATATAATAGATAACATGAATATACTGGTTGTTTGTCATAATTATAAGGAACATCAATTATTAACATTAGTTTTAGGAGAGAAAAAATACATATATTTAACTCCCGAAAATATACCGAAAATTTCTCGATTAACAAACGGTATTATTAATAAAATTGCGTTTATTGATGATGATCGTAAAACTTACAAAGAAACAGATGAATATCAATACAATAATTGGAATAAAGTACCAAATGATTATTTTGATTATTTCTTTACCATTCATTGTCCTCCGGGTATAAATTTTGATCAATATAGAAGCAAATTAAAGGATACTGGAAAACGAATAAATATTGACTTTGTTTCAAAGAGAGAGCGACCCACTCTACAATATGAATACAGCGATTTCTATCCTTTTATTGTAAGTCCTATTTATAACGAAACCAGATTTGGTCCTTATATTTATTATTTAACTATAAATGATGTAAATACCAATAGTACAGAAATCAAATTTGTGAATTTTAATCGCGATTTTATACCAAAAATGAATGATTATGGTCATATATCTATTCCTACGATCACAATAGATGAAACACCAACTCCTGATACTGCGGTTTCTGCGGAAACTGCTACATCAATTAGCGAACCACCTACTGCAATTATTCATGAAAATGAAACTCGTACTGTACGAAGTCAAACTCGAAAGCGAAACACAAAAACCAAAACAAAACCCAAAAAGGGAGGAAAGCGTATTCAGAGAAAACAAACAAGAAAAAGAAGATGAAAAAATTCAGCAATCGATATGAGACATGATAATAATCATAATTCAATATAACATATTGTATTATGAATGGTATGGGTGTGATTTATATAGTTATACTTGCACTATTTTACAATGAGATGCATGAACTTCTCCCACGATTCTTGTTTTTTCAATATTAGAAATAGGAGTATATAATACATTGCACTTGGCCAATGATTTTGCAGAATTGGTATTTATTTTGCAAAGATAGGCGCATCGTTTAATAACCTTTTTACTTGGTTTTATAGTTTCATCGCACTTCAGTATAACATGGCATGACGGGAGATTTTCAATATGGAACCACAAATCCGTATTATCCGAATCGTCAATAATCTCCCAATTTTCAAATCGATTTTGTCCAATACAGATTTCATAGACATGATCATCATCGTTATAGATTTCTTTTTTCACCATGATACAATTGTTTTTGTAATAATACATATAATTATTCTTTGACGAAAATCAATTTTATTTTGAAAACGTTGGGAGATTTATCTATGCGGAGATTTATCTATGCGGAGATTTATCTATGCTTCCTAGTCTTATTACCACGTATCTTGATACACTTAAAATCGCTATTTCGCATATAACCAGGATTGCATTTTTTATTACACCGACGTGTTTTCGGATTCATTTCTTTTTCAGGAGGACATAATCCAGATACGCATTTGAATGCATCATTGCGAATCATTCCGTCCTTGCATTTGTTATTGCACCGACGTGTAATTGGGTTCATTTCTTTTTCAGGAGGACACTGCGTCATTTTTTGATTAATTACGCGGGAGATTTGTTCTTTATTTACAGAAATATCTTCCAATGTTATGGAATTTATATTATTGATTACGGAACTGGGAACAGTATCTATTATATTATCAGGCATTTTTACCAACTTATGATCTTGATACTGAACTCCATATTTCAATAATAACCCACAATCCTCCATGATTTTTTCATATTCTAAAACAGCATCTTCGGGAGATAATCGTTTTTTCAAATTTGGCGTCGTTAGTTTATAAACAAAACCTAATAGGCGATTTTGTAATAAAGTATCAATATACATATGTGTATTTGATAATACCTTGGATATTGCAATTCCTAGACCATAGGTATCGGTTGTACTCAATGACTGCTGGAGAAACTGATTATAATTATCTTCTTTCATAGATAGAATGAATGTGTAGAAATCAATCCAATACTTTTTCACCATATTTTTGTTATATTCATCGCCGTAATGTTTCATATGAATGTAATTGAAAAAGGTGCGTAGATTAATAATATTATCATCAGGGCTGTTCGTAGATGATTGGAACTCGTTTAATAAATTATTGTATATTCGAATTCTCCAAGATACAGGTTTTCTTTTTGTCGAAATATAATTGTAATTTATCTTATCATAGTAAAGAGTCTCAAATGGAAATGACCAGTGAATAAAATTATAAGGATAACTGGACGATTCCGCAAGATTCATATAGAAATCTTTCTTACGCATAAGTCCAAAATCAATCATATTCATCTCCCGAGTTTTCATATTATAAACAATATTTTGGGGTTTCAAATCATGATGTACTATACCATTTTGCTCCAATTTCATAATCCCCACAAGTATATTATGCATATCTAACCAAAAGTGTTCCATTGTTTCAGTTCGATTTTCGTGTTTCGGATTGTGTTTCATACTCTCAGAAAAATCTTCTAGATTCATACCCCCATCTTTCATAATCAATAAAGAAACATCATTTATGTTTGCAATTAAATTAGTATTATTGCATTTACTTAGTGATGACATATTTGATGGAGTATTATCTAGATTACATAATGTGGGTTTTCCTAAATGGAATTCATTCTTTTTATCTGTATCTGATATAACAGAATATTCATTCATTTCAATATGTGCATCTCGAGTAAGCATAGCCTTAGATATCGTGTTTCTGGGGTTAGTCTTCTTATATTTGCATTTCAAAGAAGGTTTATGAACACATCCATAGGTTCCCTCTCCAATAACCTTCGGCATACTTATCTATCTATTATGTATTATATATATTTGATACATATAATACACTCTCAATACAATAACTAGTATTCGTATTTTCTATGCAACCATAGTCATTTTAATAACATCATGGCTTGTATATCCAGATACTTCAAAATCTCCCACATCGTAATCATTTATATTGTCGCGAACACACTTTATATTTACTGTAGGAAATGGATACGGTTTTCGATCAGGATCCAACAACTGTTTCATGGGCTCTACATGATCCTCATATATATGGCAATTTCCCATGAAATGGATAAATTCGTGCGCCTCCAAACCACAATGCTTCGCAATCAAATGAGTTAATAAACTATAACTTGCGACATTAAAACTGGTCCCGAGGCTTACATCATTCGATCGCTGATACAGCGCACACGATAACTTGTTTCCATCATGCACATTAAACTGGCAAAGAATATGACAGGGAGGCAGTGCCATTTCGTCTAACTGGCATGGGTTCCATGCAGTCATAATAAGCCGTCGGCTCGATCGCTGAGATGGAACTTTGAGTGCATCTATAATTTGTTGTAGCTGATCAACACCGCGCCCAACTATATCATCGGGAATATCGGGATTGATTCCGGCATTTTCAGGGAAATATCTGGCATTAAAATGTCTCCATTGAAATCCATATCCGGGACCAATGATGTCCTCGGGATAATCATGAAGACCGCGACTATCTAAAAACTCGCGCGTCGTATTTGCGTCCCAAATATGAACTCCCTGGTCCTTGAGTATTTTATTGTCCGTGTTTCCTCGAATAAACCAAATGAGTTCCTTTAAACACGTTTTCCATGCAGTTTTTTTGGTTGTGAAAATAGGAACAACGCCGTCCTTCAGAGAATATCTCATCATATGTCCGAATATACCGAGAGTTTTCCCATTTCGCGTATTCTCCCAAGTTCCGTTTTCAATAATGTTTCTTACAAGCTGTACATACTGAAGTTCTTCGTGATTCTCCATCCTATACAATCTATTATGGATTACAATCCTAGATTATCTTTATATATAGATCCATAAATAAAATAATCATATATGATAACTATGATGTATTCAACTGCAATCATTCAAATCGGTAGGTACTGCATGAAGTACCTTTAATGATGTAGTAATATCTTCAACTACTGGTTCTATCATGATATTATTATCGCTATCTTTATGATTATCTGTCGGTTCTTCAGATAGATGACTATTCTCAGATAATATAACATTATTTGTATCGTTTGTATCGAGGGTTTTCAACGTTTTTTGCTGAATATTTTGCTGCTGAAAAAAATAGAGGGCCCAATGTTTTGCATTCGCGATCATATTCATAGGCGTATTATAAGTCGCTGTACATACAATCGTATCATAGGTGGTATATTGATATGAATACCACCAATAGGGAGGCACATACAATATATCTCCCTCATGAACATCGAATTCTAAGAATTTTATCTTTTCGGATTGGTTCTTCCATGGATTCATATTGGAGAAGAACTCGTAATTCTCATAGTCATGGGTCGCATTTACATATTTACTGCTCTTCCAGGGAGTCATCTTCACATGTATTTTTCCCTGAGATACAATACAATAGTGGCGAGAATGGTTATGATATTTCAATGGACTGTATGATTTTTCGGAACCCATACAGAAATCGTATTTGGTTCGGATACACATGGGAGGTTTCAAGTGCATATCCAAGTTATTTCTATAGTCGGTTATATGAGAACATTCCTCAATAAAATCGGCATTGTCTTCAAGTATTAGGTGCGCCTTTGGATCTGATTTCAATAGCGAATGTGCGGTTTGAAATGGCAATAGAATAGAATCGACGCTGCTTAGTTTCATGTAATCATCAATATCTTTCACATTCACATCTTGAACACTATTTTTCTCCAAAAAATAATCCAATCTCATTTTTTCAAAGAACTGGGGAGAAATGCTCTTGAATTCGAATAATACAGGTTGTTTCACATTACATACTTCTTGCAATTGCCCATTGCTTTCAAAGTCCATTTCATATATTTCTAAATCCTGGCTTTGTTTCCATTCGGAGGTTATGTGCAAATATAGGAATAATACAACAATAAAAATAATAAATGAAAAGAGATCCATTTGATAACGGGAATAGATGTTGTATGTATAAATATACAACACCCATTTTTTATTATACTTATTTTCACGCACATATTATATTTATTATTTATTTATGCATATTACATATATTTACTATTACATATACTGCATTACGCGTATCTACTCATCATTGTCAGACATACGCGGAGCTAAGAAAAATACCATATTGGCATCATCCTGCAAATTGTAAATAATCTTGAGGGGCGCATTCTTACAAATTTTAATATCCATCTCCTTTGCCAACTTATTATACAAACAAATATTATGCAAATAATTGAGACTGAAATTGATGTGTATGGTTTCTCCCTCGTTAATTGCAAAACTGGTTAAATCGTCAATTTTAATTTCTACAAACATTTTTCCATGTTCCTGACTCTTGGATGCAAGCATGATTTTTTCTTCACTGCATTCAATCTCTAAATCGTCCCCAAACATTTTCAGTTGATTAATAATATTTGCAAAATTGCTGGAAAGAAGAGCGAACTCGACGTCATACTCCATATCGGGAATAGACATGATTTCATTGTCAATATCCATCAAAGGCATCTCGAAATGCTTATCAAATTCACTTTTATTTACACCCGTGAAATGAATAAACATTTTATCCTCATCATTTGTATCAAATACAAGATTCAGTTGCTGTGTCTTTTCGCGGGCATTCAAAATTCTATGGAAAATAGGCGCAGCAATTCCTATCTTCATAGTTGATGCCGCAGTATGTGTATATGTATCAAACCATGCCGCTGGAATATTAATCTCGAAAATGGAGACACGAGAATGATCCATCGACTGGATATACATCTTCTCTTTTTCGAAGAAAATATTGATTTGTTCCGTGAAAACCTTAATATGCTGAAAAATGGATGCGAAACACTCTGCCTTCTGAGGATTCTGTATAACAAGATTCATGATACAATTTGTCAATCAATGTCAATAACTACTTAATGATATTCTTTGTTATTTATATCCTTTTACTCTATGTATTGGCGTCATGTTCCTATATTATGTGCGACTTTTATCTAATAATTGTGGATATACTTCCTCAGAATCCTTTTTGGATACAACAACAACCTTATTTAAAATATTTGCATCCATACATGGACGAATAATTGCAAATATAGACTCCATAACGGAGGGAGGATAATATAAGTAGATTTGTGAAAAATACTCGGATAATCCATCATTGCTAGTGGCATATATTTCATTCACAATATCTATAAATTTTCGATGACGTTCAATCGATGTTATTGTTAAAGAATTTATATTGGCATGAAATACATAGTTTCTATGCAATTGAACACAATCATATATTAATTTACGCGAATATTGAATGATCTCTTGGTAATTATCGTCATGTGCATAATGCTTGAATACACTGTAATCAAACATAATATGATGAGAATTAGGTATAACAAAAACAGTACGTTTCATTAATTCTTCAAGATCGAAGTTGCTGCTTACTTTTTGAGCAATATCTTTTTTCTGCGATTTCTTGAAAAACATATTTTTGCTATTTGTATTATAATAGTCTTCTTTGAATTTATCCAGTTGCGACATCAAATCATCACCAGAGTCTGACATACCAGTTTATTAATTATTTAATAAAACGAAGATGTTTATATATTTTGGATAATATAGTTTTTTTATAGTACTAACTCAAACAAACATACAAACATCTTATTATAGATATTTTCTAAATTGTCTAAAATACATGAAAGAGAAAAGTCTTTGTTATCCGGGATTCTTGAAGACACCAACGAAATTATTCAGCAACAGAAAATCATATACGCTATGTTCATATACATTTGTTCGCTCACTAACATATAATGATTTTATGATAAATGATAGTTAATCATAAAATGAATACATTTTTGTTCAGGGATTTTTGGTTTTTGTTTTTGTTTTATTTTTTTTCTTCCTATTCTTGCGGGTTTTCGTTGAAACAGGGTTTATTGATGAAGATATCAAAATACCGTCTTCCTCCTTGGTGTTTTTATTTGTGATCAATTCAGTTATTGTATTATCCGATGTAATCGGCTTTTGAGAAATAGCCGGTGGGTGAGAACTTCTATGTCGTTGAGAACTTCTATGTCGTCGAGAACTTCTATGTCGTCGAGAACTTCTATGTCGTTGAGAACTTCGAGAATAAATCATACTTTCTTGACGAAATAACTAATAATAAAAAACATAAATATAAAATATAAAATATATATGTTTGTAGTAAAATGGAGCAACAACAACCACCAAGGAAAAAGCAAAGGCGAAATCCAAAAGAAAAAAAGGTAAGAACACCATTGCCATTATCGGCGCCAGTACTAAATAGCGATATATCGGTAAATGAAATACACGCAAATGAAATATCAGCAAACAATACAAATATACCTAATACCAATCTTTATGATTCTTCACTTATTTTGGATCAAGATTATGAATATGAACTATCATTGATTGCAGATATGGAAAAACAGGAGAGGATTGAATTAGAATATATGCAAGAGGTTGCAAAAATGGAAGCATTAGTATTTGCTGCTGAAATAGAGAACCGCAACTTTCATATAAAACAGGTTTTACGAAAAATAAAAATTGGGTCTGGAACCCATTTGCAAGATAAAATATACATTTCGATATTAGAATCGTGGATGGATAACGATAAGTTGTTTATTCGCACAGAACATGCAGATTCGTTTCACTCGTTTTTGGAAACAAATATCCGTATATCAAAAGAGACTATTGACTACATGAAAAAACATATAGATATGTAATCTTTTGTTATATTTATCAAAAAACATGTGCAAAAATAATTTTTATTTATAATTGTATATATATAATATATATTCGTATATGAGTAAGCCGTTTCATAATGAAACCGAAAACACAAAATTTATAGGGGTTTTTACTGTTGAAAATATAGAATATGAATATATTTTATACTTACTTCCACCAATAGGAGAACGTATTTCATCGGTCCAACGAAGGGAGATTATACATTATTTCGGAAATAGAAAATTTAAAGAAGAAACCAAACCGTGTTTGGATGTGGATACAAATACAGTAAAAGAATATATAGATAAAAATGAAACAAGTGCATTTATCCGTGTAAAACCGGTTGGAATAAATAATCAAGCATCTGGAACACTTCAAATAACAAATCATTGTGGGGGCGATACAGATGATATATGGATAGGGGACGTATGTCGTGTTGGTAATAAAGAAGGAAAAGAAAATCCATTATATGCTTTGTTTATTTTTATGGAGCAACTTGCAGTTCAAAATATGAATAAAACAAATATGAAACTGGTCGTTGATCGAAAAGAACAAAATATAAATGCTCTTAAACCGAAATACGAGGGGTTCGGTTTTACATTAAATAGAGATGACAATATAGATGTGTGCAAAGAATGGAAATACAATGATCATGAACTGGTTATGGAAAAAATAAACATCATACCTAGAAGGGATATCATCGATTTTTCATTTTTAACTGAGAAACCGAAACCTATAACAACAGCAACTCGTAAAAGAAAATGGGAAGGAGGAACCAGAACTCGTCGTAAAAACAAAACAAAAGGAAAAACAACCAAAAAAGTAAAAACACAAAGAAGACGTTATAATTAGACTATAGATAATGTCATAATGTCGGAATATATTATATGTATATATAACATATATCCATGAATCAATAGTAGTTAATATTTTATGATCCAATAGACGCCGTAATTATAAGGCCGTGTTTCGTTTGCATTCACATTTAATGTGCTGTTATTCACAGTCGTCGCTACAGTGATTCCAGTAAAGTTAGAATCAATCGGATTTGTTGTAGTTGTGTTAATATCATTTCGAGAAAACGATGGAGCTAAGGTTCCTCCCGCCGAATTATAATCGTCATTATAGGTAGTAATCGTATGTCCGTGTCCAGGATCCGTAACAACCGAAGATGCAGTGTGAGAGTGGGTTTGTGTCGCATGGGCTTGCGATGTATTCAGTGCTGGTCCAGAATATACTCCATTCGTTCCGGTTCCGCGCAAAAAGGCGCCCTGATAATTCGGCAGTGTGAAGGTAGTAAGTCCGTCTCCAGATCCAAACGTAGTTCCAATAACAGCAAATAGACCAGCATAGGTTTCTCGGTTTATATTTGCACCATTACAGATCAACCAACCGTCGGGAGATGTAGCCATTGTATAGGCGACCACACTTCCAATCGGCGGCGCAATCGATACATAATTAATCATGTATTTATCAGATACATTTGCGCTTCCACTTACATCTAAAGCTACAAGAGGTGCTGTATCTTTACCAATCGCAACGCCTCCGATATTTGTATTGTAAATATTATACGTTTTATTTTCGGGAGGATTGTTTGCAGGCTTGTCGCTTCTCCATAATACTTCTTCTTGGAATTCTGGTATAATACCTTGATGTGGAGACAAGTGATAATGAACTAAATTATTATAATAAGTGGTTTTGTTTGTTTCAAGTCTCTTTCTTCGATTCGAAAACATCTATCTATCGTATATATTGAAAGACATATTTTATTGTATGATTATTTTATTTATTACAAATAGTCATAGTAATAAATAAAAAGGATAGTTTCATATTCACCATTCAGCCGATGTATCAACAAAATTGTTATATACAACGCGCATCATACGTAAATAATTTCTTAAAAAGCTATCATTATACTTTAGTTTCATGTTGTCATACCCCACAATTTCGTTATGCTTTCTATCATAACAATCCTCCAAATAATCATAATCGATATTCTCACTTTCATAGGGAAGATCGCCATAGTTTAATAGAGTATAGGATACGCGGTTTTCTAGTCCAATCACATTTTCGACAAACATGGATACATCCTTCGATGATACACATGTGAATGAGTAAGGATTATACTCCCCACGGCGGGTACCCCGAATACAATAGTTCTCAGTCGAATGATCATAGAAGATATATAGGGTGGTATCTATTTTATGTGTATCGCGATCGTTCTCTTCGATCTTTAAAACAATGGTATCAACAGACATACTTTTTATGATGATGATAATAGGATACAATGAGTTCTATTTATATTGTTTGCAAAATGCGAATAAAGATATACGGAATATGAATATTCATTGGTTATTACATAGGTATGATTGATAGTGAATCCGAATCTGATCCAAGTCAAAATAGAGTTATTGAAAAAGCCAGGGTGTATCGCGGAAACTCAACCCATTTCAATTATGCATTCCCGCCCTATTTATTATTTGAGGTACTCGAGGAGATTTGTCTTAAAACTAGTACCTATTATTTGATTGAAAGGAGTGCTTATCAAAAAATGGTATTCTTAACCCTGGACAAATGGTTTATCGATGTTATGAGAACTTATTATAAACCACACAATCTATATTTATTAGAAAAAGATTTCACCTATGATCAATTTATGTTGTTTGTTAGGCAAATTTGCTCGAATGCAAATATACGTCTTGTACAGGAAAAAAAATACGTGGATCTACATCACAAGTACCGTCTATATTATATGAATGTGGAAAATGCAGTGCGACCGTAATAGTTATAACAATACAATTTATTTTGTATTTTTTATACAAGAGTACTATATACGATCCATAAATAAATGAAAAATATTACAACATATATACTAACGTTTAGTATTATTTTGTTATCTGGATATTTCGCAAATAAAATCAAAAATTCATTTCAAGACAATGACGAATATGAACTTATCAAGAAGTATCTATTAAACGAATCTCCCTTATACGGATTTAATAAACCGAAATTATGGATACATACAAAGTATGAAATGAATGCGCGCAAGTGGAAAAGTTTTCATTCCAGAAATAGCAATGATCTGAATATGCCCTATATTCATTTAACGATTAAGTCAATTATTAATCACTGTGGCAACGACTTCAATATCTGCCTTATCGATGACGAAACATTTAGTAAATTGATTCCTTCATGGGACATTGAGTTGAATACTCTTGCGGAACCTATGAAAAGCCGTATTCGAGAGTTGGCCCTAATGAAACTCGTGTATTTCTACGGGGGAATGGTAGTTCCTAATTCCTTTTTGTGTATGCGTAATTTGAAGGGGCTCTATGATGAAGGTATCCAGGGCGGAAAGGCATTTATTTGCGAAAATGTGAAAGCTACAAGTAATGGAAGAATCTTTTCTCCCGATACCTCCTTTTTTGGTGCGGAAAAGAATAATGAAACAATTAAATCATGTATTGAATATTTGAAAAAGAGAAATAGCAGTCCTCACTTCACAAGCGAAATCGAATTTAATAAGGACACTGGAAATTGGTTCTTGAACCACGCAGATGTCATTATTATTGACGGCAAAAAAATAGGCGTAAAATCTGATAAAAATGGAAAGGCTTTAACTATTGAAGATTTTATGGGAGAAGATTATCTTGATTTACAACCCAATGCATATGGTGTATATTTGCCATATGAGGATATATTAAAACGCGTCAAATACCAATGGTTCGCTGTCATGGAGGGAGATCAATTGCTGAATACAAACATTATTGTTGCAAAATATTTGAAAGGATCCTTAGTGGATAGTGCTTATGAGCAAACACAGCGCAGTGTAATATCGATATAATCTATAATAAAAATATATAATATTATTTGATTCATCTATCTATCATTGTTTATATGAATAAGTATAATTCATATGAAAAATTGATTATTATAGAATAATAGGTGTATAATATTATTTACACTATGCCACAACAGTCATCTAGATTTCGATATTTCATAAATAAATATCTATGCACCTGTATATGCGGAATGAGTGAGATCATGAATTTGGAAAATGTCAAATATGAGGATACAGTATCCTTTGTTGTTCCTGTCAAATACGGAAAGGTTATCAAAGTTTATGATGGAGATACTTTAACGATTGCCAGCTATTTACCCATACCTGATAGCCCGTTATACCGATTTTCAGTGCGATTAAATGGAATCGACACACCAGAGATCAAAGGTAAAACCAAAGCGGAAAAAGATCTTGCGGTTGTTGCACGAAATGCATTATCAGATCTTGTGCTCGGGAAAATGGTTGAGCTCAAAAATATATCCAATGAAAAATACGGACGAATTCTCTGCGATATGTATTTGGGAGAATTACATGTGAATGCATGGATGATTGATCATAATTATGCAATAAAATATGATGGAGGTACAAAAGAACGTCCTCTTGAATGGGATTGATTGCGGTTTAGGGATACCCCAAATTCTATTCTTGTAATAAAATATACGTACATTTTATCATAATGGATCTCATACAAGATACAACTTCCCTTTCAAATAAGAAAACATTCTTGTCTCATGTTTTTTCTTCTACCGAAGAAGGTCAGGCAGAACTTATGAATGTTGCACAATATTCACTCATGGGCATAATTCCGGTTGTCATACTTAATAAAATTGTACAACGCTTTGTTCCTGATGCGGACGGAGATAAATCGTCATTAGAAATTGCGTTTGAGATTGTTCTCCAGCTCATCATCATGTTTTGCGGTATTGTACTTATTCACCGCGCAATAACCTATGTACCCACGTACAGTGGTTTCAAATACGATGCTCTATCTCTAACCAATGTTATTTTAGCATTCTTGGTGGTGGTATTGAGTATTCAGACCAAACTTGGGCTTAAGGTGAATATTCTATTTGATCGTGTAGTCGATCTTTGGAATGGGACATCTAGCAGCAATGATGAGTCTAAGGTGCGTGTAAAGAATGTTCGCCATTCGGGTGCAGTTTCACACTCACCCAGTCAAGCCGATTATATGGATCATCCTGGAGTACAAACAGATATATTTCCGCCTGCCCCGGCGGCTACCTCTGCTCCTCGCTCTTCGGGAGCCTATGATATGCCTCCCGTTGATTTTGGACCCATGGCAGCAAATAGTTTATTAGGAAGTAATTTTGGCGCTTTCTAAAATATAAGATATATTTACCCGTTATTTTCATAATTCAATATATGAAAATAATTATTAGAGGATGGGGATGGATAGGATTTATATACCCAAAATTGTTTAACGACGACGAACGCGCATCAACGGCACATAGGAGCCGTTGGATTGATCACCACCAAACTTTGAATCATTGTAGTTCTGATTTTGTGCATACAACTTCTTGTATTTAACATAATCAGAGGAGTCCGCGACATACTTAACATTGCATGAAGACGCTGGAACACCAGTGTTATCGCAGTTTGACCACATAGTTCCGATTCTACGCGCCAAACCAGGCTTGCTTGCGCTTTCTGGGTTGGGTCCTCCGCACGAATATTGGGTGCGTGCCAAAAAATCACCCGAGTTATTCACTGCACGAAAAGGTGTAATAACTCGATTATATGAATTGTAAGTACCGGTCGCATAAGCAGTATTCCAGCTCTTTGTTAGAATACGACGGCTCATTATTTGTTCGCTACTCTTATAATTGGTTAATGTCTGTATGGGAGAAATTCCATTAATAGGTCCGCCTAGTGATGCCATAATTTCTTGTATATCTATAAAACAGATTATTTTACATGCGATATGCGTTTTACTAAAGAAGTCTTTTTATGCAAAAATAAATTGTTTGTTTTGTTTAGTTCTCCCAACAAATCAAAAATGATATAGGAATATAAATATATAAATGAAACAACGGCGTAAAAATAAAAATATGAATGAAAAAATATTATTCGATGATCAATTTCAACAATTATTTAAACAAGGTATAAATAATCCAAATGATGCATGGTACAATCTTGGTATAAAACTAGTATTAAACACAAAAGTTATTTCAGAAAAAGAGGATATATTGAATAAAATGCTTATTATTTATCCGCATAATCACAATTTGTATTATTATATGGGATGCATTTATAAAGAACAGCCGTATAGGGCGATTCCATGGTATCGAATATGTTTTCAACTAAACCCCAACCATATTGAAAATATACTTGATTTTGTCAAAGTACTTTTTGATTTGGATATGATCCATTATATCATACAATGGAATGAAGAAAACAATAAAATTATCGATTGCATACAAGATTATCGTGCCCAAATTTTATTAGGAGCCGTCTATATTCGAGCAGGTAAATTAGAAAAAGCATTATACACCTACCAGTATATGATGGATAACATAAATAATATTCCTACCGCACACACCGTATTTGTGTATTTGAATTATGCGTATCTTCTCGGAAAAATAGGTTATATCAAAGAGGCTTTTCTAAATTATAATAATTCGATTCTCCCGTGGCTCCAGCAAAATAAACATCAAGATTTTCTTAAATCGAATGAATCTAAACTAGCGATAAAATCCTTGTATGAAAACTACATTGTCATCCATGATTACATCTATTATAATACCAGTCATCGGTATGATTTATGTAGATATGTTAATAATAAAATGCATATGCAAATGAAAATGTCTCCCTATGAACATTCAATTCCATCATGTATCCTAAATAAAGAAATCCCTTCAATGATGACTCTTGGATATGTATCTTCAGATTTTCAAGATCATGCAGTATCCAACTTTATTATTCCTATACTTAAGCGCCATTCGCGATTTTTTAAAATTCATTTGTTCAGCCAAAAAGTGTTGAATATAACGCAAGTTGAATCGTGGAACTCAAATATTATTGTACATCAGATCCAATATATGTCTGATGAAGATTGTGCAAAACTTATATTTAATTGCAAAATAGATATATTATTCGATTTAAATGGATACACTGATGGGAATCGGTTGGAAGTATTTGCATACAAACCAGCTCCCATACAGGTGAATTATCTTGGATATCCGAACTCATTGTCTCTGGATTTTATTCAGTATATAATTACCGATAATGTTGCCGATCATAATTTATCCAAGCAAATATATACCGAAACACGCGTTTATCTCCCGAAGTGCTTCCTTTTATTCGAATCGATTTTGCAAAAGGCTCCTTTAAAATTGCGAGATACATCGTTAGATACAACGATTGTGTTTGGAGCACTCAATAAAGAACTCAAAAATAGTGTCGCTACATTGAATACATGGGCATGTATATTAAGCAATATACCTTATTCCAAGATTTTGATTAAGATTGATAGTACAGATATGATGGAATCGCGTAAAGAATACTATTGTAAGGCTCTTGGTGTGGATACTTCACGCGTTGAAATTGTATGCAAGTGTTCAGACACAGAATATGTGGAACTCTATTCTCGCATAGACATTCTACTTGATACATTTCCATATTCTGGAACAACAACTACATGTAATGCATTATACAATTCGGTTCCAGTGATTACATTGTATAATAAAGATTATCACTGCAATAATGTATCTAGTTCGCTACTATTTCATTCTGATCTGAATGCATTTATTGCTAAAACGCCAGAAGAATATGTAGAAAAGGCGATTCAACTTTCGACATTAAATATTACTGATATAGATTCAATACATAAACGATTTATGAAACTTATGGATCCTGAACTATTTATGGAAAACTATGAAAAAACGCTCCTGAAATTATACAAAGTTCATTGGAATAATATTCGAACCCAGGAGACTCATGAAATATAGGATTTATAATAGATTTTAGATTTTATTTTATTTATAGATTTTTATAAATAAAACGAGTTAGTAATGGGTAGTAATCGTTTTCAGATTAAATCATTCACAAAAATAGTTTGACCATACCATATAAATTGTCTATTGTCATTATTAATATTATTAATTACAGAAGTGTTTTTATGAACATTCAATGTGGAATGGGTTAAATATACATTATTAAATTGATAAAAATCAATAACATACCCGAGTTCAATCAAAAGTTTTTTACGTTCAAGCCAATCATAACCGGCTTCAATCGCTATGAATTTGGGTAGCTCAGATACATCAAGATCTTTCATCGTTTTTAGTACCTCGCATTCACCCCCTTCAATATCTAATACAAGAATGTCGATAGGCGTTTTTATAACATTTCGAATAAAATGTGGGTATGTAATACAATCCACAGTTATATCATATAAATTAGCACCATAACTTTGTAATTCTTGCCTATGTTTTTCAGAATGGGATATACTTGAATTGCCCGGGTGTGTTGATAACGTGAAAGTAGTTTTACCATTATTATTAAATAGAGCAACATTAAATATATTATCTTTATTTACTCCATGTTGATGAAGCATAACGTGATAATCTGAAGGATTCGCTTCAATATAATAACAGTTATTACTTTTTCGAAATGGTTCGGTTTCAGCACCTGTCATATGTGATCCACACTCTAATATATTAAGATTTGAAAAATCATAATTATATGCAGCAGTTAAATATTGATAAGCAGACATAATATCTATCTAATTTATGATATCTATATCTTTATATATTTTTATAGGGTTCTCATTGATGTATTTAGTCGCCGCATGATGACAATTTAATTATTTTTATTTATAGGTTATTATATATAACAATATACAAGCAAGATGAGTGATAATAATAACGTGTTCAACAACTTTGTTATCGAAGATGGACTAAAATTCTATACTATTCCAGCGGATTATCCTCTATTCAAGGCATCTAAAATGCTTGACAACTATGGTAGTATGACATTGGAATCTGGGAGATTTTACTTTTTCGGATTGAAAAAAATGCATCCTGAATACATTGAGAATTATGAAACAGAATATGGTATTATATTCGAATTCATTACTACCCAACCACTCAAACTTCTTGCACTCGATGATCCGGATACTGTAGATATATTATATGAAAACACGGATAATTCGAATATTCGATATATATTGGATAATAATTATGGTCATGCCGATGGCATTCGCAAAACAGTAAGTGATAAAGACCGTGAATTATCGCAGTATTTGTGCGAACAAGGATATGACGGATATGCGATCAAAACGATGCCAACCGAAGGAGGTGGGACTTTCCATACAGAGTTTATGATATGCAATGCGACATCAAAAACAGAAATGATTGGCAGAATAACGTCAGATGAGAATGTTCGTTTTATACTTCAGGATGCAAAAATGAAAAAACTTGATGAAGAAAGAGAAGCTGCACGAAAACGAGCACGAGAAGAAAAGCTATCAAACAGACCAGTAAAGAATTTTTCGTTTGGTAGATTAACATTCGGAGATGATGATTCTGATGATGATTATGATCATAATCCTAAAAAATCTGGCGGTCGTAATAGAACGAGAACCCGCAAACAGAACAACAAAAAATCGAAATCGAAGAAACAGAAAAAACAGAAACAATATCGTAAAACACGTAAAGAAAAGAAAAGAAAATTACAGAAAGATAAAAAATAAAAAAGAGACAAGTATGTCCCATTTTTTATTTTGCTTTTGATGAATAATATAATTTTGTCAGTGTTCATGTATGATATACGAATTACCTTTTCTATGCAACCACCTCGGCAACCTGATATTCAGATCTATTATACGAATTGCTTATTTGGTCAATGTAGTCAAATGCCTGATCCATGTTTGGCGCAGAATTATCGTCGCACATTCCGAAATCATAATCCAAGCAAATGATTTTCACCAAATCCTCATATTGGTACTTTTCACGAAACTTTTGTATAACATAACCGATCTCCAGATTGGGTCTATCATCATCCTCATCGTCATCGTCATTATCTTGATCCCCGTCAGAACTATTCATTCGAAATAAGAATCGAAATCCAACCAATGACTGATTGCTGTAGGGTTCAACATCATCGACAATTTCCGTTGATTCCGTGGAATACGATGCATCTTCATCTTCATCATCGTCGTCATCATCTTCATCTTTTGCCATTTCGGTTCTACAGTATGGGCATCCAAATCCATTATGCACCACATTTTGCATTAAACAACTTGCATGGAATCTATGGCCGCATTCCGTAATAATACAATTTTTAGTAGTATCCATTATATCCATGCATATCGGGCAGCTATTGTCGTCGCACATTTTCAAGAGGATTGTTGTTGTTATTAAATAATACTGATATTATTTGGCTTGTTGGTTGTAAATAATATTGACCTCGTAAATAAAATCAATTTTTTATCCAAGAAAAATATATGTATTTCAGTAATTCATTTCCATGGAAAATATTGATAAAATGACAATGGAGCTTCTTATGAATCGAACCAAATATAGCAAATATATTGCAAAGACTGATCCGAAAAAATACGATGACCAACAAAAAGAAGCTGACAAAATACGCAAATATGCGAATCGAATTGCAAGTCTTACCGAAGAACTGTTAGAAGATCCCCATAAACATATGCAGGGAGATATTAACGAATCCTTTATGAATTATGTGAAGACGTGCATCTATCATTTTGAGACAAAGGATTATGAACAAAAAGACATGAAAGATTCCTATGAACATGACGACGAGGATGGCGAAGATACTATGTTCGGAGATAATTGCAACGATGATAGTAATAATAATAATGATAACAAAGATGAAACGCATGATAGGCGAGGATCATCCTATTGGGGGAAATCCATTACTAAAATGAATGCAGCAATGTCCATGGATGCATATATTTATTCAACGAAAAACAAAAAAATATAGGAATAATATATGTTGAATGAATTAGGAAAGAATGAAAACATCGAAATCTCTCAAAAAAACGATTACGAATAAGCAAAATGGGATGAATAAGCAAATAGGATCAAAAACTCGAAAAAAACGAATGAATTGCAGTCCCATGACCGCAGGAAAGCAGGCGACAAAATATACATGTTATACCGTCGATATATTGAAACGCATTCGCGACGAATACAACAAGGATCATCCTGATGTCGCTATTACTAGCGAAGATCCCCATGAAATATGGGAGATGCTGAACACCCGTTTAACAAAATGTAGAGTCGAGGACTGCTGGTTAAATGAAATCGACGACAAGGAGCTCCGCTCCCAGATCGACAGCTATATTTTTGCACCCGATTCGCCGCCGGAGTGGGAGAACAATCCGAATGAGTGGCTAACGAATTATGATATATTGGATGTACTTGATCAGTATCAGACCGCATATCCACAGTTTTTATTTCTAGGACCGTCTCCCATTGACTTTGACACGAAAATGGCACCCAAAACATGCGTCGAGCAAAGTCTATGCGACTTCTCTGTGAAAAAGTGTTTGAAGAACGGGAAAACCAAAATAGGAATTATTTTCAACACGGACCCGCATACCAAGGGAGGAAAACATTGGATATCGATGTTTATTGATTTAGAAGAATTATTCGTGTTTTATTTTGACAGTGCGGGAGATAAAATACCTGAGGAGATTGCTGTATTTAGAGATCGGGTTATCAAACAGGCGTCTGATGAATCTCTTGTGCTGAAATATTATGATAATCGTGGGAGAGATCACCAGCGCGGTTATACGGAATGTGGGATGTATTCGTTGTTTTTTATTATAACGATGCTTACCGGGAAGATCGGACGAAACAGTCGTAAAACGTCGTTGAAAAAGCGATTGCATCTGTTCATGAAAGGCAATATTAAAGATGATTATATTGAAAAATACAGGAAAATCTATTATAACAAATCTGAATGATGTACTATTTGATATATTATTTTATACAAATAATATAACATAACAGTGTTTTTGATACATATATAAGTAATGGATAATACAGACCCAAATTTTATTAAAAATGCAAAAAATTTTAAAGATTGGAATACGAATATTGAATCTGCAATAACGGATTTGAATAATTTTATTGGTATAAAAGATGAGATCAAAAATAGAATAGCAAATTTTGGATATAATAAAATTACAAATATACGCAATCCAGATATTATTGCAGATCCAGAAAGAGTGAGTGATGATTTAAATTTTTTTACAATGATTAATCGGAAGATAAAACGTCTTATTCCGAATATACCTAATCTAGTAAATAAAGAATTAATTTATACGACTATTCGATTATCTGATAATAAAAATACACAAAATTTATTTATAAAATTTGCGAAAAATATAAAGTATTTATCAGGTTTGATTAGATTAGTAAATCAGGATATTATTAATACATATAAACCGCCATTATCCGATGACCAAAGAAAAATAAAAAGTGAAATAAATAAATCGAATAAGGATTTCGATGATTACTATAAATATGTAAGGGATATCGGACGTACAAAATATGGATTAAATCTGGATGTAGAAACAACGCAAAATTTCACTATCGATGTTAATGATGATGATAACCCAGAACAAGTCCCAGTGAATCTGAAAGAAGACAAAAAACAAGATGAAACAGATATATATGCTATTGATTCAAAAACTCCTGTTAGCGAACTTATGACACTGACACCAGGACGAAATATACCATTACCGCCCATAGGGGTTAATAAAGCAACTAATGAAAAAATCCCATCAGGTAATGAAGGTAAAGAAGTTGTACCTGTCCCATCAGGTAATGAAGGTAAAGAAGTTGTACCTGTCCCATCAGGTAATGAAGGTAAAGAAGTTGTACCTGTCCCATCAGGCAATGAAGGTAAAGAAGCGGCTCCACCAAGTGTAGCGGAAAAGAATGAATCGGTAGCAACAACAGCTCAGAAAGATAATGTGGTAGCAAGTCCTATGGTAACGGGTAAGGAGGTAGCTCGGGAAGATAATGGGGTAGAGGGTCCAACATATAAGGACATGAAATCCGTAGATACCCAAGAAGCAGTACTAGGTAATACAAGACTAAGTACGGATCAGCCAGTAGGGACCGATCAGACAGAACCAGTATCACCCAGTAATAACAATAACATGTCATGGCGCGTCGCCGTTCCGACAAGCCAAGAAATTGCTGACAAAAACAAGGCCCAAAGAATACAAGATATAATAAGTAATCGCAAAGTGCCAAAAAGAACTTATGTTCCAGGTAGTGAAGATCGACAAGGACAATATGCTAACGATCCAACCAAAATATGTCCAAAACCTATAGTACCCGAGCGTGATATTCCATGTAAGCTTGATGATTCCACAAAATTTAATACTGTAGCTGAATATGACGAATATATGAAATATGATAAATATTATGGACACGAAGAACAATTATATGTAAAAAACATTATAAAATTTTTGAGAAACAAAAATAATAAGAAAGAGACTATTCTGAAAGGAATTGAAAATATTTCAAACGATTATAAAAATAAGGGTATTATTGATGATCAAACCTCAAATTCTATACAACAAATAATTCAAGAAAATATTGATTCTCTTGATAGCGACTTTCCTGTAATTATTAAAAAAATAAGAGAAATTATACCACCACCGAAACTACCCGAAGAATTAGAACCAATAGATGATGATACTAATCTAACAGATATACAAGTGCAATTTGATAAATCTATTGATAATATCGATATATTGAATCTGTTTGATAATGTAGAATCACAATTATTGAAAACAAGTCCAGATATAATTATCCAACCTGCGATTCCGATATCTCCTCTTCCTCCGGTTCCTGATACAGCTATTGCTGGTATAGCTGACATAAATATACTAGATCTGTTGAATAAAGTAAATCGAGAATTAATGAAAGCGGGTCCGGATAAAATGCCTATTATTCAAGAGGGTCCTGTCGCGGCAATAAATAGCGTATATCCAGCAACTACATCGGGGACTACAGATTTCGATTTATCCAACATATGGAAACTATTGGACATACTAAATGGGAAATTGAAGACTATTCCTGGTGAATTTCCGGTATCAATTCCCACTCAAACGAGTAAAGAATTAACAGACGTGTTAAACAGAGTTAAACCTGGAACAATACCTGAAAAAATCGTATCATCCTCCCCAACTACTGAAGTTATTCCTATTTCGGCTAGCGATATAAAAGATTTGCTAAGTATAATAGGTACCCAACTTCCGATAATTAAAAAGGAAACAATTGCCACAGATACAACCCTATTATCTCACATACAAACGATTTTAAATACATTAAATGATAAGTTGTCATCGGTAGTTTCAGAAACAAATGTTCCAAGCCCATCAGCAGTAATTAAACCCGAAGATATGTTAGGTATATTAGATCGTGTAAATGAAGAATTGCTGAAATCCAAACTAAAACCATCATCGCCAACTGATATACCAGGTCTTTATACGTCGGTAGCAACTGCTTATAATATTGTTATACCATATATAACGAGACCTAATCTAGAAAATATTAAAAAATTATTAAAAGATCTAATAGATCAAGGGGATGTAGCTATTAAAGGTTTAACTCCAGATATTAAACGTATTTTAGCCTTTAAATCACCCAATCCGAAAGATATATTTAATACTTTAACAAGGGTTTTTGAAGCGAAACAAAAATCGGAAACTAAGCCATCCGAATTGTTTAATAAACAAATATATGATTTATTTAAAAGAATTAAACTTCCAAAACAAGAGCTTACACCTGCTGCTCCAGGTCTGGCGGCTCCGGGTCTGGCTCCGGTTGCCGCTCCGGGTCCTGCTGTTTCTAAGGGAACCATAGTTATTCCTCCGATAAAACAAATTGAACCCAACACCATTATATTAGATGTTATCAAGTATAAACAACTAACTGATCCGAATTACGGTACTGATAAAATTCCAAATATGCGAGATAATGTTATGATTCGTGCAATCAAACCTCCTAATTCAATGATTAAGTCGATACGCGACGTGGATGAAATGTTTGCCTTACTAAAACTCAAGAGCATAGATGAAAACATAAAGAAAACGAATGATGCCGGAAACGATGATGGACGGTATAAAGAGGAGACTCCTTTTGAAATAAAATATAATCAATAAATAGAAGTCATTCCATTCTGTAGTATATTTCATATTCATATTATGAATGAATATGATATCTCGCGCAGAACATGTATATGATATATAAAAATATATAAATGTACATTGTCTTTTTAATCATACTGCCAATAAATAATTATGAGCACCCATCTATATGTTCATCAGGAAAATCAGAAACTATTATGGACAACCATTCAAAATGTACCGTTTATTGCAAATCTCCCTCCTGATTTTAAACAGGATTGGTTCAGGAATATCATTAAAATGTTTTATGAACAAAATCCTGAAATAAGAGACAAGTCATCCTTGCAAAATATAAACAAACAAACGCTACAATACATGGTGAATAGTGCAAAACATATTTTAGAACAGCAATCACAATCTGTTAGAAAAGATAAACCAGCCATTTCTCCGTCGGCGATTCAATCCGAATTCACACGATACGATTCTGATTCTAAAAAAAATCACGAATGGTATAGCAAGGCATTTGCGGAACGACAAAAAGAATATGAAATTATGCATGCAAAACCGCTTGCTCCTGATATCGACTTTTCCATTAAACTGGATGATTCCCCTATTACCAATGTGAATGAATTAGTCGAAAAATACAAACGAGAGCGCGAACAAGATATGAATGTATATTCCAATTTAAGTAATAGCATTATTCCGAATCCACAAATGAAATCAAATAATAATCAGGTACAGGTTTCAGTGCAAGCACCTGTACAGAGTCCTACTCCAGTGCAAGTACCAGTACCAACACCTGTACCAACGCCTATATCCTCATCATTATCCAAACAAAAAACATCACGTTTGCAAGTTATTAAGGAAGAAGATGCAGTCCTCGATATTGATGAAACACTTTCTTCTCCCGTTATCGCAAATTCAAGTTCCGAAATAGAGGATTTGAAGAAACAAATCAATGATCTCAAACTAGAAATAGAGGACATGAAAAAGACGTTAAACTCCATAGTTGCAAACGCCTCCCGCTAGATCACTGAAGGACTCTCTCTGCACTCCATATCGCGGTTCCATACAATACCATCTGTCTGATCGTTGAAGGCATTTCCACACAACATCATTCATATAAATCCAATGTTCTCCTGTTCTCTCTAACATAGGGAATGCCCATTCATACAGATTGATTAGTTTGTCGTAATATTTACTATTTACAATATATCCGGACGCTGTTTGCGCATAAAGTACCTGTTTCATCTTAAAATCATAGCTTCCATCCGGCATAACAACATCGGATGATTCGCGCATATTATAAGAAAGCATGAACACATCATAATTGTCTTCATAGAGTTCAAAAAATGCTTTCAGTCTTCTCTCAAACTCTTCTTTCGATACACGAAATGTGAAATCGTCTTCGAAAATAAGGACATTTTTGTAGCCGCGTTCTTTGGCAAGCTTAAGTACTGAGAGATGTGAGTAGCAGCAACCGACGCATCCTGGGACACGATCGACAGCATTAAACCTCTCATATGATAATTGCATATTGTTTAGTTCCTCCTCGATTTGTTCGCGACGATCGGGTCTTCTCTCCAAGTTAATATAGAAAATGTGATCTATTTTATTCGACATTTTTACACAAAGATAAGAACGACTGTTTATATATTTTGAGATAGATGTATTATGTGTATTTATTATTATTTATTTATCCTTGTATAACAACCTATATCATAGTAGAATACATATTTGGCATTGTCCGTTGTCAAATATGTATGCATTTAGATCATATGCGCACATACAGTTATTAATTTAGAGAATACAAATACAAAATGAGTTAAAAGTTCAAAATGCTGATTTATACAGATACCATTACATATTCTATATTCTATTGTATTTTCTATTATAATAATAAGTGATATGAGTTTCGCTATTGATCGAAAAAAATACAAAGCAGTAGTTGGAACATTTTGTGCAGGTCCTACTGGTAATACAGGCCCTATTGGGCAAACCGGTATAACTGGCGCGACAGGTATAACTGGAGAAACCGGTAATACGGGTCCAATCGGAATGACCGGTATTACTGGATATACTGGTTATACTGGTAATACTGGTATGACAGGTATCACTGGACCCACTGGTATAACTGGAAAAACAGGTATGACTGGATATACCGGTTTCACAGGTATGACTGGAACTACTGGTATGACAGGTATTACGGGTACAACAGGTACTACGGGTACTACGGGTACTACGGGTACTACGGGTATTACTGGTACCACAGGTACTACGGGTACTACAGGCACTACGGGCACTACGGGCACTACGGGTATTACGGGTACCACAGGTACCACAGGTACTACGGGTACTACGGGTACCACTGGCTATACGGGTACAACGGGTACTACAGGTACTACAGGTACTACAGGTACTACAGGTACTACAGGTACTACGGGTACCACTGGATATACTGGTAATACTGGCACTACTGGAACCACTGGATATACGGGATATACAGGTACTACGGGTACCACTGGTAATACTGGTAATACTGGAACTACAGGATATACTGGAACCACTGGGCATACGGGATATACAGGTAATACTGGAACAACTGGATATACCGGATATACTGGTATAGCTGGTCAAAAAGGTGATCATGGCGATACTGGTCCTCAAGGAGATATTGGTCCTCAAGGAGATATTGGTCCTCAAGGAGATACTGGCCCTCAAGGCGCTAAAGGAGATACTGGACCTCAAGGTTATCAAGGTGAAATCGGACCCCAAGGCATTCAAGGAGATACTGGACCACAAGGCGTTAAAGGAGATACGGGTCCTCAAGGAGATACGGGTCCTCAAGGTATTCAAGGAGATACCGGGCCTCAAGGTATTCAAGGAGATACCGGTCCTCAAGGTATTCAAGGAGATACCGGGCCTCAAGGTGAGATAGGTCCCCAAGGCATTCAAGGAGATACAGGCCCTCAAGGAGATATAGGTCCTCAAGGCATTCAAGGAGATACAGGCCCTCAAGGTGAGATAGGTCCTCAAGGCATTCAAGGAGATATAGGTCCTCAAGGTATTCAAGGAGATACAGGCCCTCAAGGTGAGATAGGTCCTCAAGGCATTCAAGGAGATACCGGGCCTCAAGGTATTCAAGGAGATACAGGCCCTCAAGGCCCCCAAGGCATTCAAGGAGATACCGGGCCTCAAGGTATTCAAGGAGATACAGGCCCTCAAGGCCCCCAAGGTATTCAAGGAGATACAGGCCCTCAAGGTGAGATAGGTCCCCAAGGTATTCAAGGAGATACAGGTCCTCAAGGTGATATAGGTCCCCAAGGTATTCAAGGAGATACAGGTCCTCAAGGTCCGCAGGGAGAGTCTGGTCCTCAAGGCATTCAAGGATATACCGGACCTCAAGGCCCGCAGGGAGAGTCTGGTCCTCAAGGCGCTCAAGGCGAGATGGGTCCTCAAGGCGCTCAAGGTGAGATGGGCCCTCAAGGCGATAATGGATATACAGGGACAACAGGGACAACAGGAATGACCGGATGTACTGGTCCAGTAGGCCCATTGATTACCGGGTTTATGACAAGTGAGGGACTACTTACTCCAGGTGCAACTGGTTATTTTGGCGTTGAATCTTATAATATAGACTATATTAGTGCAAATGCATATATTACTATCAGTGATTTATTAAATGAAAGTGCATATTTTCAAGTATTAGACAAGATACAAACTAGTTCAACGACTGCCAATTTATTGTTATTGAATTTATCTTATTATACCTCATCTGAATGGGATTATGGATATCCATTTGCATTAGTCGGCCCTATTGGTAGAGATGGATTGACCGGCCCGACAGGATTTACTGGTTATACTGGAGCAGCTGGAATTCAAGGCATACCTGGTATGACGGGTGAAAAGGGAGATAAAGGAGACCAGGGGGATATAGGCCCTCAAGGTCCTCAGGGAGACATGGGCCCTCAAGGTCCTCAGGGAGACATGGGCCCTCAAGGTACTCAAGGAGATATGGGTCCTCAAGGTATTCAAGGCCCTACTGGTACAACGGGCACTACTGGTACAACGGGTACAACGGGTACAACGGGTGCTACGGGTACAACGGGTGCTACGGGTGCTACGGGTACTACGGGTACTACGGGTACTACAGGTACTACAGGTGCTACGGGTACTACGGGTATTACGGGTGCTACGGGTATAACGGGTACTACTGGTTATACTGGTTATACTGGAGCAACTGGTTATACGGGAGCAACTGGTTCTGCAGGTATGACTGGCCCTACTGGTATCACCGGAATGACGGGTCCTGCAGGTATTACAGGAACAACCGGGCCAGTAGGACCCTTAGTATCCGGTTCAATGGCTACTGCAGAATCTACTGGATTAGAACCTCTTCAGATAAAAGAGTATCAAATTATTGTCTCTACAACCGTATTTGCGGTATTATCTGCCGGTAATTATATTACGATTCAGACATTAGGAGATACAAGTGGATATTACTTAATTACAAATGTACGTTCAACGTCAGGGTTGTATTATATTACTATTCAAAATATAGGATATCAAAGTGCAAGATGGGCCTCAGTCGCACGATTCACATTAACAGGACCTCTTGGACCAACTGGATATAGTGGTCCAACTGGAACTATTGGTCATACAGGAATTACAGGCGCAACTGGTACTACAGGTACTACGGGTAGCACTGGTACAATAGGTGCCACGGGTGTAACCGGTAGTACTGGCTATACTGGCTATACTGGTATAGCTGGACCTACCGGAATGACAGGAGCGGATGGTGCAACTGGTATAACTGGAAAAACGGGTTATACTGGCTATACCGGTGCTACAGGTTCAATGGGCGCTACAGGTTCAATGGGCGCTACAGGTTCAACGGGTACTACAGGTATGACAGGTACTACGGGTACTACAGGTATGACAGGTACAACCGGAACAACAGGTACTACGGGTACCACAGGTACTACCGGCATGACTGGTAGTACTGGTATGACAGGTACTACAGGTACTACTGGTATAACAGGTACTACGGGTACTACTGGCATGACAGGTACTACTGGCATGACAGGTACTACTGGTATAACAGGTACAACAGGTACCACTGGTTATACAGGTACTACAGGTACTACGGGTACTACGGGTACTACCGGTACTACAGGTACAACCGGTACCACCGGTACAACCGGTACAACCGGAACAACAGGTACTACCGGTACTACGGGTACCACAGGTACTACCGGCATGACTGGTAGTACTGGTATGACAGGTACTACTGGTACTACTGGTATAACAGGTACTACGGGTACTACTGGCATGACAGGTACTACTGGCATGACAGGTACTACTGGTATAACAGGTACAACAGGTACCACTGGTTATACAGGTACTACAGGTACTACGGGTACTACGGGTACTACCGGTACTACAGGTACAACCGGTACCACCGGTACAACCGGCCATACTGGTATAACGGGTACAACGGGTACTACAGGTATGACTGGCATAACAGGTACCACAGGTACCACAGGTACTACGGGTACTACAGGTACCACAGGTACTACGGGTACCACAGGTATGACTGGTATAACTGGACATACGGGTATAACTGGAACAACTGGTACTACGGGTACTACGGGTACTACAGGTACTACCGGTACTACGGGTATAACCGGATGCACTGGACCGGTCGGCCCATTGATTACCGGTTTTATGTCAAGTTATGGAACACTTGCTCCAGGTGGAACTGGTATGTTTGAGGTTGAATCTGCAAATATTGCATACATCAGTGCAAATGCATTTATTACAATTAATGATTTACCATATGAAACTGCCTATTTCCAAGTATTAAATAAGATAACTACGAGTCCAACAACTGCGCTACTCGTGTTATTGAATTTATCTTACTATACCGAATCTGAATGGGATTCTGGATATCCATTTGCGTTAGTTGGTCCTATTGGTAGAGACGGTTTAACGGGTCCAACCGGTACTACAGGTAGAACGGGGATGACCGGTATGACCGGTATGACCGGTACAACGGGCACTACGGGTACAACGGGTACAACGGGTACAACGGGTACAACGGGTATGACTGGCACCACGGGTACAACCGGTACTACTGGTATGACAGGTTATACTGGTTATACCGGTGCTACAGGTACCACAGGTACCACAGGTACTACGGGTACTACGGGTACTACGGGTACTACGGGTACCACGGGTACTACGGGTATTACGGGTCCAACGGGATTAGGAATAACCGGTAAAACGGGCAGTACCGGTACAACAGGCACTACGGGTACAACCGGTTATACGGGTCCAACTGGCCTAGGAGCAACCGGTGAAACCGGTACTACCGGTACAACAGGTATTACTGGTCCAACCGGTCTAGGAATAACTGGTAAAACAGGTAATACAGGTACTACCGGAACTACAGGTACTACTGGCATCACTGGTACTACTGGTATGACGGGTACAACGGGTACAACGGGTATGACCGGTACTACGGGTATGACCGGTACTACAGGTATGACCGGTGCGACCGGTATGACGGGTATAACGGGTACAACAGGTACCACAGGTACTACCGGCATGACCGGTATGACTGGCATAACAGGTACCACCGGTACAACCGGTACTACAGGTATTACCGGACATACGGGTACAACGGGTATAACGGGTACTACGGGTACAACGGGTACTACGGGTAGAACTGGTACCACGGGGCATACTGGGCATACGGGTATGACAGGTCCTGTAGGACCCTTATTATCTGGATCAATGGATACCGCCGAATCGACTGGATTAGACCCTCTTGAGATAACAGAGTATCAAGTGAATATTTCTCCAAACATATTTGCTGTATTATCCGCAGGTAATTATATTACAATCAATACATTAGGTGATACAAGTGCATATTACTTGATTACAAATGTGCGATCGTCTGCTGGTTTGAATTATATTACTATTCAAAATATAGGATATCAAACTGCAAGATGGGGGTCGGGCGCACCATTCACATTAACTGGACCTCCTGGAGCTACCGGACATACAGGCCCGACTGGAAATACTGGTCATACCGGTATGACTGGTAGAACTGGTACTACTGGAACTACAGGTATGACGGGTATGACCGGTATGACCGGCATGACCGGTATCACAGGTACAACGGGTACTACAGGTATTACTGGTACCACGGGTACTACAGGTATTACCGGCACTACTGGTATGACTGGTACTACTGGTACTACTGGAACAACAGGTATGACAGGTATTACGGGAACCACAGGTACAACCGGTACAACCGGTACCACGGGTACAACAGGTACAACAGGTACAACAGGTATTACGGGTACAACAGGTACAACAGGTACTACAGGTACAACGGGTATGACTGGAACCACAGGTACTACAGGTACAACTGGTACTACTGGAACCACAGGTATGACTGGTACTACTGGTACCACGGGTACCACGGGTACTACGGGTACTACTGGTATGACAGGTATGACAGGCATTACGGGTACTACTGGTACTACTGGTACTACTGGTACTACTGGTACTACTGGTACAACGGGTATGACTGGTACAACAGGTAATACTGGTACAACGGGTATGACTGGATACACCGGCTATACAGGTAATACTGGTACAACTGGAACTACAGGTACTACCGGTACTACTGGTACTACGGGTACTACTGGTACTACGGGTACTACTGGTACTACTGGTACCACTGGCATGACAGGTACTACAGGTATGACTGGATACACCGGCTATACAGGTAATACTGGTATAACAGGTACAACGGGTACAACGGGTACAACAGGTACAACGGGTATCACAGGAACTACTGGTACTACTGGTACTACTGGAACAACTGGTACTACTGGAACAACTGGTATGACAGGTATGACTGGTGCGACAGGTACTACTGGTACTACTGGTACTACTGGTACTACTGGTACTACTGGTACTACTGGTACTACTGGAACAACTGGTATGACAGGTATGACAGGTATGACTGGATACACCGGCTATACAGGTAATACTGGTACTACTGGTATAACAGGTACAACGGGAACTACTGGTACTACTGGTACTACTGGTACTACTGGTACTACTGGAACAACTGGTATGACAGGTATGACTGGTGCGACAGGTACTACTGGTGCGACAGGTACTACTGGTACTACTGGTACTACTGGTACTACTGGTATGACTGGATACACCGGCTATACAGGTAATACAGGTACTACTGGTATAACAGGTACAACGGGTACTACTGGTACTACAGGTAATACTGGTATGACAGGTATGACAGGTATGACAGGTATGACAGGTACTACGGGTATAACGGGTACAACGGGTACTACAGGTATGACGGGTATTACAGGTACAACAGGTACTACAGGTACTACTGGTACTACTGGTACTACAGGCACAACCGGAACAACAGGAACAACAGGTATAACAGGTACTACAGGTACTACGGGTATGACAGGTACCACGGGCATGACGGGTACCACAGGTATGACGGGATACACCGGCTATACAGGTAATACTGGTATGACAGGTACTACTGGTACTACTGGTACTACTGGTACTACTGGAACAACTGGTATGACAGGTACTACTGGTATCACCGGTACCACAGGTACTACTGGAACAACTGGTATGACAGGATATACCGGTACAACAGGAACAACTGGTATGACAGGTACAACGGGTACCACTGGTATGACTGGTTATACCGGTTATACAGGTACTACTGGAACAACTGGTATGACAGGTACAACGGGTACCACTGGTATGACTGGTTATACCGGTTATACAGGTAATACTGGTACAACGGGTACTACAGGTACTACAGGAACAACTGGTATGACAGGATATACCGGTACTACGGGTATGACAGGTACAACCGGAACAACTGGTATGACAGGATATACCGGACATACCGGACATACCGGTATAGCAGGTATAACCGGTACTACTGGTGATACTGGTATGACTGGTACAACAGGTATGACAGGTACTACAGGTACGACGGGTTCCACTGGATATACAGGTACCACAGGTACAACAGGCACGACAGGTATGACGGGCGCAACAGGTATAGCTGGTACTACAGGCACTACCGGTTATACTGGTCCCACAGGTACTACTGGTACTACTGGTACTACTGGTACTACTGGTACTACAGGTGCAACCGGTACAACAGGTACAACAGGTACTACTGGAACCACAGGCACTACTGGAACCACAGGTACTACTGGTATAACTGGTACTACTGGTACTACTGGTACTACTGGAACCACAGGTACTACAGGTACTACAGGTACTACAGGTACTACAGGTACTACAGGTACTACAGGTACTACGGGTACTACAGGTGCTACGGGTACAACAGGTGCGACCGGAACAACAGGTACTACCGGAACAACGGGTACTACCGGAACAACAGGTACTACCGGAACAACAGGTACTACCGGAACAACAGGTACTACGGGTTATACTGGATATACTGGCATTACAGGTATTACGGGTACTACCGGAACGACAGGTACTACTGGTACCACAGGATATACTGGTATTACAGGTATTACGGGTACTACCGGAACAACAGGTACTACTGGTACCACAGGATATACTGGTATTACAGGTATTACGGGTACTACCGGAACAACAGGTACTACGGGTTATACCGGATACACTGGTAATACTGGTATGACTGGTACCACCGGCATAACAGGTACTACGGGTTATACCGGATACACTGGTAATACTGGTATGACTGGTACCACCGGCATAACAGGTACTACGGGTTATACAGGATATACTGGTAATACTGGTATGACTGGTACCACCGGCATAACAGGTACAACCGGAACAACTGGAACAACTGGTACAACTGGTACAACTGGAACTACTGGTACAACTGGTACAACTGGTACAACTGGAACAACTGGTATTACAGGTACTACGGGTATTACGGGTACTACGGGTACAACCGGAACAACCGGAACAACCGGAACAACTGGTATGACTGGAACAACTGGAACAACTGGTATAACAGGTACTACAGGTACTACGGGTTATACAGGATATACTGGTAATACGGGTATGACTGGTATGACTGGAACAACCGGAACAACCGGAACAACCGGAACAACCGGAACAACCGGAACAACGGGTATAACAGGTACTACGGGTACAACGGGTTATACTGGATACACTGGTAATACAGGTATGACTGGTACAACGGGTATAACCGGAACAACCGGAACAACCGGAACAACCGGAACAACCGGTACTACTGGCCATACAGGTATTACGGGTATGACAGGTATTACAGGAACAACCGGTACTACTGGCCATACAGGTATTACGGGTATGACAGGTATTACAGGAACAACCGGTACTACTGGCCATACAGGTATAACTGGTACAACGGGTATAACAGGTACTACTGGATATACCGGACCACAGGGTGTTCCTGGATTATCTAGTTCTTATTATAGATATGTTGCATCTTTGGGTTCAAATTCTCCACCGATAGGTTCCACCTATGTTGTATGGAATAATGCGATTCAAACAGATTCAACAAGTATATATATTTCAGAAACAAGTGCTGATAATATTGATATTGATGTACTTATTGGATTATTAAAACCAAATGATACTATTATTATTCAAAATGAAACACAATCTACCAACTATCAAAAATGGACAATTACTAGCGTAAATATTGGAACAGGATATGTTGAATTGGGTGTTTCACTTGACATTAGTACATATTCTTTTACAAATAATGAAAATGTTATTTTGATAACAAATCGACTTGGTGAAAAGGGACCTACCGGACATACTGGACATACTGGTCATACCGGGCATACTGGAATAACTGGACACACCGGGCGTACTGGACATACTGGACATACTGGAATGACTGGAATGACTGGGCGTACTGGTCATACCGGGCCTACTGGACCTATTGGAATCGGAGTACAAAGTGTATTTATGGATGGATTTGGTAATTTGACGATTATATATACAGATGATAGTACATCAAATGCTGGATATGTTAGAGGAGATACTGGTCCTACTGGAACTACTGGTCATAGTGGTCCTACTGGAACTGGAGTAGAAAATGCATATATTAATAGTTCTGGTAATTTAATTATTACCTATACAAATGGAGCAACTGCGGTTGCTGGATATGTACGCGGAGAAACTGGTTATACGGGTACAACGGGTACTACGGGATATACTGGAATTACGGGTACTACGGGTACAACGGGTACTACGGGATATACTGGAATTACGGGTACTACGGGATATACTGGAATTACGGGTACTACGGGATATACTGGAATTACGGGTGAAACCGGGCCTACGGGATCCACGGGTGAAACCGGACCTACCGGACCTACTGGTGAAACTGGTCCTACGGGATCCACAGGTGAAACCGGACCTACAGGATCCACAGGTGAAACCGGGCCTACGGGATCCACGGGTGAAACCGGGCCTACTGGATCCACAGGTGAAACCGGTCCTACTGGATTTACTGGTGAAACCGGTCCTACAGGATTTACTGGTGAAACCGGTCCTACGGGTTCCACAGGTGAAACCGGGCCTACGGGATCCACAGGTGAAACCGGACCTACAGGATCTACAGGTGAAACCGGGCCTACGGGTTCCACGGGTGAAACCGGGCCTACGGGATCCACAGGTGAAACCGGTCCTACTGGATTTACTGGTGAAACCGGTCCTACAGGATTTACTGGTGAAACCGGTCCTACTGGATCCACGGGTGAAACCGGACCTACTGGATCCACGGGTGAAACTGGACCTACTGGATCCACTGGTGAAACCGGTCCTACTGGATCCACGGGTGAAACCGGTCCTACAGGATTTACTGGTGAAACCGGTCCTACTGGTTATACCGGTGAAAAGGGAGATCAAGGTGATATAGGCCAACAAGGTCCCACAGGAACAACTGGTACTACGGGTCCGACTGGAAATGCGGGTCCGACTGGAAAGTTCGAGCCACTCGGCACGTCTTACGGTAGCTACATATATTGGAACAATATTGTTGAAGAATGGGCCGTCGGTTCCAATAATGTAAATATCGGCGCAAATGCGGGAGAATTCGCCCAATCGGCATCTGCGGTCGCGGTTGGAAACTATGCGGGACATACTGGACAAGGGTTAAGTTCTGTTTCCGTAGGCAACTATTCGGGAGAAGTATCTCAAGGAAATTACGCGATTGCAGTGGGTCAATATGCAGGACAAACGAGCCAAGGAACAAATTCGATTGCCATTGGTCAATTTGCGGGACAAACAAATCAAAATGAAAATACGATTGTATTGAATGCGACCGGAACCGCATTAAATACGACGTCGAGCGATGCGCTCTATATAGACCCGATTCGTAATAACACTACAAGCCGAACATTGGCACCTCTATATTATGATACTACGACAAAAGAAGTGGTTCAAGATCAGGCAATATCGAATAGTACGGGAGAACCTACTGGATATGTATTAAGAACTGAATCAGATATATCCTTCAATCCAACAACACGCGTTTTCACAATTACTCCTGTAGGCGCGAGTTTCACAGTTTGGGTAACGGGTACGAAATTCGTTAAGACAACTGCAGAAACGACCACAATAGGAACTACTACCGGACTCTATTATATCTACTACGATACAAGTGGGGTCCTGCGTAGCAAAACAACCTTTTTCACATTCAGTACCGAAGCGCCCACCGCTTATATCTATTACAACGCAACCACCCCGAGTGAAAGTATGTTATTTGACGAACAACACGGAATCACCATGGACTGGGCAACTCACGAATACTTACATAGAACTCGTGGTGCCGCGATTGCAAGTGGTTTCGATATATTCAATTTCACACTCAATTCAAGTGTAACCTTTTCCCTTACAAGCGGTTTATTCTTTGATGAAGATTTGCGAGTTGATATTACAGATTCGGGTGCAGGAGGTACGGGTATATGGGCAATGCCATTGAACCTAGTCCAATTGCCAGTTATCTATTTGGAAGGAACTACATGGCGTAAAACCTCAAATACGACAAACCCAACATATCCTTTCTTGCAGGGAACTCCAACATCGATTACATACAATAGTATTACGGGAGGTAGCGGAACACTTCTACAAACTAATAATAGAGATTTTGTTGTTATGTGGATTGCCGCAACAAATATGGTATCGACGCCGGTCATATCGATTATGGGTCAAAGTGTTTTTGTAAATTTGGCAAAAGCACAAGAACGTAAATGGAAAGACTTATATTTAACCGGATTACCAATTGTTGAAATACGCCCATTATATCAAGTTATCTATCAAGTTGGTAATGGCGCTGCACCCAATGCAACCATCGCATATGTGTCAGATATACGAGCATCGACTTCGAGCATAGCTCCGGCAACAAGCACCTTATTACCAGGAATCCCTGTATTATATAATAATGTAGTAAATGCAGATACATCTACGAGCGCAACTACGAGTGTGGTTGTTGCAGCAGTTTCAGGTGCCATATCTACAAACCCGTTAGACAAAATATTTATTTCTTATGGAATTTCATTATTATGGGAAGTGAATGGAAATTACAATACGAGTATATATCGTTCCACTTCAATAACAAATCCTTCAAACACAATCGCAGTAGGTGTAACTACCACAAATCTGATATCTGCTAGCGACCTTACATCTGCCACAAATGGTATTCAATATATGCATGCACATGCAGATCAAAATGGAGGATACAGTTCAGTATCTGCTATATATATCGATACTATACCATCCAATTCTCCTTCTGGCACTATCTATTATTACCACGCAGTTTTTTCAACACAAACTACTGGAACCGCAACTCTCAATTCTGGAAGTAATATATCCTATGTCCAAATATTTAAACTTACCAACTAATTTCGAGGAGAAAATATAACCTCATTCAATATATTTTATTACTTATTTATAGTAATAACATATAATTAACTCTACTTTGCTACTAGTCTGCTACAGAAGGCATTTTTACAGGCATGTATTTTAACACGATGTCCTTCCCAAGATATTTACTTGGAGGATAGGCATCATGATAGTGATTCACGTCAGATTGATACAAGCACGCATAATTTCCATTCTGCTTCTCTGTTATCCAAAACTCTGGCGCATTATACGATGACAAATAACATGTATCCAGCCTCTTTATATACTCTGAATTCGCCCACCAAAAGTTTCCGGAGTAATGTATCTTGGGAGATAATTGTAAATTTACTCCCACAGTACTGAACTTAGCATTCAGCGCATCCAAACACTTTGGATAATGGTATATATTGAAATAACAGAGATAATTTACCCAATCCAGTACATTCGGATTTTGTCCGTTGTGTCGAACCCCCTTCGTGTGCAAATACAGCGCGTAAAATGGCTCACTACTCTTTTTAGCATGTTCGTATAGATGGTTGATAGTAAAGGGCTCGCATAAATGTATGTTCGAATGAGTATCCATAATTTCGATTTTAGGATCGTTGTTAAGCAAGTGTATATGGCTAGACGGATCTCCCAATATACAACATTTAATTTTTTCGATTTCCGTGTATAATCCGCTGTCGTGTATTTTATATAATAGATCTCGCAACACATCGCCCCAATTATTCACACAACATATATGCAGATAGATGTATATTTTCATTTCTTCGGAATCGGGAGATTTGGATTTGTTATTATTGCCTATCGTCGAAATACGTCTAATATCTTTATCTTTCATGATATTATACACACAAGATACAATAGAACACTATGTATAAATATTTAGTAGAATTTACCGGAACCGCGTTCCTTATATATGTTATCTTGGCGACCGGCAATCCTCTTGCTATTGGCGCCGCGCTTGCCTTTATTCTCCTCGTGGGAATGGGAGTTTCCGGTGGAAACTTTAACCCTGCCGTTTCGATCGCGATGTCCGCGGCAGGTCATCTTCCCTCGAATGAATTGGTTCCCTATATCTTGGCCCAGACATTTGGTGGCCTAGTTGCACTAGAACTATACAAGCGCTTTGCTATCTAAGTAAAGTAAAATCCTGCCTAACTATTATGATTTTTTGTATTTCACATTTTATTAGACTATGTTGTGTAATAAAATATATTGATTTAGGCTTATGATGCTTATAATGCTTATAAATATACATATTATTCATATCCAAAAATTATATATGTATGTATAGATTATATATAAATGGCATCGAATCAAAGACAAACCGAAAGAAGACGAAAACAAAAGAAACAGAAAACTCAACGTAAAAGAGGCGGATATGTATGGGATACAAAAACAAAGAAACAAAAGACATCGACTATCAAATCAAAATCATTGGCAACCAAGAAAACGAAAAGCGCATATTCCATCTTGCCCAATGTTATCTATTAAACTTGTTTGATTTCATATGAACTGGATAAACGAAGATATCATATATAATCATTTGTTTATTTATGATACTATTACTATTATTACTATATCAAATATCATAGAATATATGCGGTATTTTCAACTTACACCTTTTCTCATTTAAAATGCCCATTTTATTAGGCAAAAATAAGAAAAATGTAAAATCAATAGTAAGGAGTTTCATATCATTTATTTATATATGTTTCATAATTATATAACAAACGTAAAAACTCAATATATATATATATATATATATGGAAGAGGAAAACGGACCTGATACTGGCGAAAAAGAATTAGAGCGAATCCTTTATGTCCTTAAGGAAAATGGTTATGAGTTGGAAGGCGTAAATGAAGCAGAAAATTGGAATGGACAATATGAGGCAACATTTGGGAAAGATATTAAATTTACATACGTAGACGGAGATTACATAAATGACAGCAATATAATTGTAAAAATTCAGTTTGACGAGAGATTTGACTACAAAAATATTGAAAGGGATGAAGAGGGTGATTACATATATGACGAAACGAAAGGTTACGATTTCATCCAAAATATTTACAACAAATTGTTGACAACAGGGAGAGAAATTCTTAGTCATGTAGGAACAATACCAAAAGGAGGTAAAGGCACGCGAAAAATAAAAAAGCGAGGGGCTATAAAAAAGAAAAGAACCACGCAACGCAAATACAAATAATGACCCTAATATTTTTCATGTTTTGTTGTTTTGTTATATTTATTTAGTTATATAACAAAACATATATAATACATATAGGCGTTCTAATCTCTCTCTTCATAATAATCTACATCATCATCGCCAACTCCGTAATGGTCATCATCTTCAAAATCATCAAGACCAGAAAAAATATGTATCTAAGAAAAAGGCACGAAAAATCAAGAAGAATTATTTATGAGTTCTCATATCACTTCGCAGTAAATAGGCGTTTTAAATGAGAAAAGGTGTAAATGAGAAAAGGTGTAATATTATTACGATTTTTGGAGAGCACGAAATACTGCGTATAATCCAATAATGGTTAGCGATCCAATATACAGATGTGTTAATTTTGACCAACGAGGAGCATCATCGTCGCCTGCAGCACTCATTGTATGTTGCGTATCACTTATGTCCTTGTATTTTTCCAAAATATATGAATAATTGTAATGCTCCTTGTTCTTTTTGTTTGTTTTCTTTTTGTCATCGATTTTCACTAAACTAGCATCTGCTTCTTGATTGAATTCGGTTGGATCATGTTCCGAATTTGCGACCTCGGGAGAAAAAGATTCCTTTTCTTTTCTTGGAATAGTATCCACATGGATATCCAATATTTTATATAATTTTTCCAAATCGGAAATATTCTTGGAATTAGACTTAGACATAATATCAGATATATGACTGATTATTTATATATGATTTATATATTATACAAAAACATAAAGAGATTACAGTATTTATTATAATTCACTGATTATTTAATATTATTATTTTATTATGTGTGGAATATTTGCCCTGCTAAACAATTATACAACATTCACCCCCGGATTTGTCGAAACACAGTTTGCAAAGGGAAAAGGACGCGGACCTGAGTCATCGAAACTCTCGCAATTCGGGGCAAAATCCGTGTTCGGATTTCATAGACTTGCCATTAACGGACTCAATGCGGGTGCAAATCAGCCGATTATTGATGGAGATCTTGTCCTCATTTGTAATGGAGAAATCTATAATTATCGAGAACTATACCGCTATATGAATATTGACCCCAAAACCGAATCCGACTGTGAAGTTATTATTCACTTGTATCGGAGATACGGAATTGAACACACACTCCAAATGTTAGATGGTGTATTCAGTTTCATCTTGTTGGATAATAATAGCAACAGCGACAATTATAAAATGTTTGTTGCAAGAGATCCCTATGGTGTTCGCCCTCTTTATGTACTACGGCCAAATCCGTCTGTATCAGAACTAAACCCGAGCGATGAAAAGGATAATATTATTTGTTTCGCATCGGAACTCAAGGTATTGTATCCCTTTTATCAGAATCTTGTATTCGGAGATGATAGTGTCAAAAAGCGGGGGAAAAAGAAGGTCGGAGGTGATGCCCCTTTTGCCCCCAAATATATGATTGAACAGTTTCTTCCAGGTTCAGTATCTATCTATCAACTTCCAACGAAGGTTTTTTCGTTTTGGAACCCATTAAAGATGAATGATAAATACCATTCCACGGGATTCAATTCTATCATGTATTCGAATACACCACAATACTCCGATACAGAGATTGTATTAAATATACAGCGATATTTGATTCGTTCCATTGAGAAACGGTGTTATGCTACGGAACGACCTATGGCGTGTCTATTATCGGGAGGATTAGATAGCAGTATTGTAACTGGACTTGTATGGCAATATCATATTTCTCATAATCTTCGTCCATTGGAAACATACAGTATTGGTCTTGAAAACTCAGACGACTTGATACATGCACGAATGGTTGCTAAACACTTGAATACGAAACATACTGAAGTTGTATTGAAAGAATCCGATTTCTTAAATGCAATTCCAGAGGTTATTCGCGCTATTGAGAGTTATGATACAACCTCGGTCCGCGCAAGTATTGGAAACTATTTACTCGGTAAATACATCTCACAACATAGTGATGCCAAGGTTATTTTCAATGGAGATGGATCAGATGAACTCTTTGGAGGGTATCTTTATATGTATATGGCACCCGAGTCGATCGAGTTCGATTGTGAGGTACGTCGTCTTCTTCGCGATATTCATAAATACGATGTATTGCGTTCTGACAAGTCGATTTCATCGCATGGACTCGAACCGCGGACCCCGTTCCTAGATCGCGCATTTGTCCAATATTATTTGTCGATTCCACCGCATGTCCGATTCCATACACGAAATGAGCATTGTGAGAAGTATTATTTACGGCTAGCATTTTGCGGAGAAAATTATCGGACATCGACCAATGAGGTTCTATTACCGAATGAGGTTCTCTGGCGAACAAAAGAGGCATTCAGTGATGGAGTATCCTGCAAAGAAAGATCCTTGTATCAGATTCTACAGGAGTTTGCAACAGAATGGTTTTATAAGGAGTTTTCTTCGTATATTCCGAAGATCGACAATACAGCGAATATATTTGAGCAGGTCGCGAAATTAGATCCGGTCATGAAATACGTGGGAGACCATTTGGTGCCAAAAACGGCTGAACAATATTATTACCGATGGATTTTTGAAAAAGAGTATGCCAATCAAGGAAAATTGGTCCCCTATTTTTGGATGCCGAAATATATCGAAAATGCATATGATCCGAGCGCGCGCACACTTGATATTTATAACGGTGATGATGACGAAGAAGAAGAATCCGAATTAACAAATAACAAATAAAACATAATAGAGATTTATGGGAAAAACAAAATAATATAAAATATAATTGTGTTATTTATTTATAATACAATTATATAAGGTTGAATTCATGCTCATTCCTTCAGCAGATATTATAAACATTCTTAATTTATGTAATATTAAAGTTAAGGGCGTATTTCATATTGGATCGCATGATTGCGAAGAAATTACTTTTTATAATGAATTAGGATTAACATACGATGATGTTGTATGGATAGATGCATTTCATGAAAAAGTAGAACAAGCGAAAGCATTCAATATACCAAACGTATATCATGCAACTATTTCAGACAAAGATGGAGATATTGTTCAATTTAATGTTGCGAACAATATAAAATCGTCAAGTATTCTAGAATTTGGAACCCATTTACAAGAACACCCAGACGTACATGTTGTATATTCGATTCCACAAACTACTACTACAGTGAATTCATTTTTTCGACAAAATAGCTTGGATCCAAGCTGTTATAATTTTTGGAATATAAATATACAAGGTGCTGAATTACTTGCACTTAAAGGATCGGATCATTGTATCCAATATGCGGATGCCATGTACTTGGAAGTAAATCAATCCGAAGTATATAAAGGTTGTTGTCAAATACAAGAAGTCGATCGTTTTTTGAAACAACATGGTCTCTACCGAGTACTTACCAAAATGACTACCTATGGATGGGGGGATGCGTTCTATATACGTAAAAATAAAAAGCGCTAGTATTTCATTTATGATAGTCTGCACTCGTAATATTATAATATGTTATGATATTACTAACCATGGGCTCGAATATATGTATAATATAATATTAAGTTGATTTCTTTTTATATCGAACCGTCATGGAAAAAATCCATAAGTGATTTTTTACTGAAAAGTATTTTGAAAATTTGGTTTTTGGACATTTTTAAAATGTCCAAATTTGTCTTTTTGGAAAAAAGTTTTTGAAAAAAACGTGATTTTTTCGGTTCGCTGCATTATGCAGCCAATCGCATTTTTGGAAAAATACCGGCGCTGCACAACTTTTTTTATTTTTTTGAAATCCTGGTTTTCAAAAAAGACAACATTTTGCGTAAAAAGACAACATTTTGCGCAAAAAAGACAACATTTTGCGCAAAAAAGACAACATTTTGCGCAATCCATGATCGTGCAAAAACGTGTTTTTTAGAAATGATGTCGCTGCATATTTTTTTCTTGCAGCGGAGCCGGACCAGGATTGTCCCACTATACGAGTGTTTTGAACGACCCTAGAATTCATCTCTCATTACATATTTGACCAATGACTGTATCCATGGTGTGCGTTTGTCATAACATTTTTGCATTGCATATGATTCGAGAGGGATCCCTTTATTTTTAAGTTCAACTATTTTCATGGTTATTGCGAGTTCAAAGGATGTTCCATGGATCGAACTATCCATGTATATCTTCTGCTTCTCTATAAACAGTATTTTGTCTATGTAATCCAAATCTATTTCTTGTAAAGTAAGTTTCATTTTCTGTTCTGTTATATCTTATATATTTGTATCAGTATCCTCTGTATTATTATATGTTGCTCTTATTATATTATGTTATTCAATATTATAAATATAATGACCTGTGTATGCAGCACATATTATACATACTATGTTCAGAATATGTATTTATACAGTCAGGAGTGTCCGGCTTTTTGTTATGGAAATTTTTATTAAGTGTTTTTTTATCGAAAAGTATTTTGAAAATTTGGTTTTTGGACATTTTTAAAATGTCCAATTTTACCTTTTTGGAAAAAAGTTTTTTGAAAAAAACGATTTTTTTCGGTTCGCTGCATTATGCAGCCAATCGCATTTTTGGAAAAATACCGGCGCTGCACAACTTTTTTTGGAACCCAAATTCCAAAAAGACAACATTTTGCGCAAAAAGACAACATTTTGCGTAAAAAAGACAACATTTTGCGCAAAAAAGACAACATTTTGCGCAAACCATGATGCAGTAAAAATGAGTTTTTTAGAAATGTAGTCGCTGCATAAAAAAATCTTGCAGCCAAACAAAAATATTGTATTATATACAATTATTTACAGCATACATCGTGTTGTTCTATATACATCATATATAGTACGCAGCGGACATACAGCGACGGTACATATATTTCTTGTCCAAAAAATGTCCAACATATACTAGTATTTTGAACGTGTATATTATGATTCCGATTCGTGTTTAGATACAGGATTTAAAGGCGATGTTTTGCAGATCCCGAATGATTTCCGATGCCACTGGCTTATTCCGTGGGTTCGAATACCCTCCAAATGTTTCTTGGTTCCATATCCGACATTTTTACTTAGATCATATCGAGTATCTAGCTCGGGATATTCCTTACATAATTCCCAAATCAGATCATCATGATGATTTTTAGATATAATGGATGCTGCTGCGATTCCAACGTATAAGGAATCTCCCTGTTCAATGGTTATATGAGGTATTTCCTGAATTGATTCGGTATATTCGTCAAACATACAAAAGGGCTTGAACTTGTCTCCATCTACAATAATCAGGACATCTTGAAATGGATTTAAGGTTCTTCCCTGAATTCTTTCGTTCTCCTCTAATTGTTTTAATATGGCATGAACGCACTCATGCATTCCTTTGAATACCGCCTGCAATATATTGATTTTGTCAATCTCCTCGGCATCAATTACACATATATGTTTTGCAATAACACACTCATTCTGTAAAATATACTCTGCGACTTGCTTTAGTTTCGCTTTTGAACTGAACTTTTTACTATCCTTTATATTATCCATGCAGAACTCAGTTAAATCCCGTGATAATACGACGGCACCAATACATGTTGAATAACACAGCGTCCCTCGAGCACATTCATCGATACATATTTCATATTTGTATTTATCTCCATAGTGAGGAATAAGACGGTTTATGATTTGTTTGGGCATTTCTATTGCGTTTGTTTTATTAATATATGTATTATCATAATCAATTTTATTGTATAGCAAATAGCAATAGATAAGACCATGTCAAAATAAATATATTTTTGATAACAATATAGGAAAATATTTCATATATGTATATTACAAAAATGATGATTCAATCAGTTCTTTTTGCAGTTTTTGTTGCTGGAGTGAATGCCCAGCAATTACGTGGCTCAGTTGCATACGACAATGTGTTGCAATTGAATGATGAGTATGAGTGGCGCGAGTTTAACAACTTCGCGGAGAGATTTAAGAAACGTTATGAAAATATCGATGAAATGGCCCACCGTTTCTCTATATTCCGAGAGAATCTTCGCCATATCATTCTCCATAACTCGGATTTTAACCAAACCTTCACCATGGGCGTGAATCAATTCACTGATCTAACCACAACCGAGTTCAAACGGCTCTATGTTAGTGGGATGAAGGCAGACTCCGCAATCGTAGGTAGCTATGGTTGCAAGACCTTTAGCAGTTCCGCGGCATCGGCTCCTAGCTCTATTGATTGGAGAAACAAGGGTGCGGTTACGTCCGTGAAAGACCAGGGCCAGTGCGGAAGCTGCTGGACCTTTTCATCCACTGGTGCGTCAGAGGGTGCCTGGGCGATTTCGACTGGAAAGCTTGTCGATCTTTCGGAGCAACAGCTTGTCGATTGCGCTACCGGTATTTCGTATGGCAGTCATGGATGCAGCGGAGGTCAAATGGAGGGTGCTGATAAGTACCTTATTCAAAATGGCCAGTGCTCCCTTGCGTCATATCCTTATACCGCCAAGGATGGCAGCTGCCAGAAGTGCAGCCCCGTTGCCCACTTCTCTAGCTGCTCTGACGTTACCCCCAATGACCAGGTATCGTTGAAGGGCGCCGTTGCTCAACAGCCCGTTTCCGTCGCGATCGATGCGGACACTCGTTATTTCCAGTCCTACAAGTCGGGCATCTTGACCGATGCCTCCTGTGGTACCAAGTTGGACCACGGTGTTTTGGCAGTGGGCTACGGCTCTGAGAACGGCCAGAAATACTGGATTGTGAAGAATTCATGGGGCAATACATGGGGCGAAGCCGGATATGTTCGCATTGCTAGATCTGAGAGCACCAATGACCCTGGTATTTGCGGTATTGCCATCCAGCCCTCCTTTATTAGCGTGTAAATAAGTAGGTGTGGTATGTGTTGTATAATATTTATTTTCTTACCAAAATTGGTAATAAAATGAAATGTAGTGAATGGTATATAATATATTTATATTTTTTTGATTTGATATACATGTATATTATATAGAATACGAATATTTTCGTCTCATAGAATATAACATTTTTATATAAATATATGAATATCAAAATAACACCTCTAATACTGTTTTTATTTTTGCTACTTGTGTTAGTGGTATCTATAGTATTTAGTAGATATTTACCAGCAAAAGAGGGATTTATTTCCTTTGCAAATGATAAATCGCATTTAGCCCGTGTTTATATTCCTCAATATTCATCGAGTGTAAGTGCATCATTTAGTCCAGTTGTTAAACTGTATGATAATGCATTTTTTGATATGAGAAACGCGAATTTGATCGAGGTCGATGGAACTGCAATGATTTCATCTTCACAAAATGGCAATGTTTCTGGAAATGTTAGTGGAAATGTTTCTGGAAATGTTAGCGGAAACGTTAGCGGAAACGTTAGCGGAAACGTAAGTGGTTCCGGTGCTATTCCTAGTATTCAATCATCCGTATCCAAAATTTATGTATTGAAGAGAGAAGAAGTCTCCTTACCTACTGAATATGGAGCTGTGCTATCTAGCAATGGTACGCCAGTTTCGGTTGATGTTCCGGAAAGTCAGATATCTACCACCTCGAATGTGTATTTATCGAAAATATATAACACTCGAGGAACCAATACGGATAAGTACCAAATATTATACATAACATGGGGAACACGAACATATATGCATATTATTCGAGTGGGCGATTCTCCCAAACATATAGCATCTTATTTGATGGGGGAAGATTCCGCGGGACATGTGAAAGTATATTCTGAATCATCGATTTCAGTAGGTCCTTATGTAGATGATGCTGAATCTAATAATGGAAAGTATCTTCCGGTTCAACTGTATGATGCAAGTGCAAATATATATCAATTGAGCAAGAGTGTTCGATATGATCAGAGAAACGGCAATTTGATTATTTTCAACAAGCAGAATAATACAGTAAAGGTGTATAATCGATCTGGCGCTGAAACTACCACCTATAGTACAGTTATGCCAACATCGGTATCTACTACCACTTTTGAACCATGGATGGTGAATGATGCAGATAGAAATATGGTTTTATACATGCCTCATCGAAGGAAAACACTTTTAGTAGTTATTCAAATGGATCCTGCCGATAGTTCCAAATTTATTTTAGGAAAAATGGCCCGTTTTAACGAAAATGGAACCATTGATTCGGCTCCTACAGTGGCACCAACGACAACCGCTCCTCCTCCAACAATACCTACGGATGGTATATTAAGCGAATACTTTAAGTGGCTGGCTTATTGGAGTACGCATGTGTTGTATGAGGATCAAAATGACGATGATTATATTCGTAAAACACAAATAGTGCCTCCAGTGTGTCCATCCTGTCCATCCTGCCCATCCTGCCCCGGTGGTGGCGGAGTATGCACAAATTGCGGCGGTAATGGTGGATGCGGCACATTAGCAAAAGATGGAAAATCAATTGTAAAGGAAGATAGAAAACCTATTACACGAGAAGATGAGAATACAAGTTCTAACAAAGAATCAAGTAAAAATATAGTGAAAGCAACCGGAAATGTTCTCCAAAATACTGTATCTACTACTGGAGATGTTCTTGAGAAGACTGTATCTACTACTGGAGATGTATTGAAATCGACGGGAGGCGAGGTATCTTCTCTTATTAAATCCGCGGGATCCGGTACGACCGACTTATTAAAGGGTACCGCATCCGGTACAGCTGACATATTGAAGGATACTGCGTCCGGAACTGCTGATTTGTTGAAATCCGCTGGAAGTGGGGCCGTTGATTTGTTGAAGTCCGCTGGAAGTGGTACGGTTGGATTACTTAAATCTACGGGATCAGGAATTTCTAGTCTTGGTGAAAACTCAAGACACTCAGATAATCGTAATTCGGGGCCAGTACAACAACAAAGGGTTATATATCCTCAGGGTTCATCACGAAGAACCGGGGAGACACAACGTGTTGCCCCCGTTGCAATGTATCAAGGTCAGCGTATGGGACCCACTGATTATTATAGTCAGTATGGCGCGTTGCAGCCAAAGGGAGATGATTTTATACCAATTACGGCTGATTTCAGTGCTTTCCGTAAGTAATAATATAAAGGGCTTTGCGTTTAAAATATCTAATACACAATATTATTGTTTATTAGAAGAGACAAATATATCATAATCATTCCATGAATTCGAATTCCAATATATCCAATATGAATGTTAATATGAATCATATTCTAGAACGCGAACATATCGCGCACCAAATTAAAAAGATTTTGTTGTCGTTCGATAGTTGCTGTAATGACCTTTCATTCAAAAAGGGAATTTATATATACGGATCTCCCGGATGCGGAAAAACACAGTTTGTCATGAATATATTGAAAGAGGTGAATTACGATATTGTGAAATATGATGCAGGAGATGTGCGCAATAAAACACTTATTGATACCATTACGAGCAATAATATGTCGAATTGCAATGTATTGCAGATGATGAAGGGCGTATCGAAGAAAATTGCGATTGTTATGGACGAAATCGATGGAATGAATAACGGCGACAAAGGCGGGATAACCTCCTTGATTAAATTGATTCGTCAGAAGAAAACGAAAAAACAGAAGTTGGAGTGCAAAACCATGAACCCCATTATTTGTATTGGCAACTATTATATCGACAAGAAAATCAAGGAACTTATCAAAGTATGCAATGTATTTGAGTTGCACACGCCGACAAACTTGCAAATGTCCCGTTTGCTACAGTCGTATGTTCCTTCCATCTATAGATCGGATTCATTTTCTGCTATATCCGACACGTTGCTGAACCATATGCAGGGAGATTTGCGAAAACTGGATTTCATACATAACCTGTATAAGAAGAAGCCGGAACTGATGACTCCGGAAAATATCCAGAAAATATTCCAGACCAAATCGTTCAATGAAGATACCAAGAAGATAACCCAGTGCTTGATTAACCAACCCATTCCTCTTGCGGAACATAACACTTTTATGAATGAGACGGACCGGACGACGGTCGCCCTTTTGTGGCACGAGAATATTGTGGATATGCTGGGAAAAGTACCGAAATCGAAATCGTTTCCATTTTATTTAGATATCTTGGACAACATGTGTTTTGCGGATTACACGGATAGGATAACCTTTCAGAACCAGATATGGCAGTTTAATGAAATGAGCTCGTTAATAAAGACATTTTATAATAACAAGTTTTATCATGATGCATTTCCGGCACACGAGGGGAAATTCGATCCTGAGGAGGTGCGATTCACGAAGGTGCTAACAAAGTACTCGACGGAATACAACAATTTGCTTTTCATTTATAATTTGTGCCAGGAACTGGATATGGACAAGAAAGACCTGATTTCCTTTTTCCAGGAACTCCGATTGTATTACGGCAAGGATTTTCTGAACAATATTGAGATGTTGCATGAGGTGGAAAAAATATTCGAAAATCATAACATAAGCAAACTGGACATCAAGCGCATGTATCGATATTTAGACAAAAACGTGAAGAAAGACGTTGTCGTGGAAGATGATTCTATGTCAGAGGAAGATGAATAAATCTATGTTATTATATCATATATTTGATAATGGCAAATAATTATAAGTATAATGGTTATCCTATTATACAATGCGGAACATTTTCAAGTCCAGGTAATAGTAATGGTGTGAATGTTACATTTCCGTCAGCATTTAGAACTAATAATGTATATATTATTGCAAATACAATAGGTTATACTAATTATTTTATTGTGACTCCCTATATTCATAATAAGTCAAGTACTGGATTTACTGCAAATACAACTTATAAGGATGGAAGAAATGGTCAGAGGGGTGGAGGTTATTGGAATGGTACAAATAACTATATTGCAATATCAGAAGATTATTTATATTATACATCTATATTGAAGCCTTTTATATTAGGATCAAATATAACCGGTGAAGGAACTATAACATATCCAAGTAGTGGTTTCAGTAGTAGTAGTTCATTTATTTGTGCGATTGCATCAGCCAATATATTGCAACAAAATGTTGCATACTGTGTATATAACGAATCTGGTACTCAGTGTACATTGAATTCAACATTAAAAGATGCTAGAGCGGGTGAGGATGGTGGAGGAAATTGGACTGGTGCAGGTAACTATATTGCAATTGAATCAAATTTTGAAACTAAATTTAATTATAAAGGTTCTCCGATTGTGCAATGTGGAGAATTTACTACAAATCAAACTACAACTACCGGTGATGGGACATATACAAATTCCGGTACTGCAAATGTAACTTTTCCAAACCCATTTCCTACTGGTAGTAGTGTATTTGTATGTGCTATACCGAATCAGGATCTTGGAGTTTTTTTAGCTTCAATAACCATAGATAATATATCAATAAACGGATTCAAAGCTGTATCATTTCAAAAAAATAGCAATAATGGACAATCAAATGGAGGAGCATTAAATGCATTATGTAATTATATTGCAGTATGTATTTTATAATAATATATTTCATTCATTGGAGTATATTGTTATTTAGGGACAAATTTGTTTATTAATTTATTAATTATGAAAATATAATAATTCAAACCAATTTATTTTAGGGATTTCCTCAAAATTATTTTCTTTTTGTAGTGTATAACTAACCAAAAAAATGGCTGGTGGTCTTATGCAACTCGTCGCCTATGGCGCCCAAGATGTGTTCCTTACCGGAACCCCCGAGATTACTTACTGGAAGGTGTCTTACAGACGCCACACAAACTTCGCGATGGAGAGTATCGAGCAGACATTCTCCGGTCAGGCTGATTTCGGTCGCCGTGTTACCTGCACTATCAGCAGAAACGGTGATCTTGCCTACCGCACCTACCTCCAGGTTACTCTCCCCGAGATTAACCAGGCCCTCGGCAACGGTGGTGATGTCTATGCCCGCTGGCTCGACTTCCCCGGTGAGCAGCTCATTGCTCAAGTCGAGGTTGAGATCGGTGGTCAGCGCATCGATCGCCAATACGGTGATTGGATGC